ATCTATGCGCATATTGTGGCTGTAGGTGCCCCGGTGGAACCGCCTAATGTTCTTGGGGTCCTTGGCATCCTGGTCGTAAATCATCACCTCGTGCCCGTCGTCGTTGAGCTTGGTAAGATGTTTTTGGATAGCATGCACCGGAAGGCCGCACATGTAGGGATTGTCCGCGGACAAAGGTTGTTTACCACTCTTTTTGGTCAGATGAATACCCAAAACTTTACTGAGCTTCTTGGCCGACCCGTTTCCCTCCTCATCCCCGTACGCCTCGTAAAACCCTCCTACTTGCATGAGGAGGAGAACCTCGGGGTTCTCTCGCCAAATCTCAAAATAATTTTCGAGGAGGGGAGCCATTCCTTCACTTTGTTTTTCTTAAACATGTTCCAATGTTTAAGCTTGTTTATCCATATATTTTTTGTAAAAAAAAATATAATTAAAGTCTTGAATAATCTTATAATCTTATGGAACGTACTGGTAATGACCGTGCTCGTCACATCTCGCGTATTCCTTTTTTATCAGATTTTCAAGGACCTGTTGCAGACGTGCAGAAGACACGACCGACGTCCGTGGATTCTCGTTGACCGTTTCCAAAAGGTCATGGAGGGAAAAGGACCCACCTTTTTTGAGACTCCGGACTACAAACGCTTCCAAAAACAAAATCTCGTCAAGAGACGACGAGGAAGCGGACAACGGTAAAACCTTTTCAGCCAAAAACTGCGGGAGCGCATAGTCCGCGCCTCTTGTATTTTTTATATCCGTTTCTCGCAACGAGACAACGTCGCTGTCTTTGATGGCGTTGGTGTTATTCTTCTCCCCCACCACACAACGGACACAACGGTCCAGGAGTGGTTGGTGTTTATGAAAGACAAGAGAGTGGACAATGCCACGCACGTACACGGACGCCCATCCCAGACGTGTGCAGAGGTCACCGATTCGGACCGGGCCCTGTTTCTCCACCACGCGCAGTACCATGAGATGCACCAAAGACATGGTGGCACCTCCGACCAATTCCACGGAGCTCTGCCAGTCCAGCCACTGGAGCTTGCGAAACGGATAGGTCTCCCGGTAGGTTTTTAGGAACTCTTCCTTGAAAACCCGTGTTTCCGCGCATTCAATCTCGTCCGCGGGTAGGGACCCGACAAAAATATTCCTGCAGAGATAGGTTCGAAAACGGGGTCCATGATACAAAAGACTCTCGGAGAGGTCGTGTACCAATGACGACAACGACCATGACACCCTCTCGTTCGCCCCACGAATTTTTCCGAGGAGGTTCCTCGCTTCTCTCAATGCCTTTCCGTCGTGACGACGGTTCCAGACATGGAGCACGAGCGCATTGACCACCTCGTCGAGACTCTCTCCACCGTACTGGAACAGGAATAGTAGTAGACGATTTCGGTTCTCGTACAGCGTTCTTGCGAGCACCGTCGCGTGTAGCCGTACTTGACGCTGAAAGCTTTGGATGACCGCTTTCCGGACGCCGTTACCCGTTACATCGCATTCTTCCACAAACTTTGCGAAAAGCGTGACGGCCTCCCACGGATTTTTCTCCCACCGTGCAGAAACCATGCCTTCCCATTCCTCGAGGAAAGAAGGACGGTACATGACCAACCCTCTCAACACATGACGGAAATCCAACACCTCGGGAAGCAGGGGGATAAAGGTGCAACGACCCGTCACGTCCTCGAGAATATCCGTGTAAAAGGACGTGGTCTGGGGAAGAAGGGAGCAAAGGTCGTATTCCCTCTGGAGCACCTTTTCCGCAACGGCCATGTCCGAAAAAAACAGATTGGGGTCTCGTTGGTTCCGGTAAAACAAAAAGAACGTGGTTTTCCATAAACGCAGTAACCACATTTCTTGGTTTTCCAAGCGATACCATGTAAAAAGAAGAAGGAGTAAGTCCATCACTGGAAAAAGAGAGGTCATGTTGGGGTGCCTGCGGAATTCCAACAGGTCGTCCCCTGTCTGTAACAACAAGCGCGCAATGTGCATGTCGACGTATTCCTCAAAAAACAATGTTTTTGCCACGATTTCCAAGGATACGTATTCCTCGGGACAAACAAAGTAGAAATGCTTTTCTAGCATTTTCAGTGTTAACGACCATTCTTTTGCATAGTCCATATATCCAAGATACTGCGTTAAAAAATCGGCCGTCCCACCATAGGAATGGCCGGGAAATCGTTGTCGAAGCACGGACAACCGCCATTCGTGGTACTCTTGGTACCTACACGAAAAAAGGGCCATGGTCAGATTTTCTTTCATCACGGGAAACTGGAGGAGACGGTCCAACGACCGGGACAACGGGTCCAGTTTTTTTGCGCGCGCCCGTAATTGTAATAGTTGGGACATGTTTTTTAGCTCTATTTGAAAACTATGAACAAATTTTTTAAAGGTCACTTTTTGTTTTTACTTTTGTGATAGCCCTTGGACACGGAGGGTCGGAGGGATATTCCGTGGACCTTGGCGTGGTTCATTGTAGAGGATACGTCGTATCAGAAAATTCCCGGGGTCCGGGACCCGGTGCACGATTAGATGTGTGTTTTTCCGGATGGTTCCATTCTCGTCGTAAAATTCTCTAGTGTTCGATGACCCGGCATCAAAAAGCGCGTAATCAAACGCCTGGTTCCATAGTTTCTGGATGGAGGGAGGGGAGGACATACGGCTCCTCAAAATATTCCGTTTCACCTCGAGCACGCCGATGGTATCCCCGTCCTCAAACTCGATCACGTGCCACGCATCCGGATGGCCCTTGTGTCGCCAATACACCTTTGCAGTCATTTCTTTTTTCTTTTTATCAAAAAAAAAGGAAAAAAAAATCAAATTACCTGTAAAAAAAAATGCCTCCTTACGAGTACATTGACGAAAGACTGGATGAAGAATGGAACCAGTATGTTGATCTTCTTTCTAAAAACACAAATAATCGATTTTCTGTGAAACGGACAATACGAGGATCACAGAATATCGTAGATGTAGAATATGATAATTGGAAGCAAGTAAAAAAATCCAATCATAATTTTCTTTCCAAGATTCCGTTTGTCGACGGAATATACCTTTACTCACAACAGAAAAAACAGTTAAAAAAAGACAATGAAATGGCGATTAAACTCTCCCAATTGTATGGAAAAGATGCGGATTTCTTGTACAATTGGGGTTCAAAAGGTACGCATAGAACTATGAATAACGCATCCACAGACTTGAACGTTTCTTTGGGATTCAATATCTTTGTAACTGCTCTCACCATAGGTACATCGGCTTTTTATTTGAAAAAAAGCGTAACGTCTATTCTAGAAAACAGAATGGCAAATTCGACAAGAAAGGCTCAATTATTAGGGAGAACAATAAAAGAGGATACGTATGCATCGCGAAGAGGACTATCTGCCTTGTTTGGGCGCCGGTCTGCAAACGTTCTTCAAGGGGCTGCTGCCGAGACCGAGGGTTTGGGAAGTGGTGTGGAACTTTCGACTACATCAACAATGGATGGAGTGGATGAGAACACGCATTTACTAGCGGGTCATCAAAACCAGGGAAAAGTGCGACAACGCAGTTTTTTACAGCAATTTAGAGGGGGGTATTTGAATAAGGGAGTACCTTCTTCCTCTTCCTCTAGCACTGCGTCGATAGAGATGGGAAAAGTACAACAACGTGCATCTATAGGGTGGGTTAGAAAGCAAAGAGAACGGTTTGGTTGTGATACGGGAATCAATTTTGTGGAAATGTATAAAGCCCGCTTTGGTAATCCACCACCTCAACGTCTCGACTACGACAAGGCGTGGAAATTTATAACCGATAGGGAGGAGAAAGGAGGTCTTGGTTTTGAAACTCTAGGTCACACGGACCATCCAAAACTATGGCATCCAAAATTTCAAGAACCTCCACCAAAAGTCACAAAGGTAGAATGTGCGGCACAGTTTGAGAACAGGCATATTAAAAATGGTAAAGCCGTCCCCGTAGACATGATACGTTGGATTCGAGACAATCAAGAACTGTTTGGGAACGATGTGGTTCGATAACAAAGGATTCCCGAATATTCACGATAAATTGAAATTGTATCGTCGAAAACAATTTTGTTTTTTTATCAGACATAAAACAAAATGAGATGCTCTGGTGTTTTCAAGGCCCTCGCGTTTTCATTATCATTATCCTTAAACCCGCGAGAAAAAATTCAGAATATCTGTCTGCATGGAAGCCATATTGCCTATTATAATTACATGTCCAAACGTGTCCTCTACGGAAGGCTTCGACGGAATGACACCGACGTGGACCTTGTGGATGTGTTTTCTCGACCGACTCCCCACGTTTCGTGTCTCGACATGATTTGCAAAGACGACCACACTGCACTCGTTGCCATGGCCCGTTACCATCACCGAGAAAATAAGCACCGCGTCGAGCTCGCCGAAATCGACTCTCGGACCTTTGTTGTTCGTGCGTACCCGTTTCCTTGTGTGGAGACATTTCCAATGCCGGTGCGTTCCTGTACCTTTGTTCACCTCGAACAGGGTTTAGCGCTTGTGTGCTGGTCCATTGATGGCATACGGACCACCCACCTCCTAGGGTCGTCGGAATGGGTGTCGGAGCGTTTCCCTTTCCGTGTCCACCACGTAACTTTTTCGGAGAATACCCTCGGGGTTCTGGACCAAAACAACGTGTTCCATCTTTTTCATCCCGACGGGACGTACCGCAACAAAACCATCGAGACGGTGTCTCCTCGCACCACCATTACGGCGTGTTACTTCTCCCTCTCCTCGCGAAAACTGGCCGTTTGCTTCTCGGACGGCACCTTACGTATCTATGGCGCGCATCGTGTTCCGTACACGCGCCGGTTCCACGGCACCATCCGCTGTGTGTACGCCGATACGAAGCGCTTTCTCCTCTTTTTTGAAGACGGGAATGGTCTGGTGGGAGACATGGACGTTTCCCTTTCCATTTTGGAGAATTGGTACAATGTGTGCGACCCCGGGTGCATGGAACGCGTCGCGGTAAAGATTCCCTACGTGGTATTGGACGCCGACCGCGAAGGGCTCGTCTTGCGACGGTGCCTCGTGAAACCCTCTCGGTGGATACGACCCAGCGATGACGACGAGGAAGAGGATGCGTTCCTTACGCAGTAGTAGCTTAAACACTTGTCTCCACGTAAACCAAAAAAATAATGGAGCTCAAGATCCGAGAACTCGACGTGGACATTATCCCTCCCAACCTCACGACCATGACACGACCAGAGCAGGGCGGTTCCAAGATTGTCATCATCGGGAAACCAGGAACGGGAAAATGCTTTGCGCGAGACACGCTGATTCTGATGCACGATTTTTCGGTCCGTAAGGTCCAGGACGTGGTGGTGGGGGACAAGGTGTTTGGGGACGACGGTACCCCCCGAACCGTGTTATCGCTGGGAAGAGGCAGGGACAAAATGTACAAGGTGCACCAGCATCCCTACGGCACAAATTACGTGGTCAACTCCGAACATATCCTCTGCCTGAAATCTTTCGAGGATAATAATGTTCTTGAAATTCAGTGTAAAGACGTCGTCCAAGACACTTCTATTCTCCAACAATACGGGGGCTACGCCTGGAAAGGAATCTTTCGTGGCGTGCTTCCTGCTGGGTGTGGTACCGCGGAATGCTGTCGCCGTCTCCAACGGCCCTATTTTGCTTCCAATAAAAATAACGAGGACGCCGTTCCCCTCGAATTTTTATGGACGGGCGTTTCCGCCGTGTACCCCATCACCCTATCTTTGGCGTCGGAAGACGACGATTTCTTTGGCTTTGAGTTGGACGGGAATGGTCGGTTCTGTCTGGGGGATGGGACCGTCACCCATAATACGACGCTCATCACGTCTCTCCTGTACGAGAAACGTCACATCTTTCCCGTGGCCCTCATCATGTCCGGGACCGAGGACAGCAACGGGCACTACAAGCGCATCGTTCCTTCGAGTTTTGTGTTTAACAAGCTCAACGAAAAAAAGATTGAGGACTTTGTGATTCGACAAAAGGCCGCCAAGAAACACATCGCAAATCCATGGGCCGTGCTTTTGTTGGATGATTGCACCGACGACCCCAAGCTTTTTAACAAGTCCCTTTTCCAAGGACTATATAAAAATGGTCGACATTGGAAAATGTGGTTCATCCTTTCCCTGCAGTACTGTATGGACATCAAGCCAGTAATCCGGACCAATGTGGATGGGGTGTTCATTTTGAGGGAGAGTAATTTGCGGAACCGCAAGTCCCTCTGGGAAAATTATGCGGGTGTGGTGCCGGATTTCAGCATGTTTTGTAGCATCATGGACCAGATTACCGACAATTATACCGCCCTTTATATCCATAACGCGACCACCTCCAACACCCTGGAAGACTGCCTGTTCTGGTACAAGGCCAAGGAGGTGCCCAAGGAGTTCCGGTTCGGGTCGAGGGACCTGTGGAAGTTTCACTATAACCGGTACGACAGCCGGTACTCGGACCCGTTTGTTTAAAGGTGATAGTGTTGTCCATTTTCGTCATTGTAAAATGTGATAGATGAGGTAGAATCCCAGCATCACAACATTTTACAAAGCTAGCGATATTGGGATTCCCAGCTTCGCAATGCTCCTCTCACAACCACAATGTACGTAAGGGGATTTATCATTTTGTGAAACGATAAATCCCTTGTCACAAAATGGGAGAAAGGTGTACAGTTTCGGACTTGAGAAAATTTTTATTTGTGTTATGGTGATATATTCTAAATTATTAATTTTATCAACTTTCGTTATATTTATCAAGTGAATCAGTCGCAACAACGTGGTAATGGAGATGGAAAAATTCGACAATGGTATGACAAGTATGAATAAGGTCGCTTAACAACACCTCTGTGACAACCTCATGATTTTGTTCCAATTTCTTGTACTGGAAACGCTTGAGCATGTTCTGTTCAATAAGAAAGGCATCGGAAGAGTAGACAATATGACAGACCCTTGCGGATGGATTTCCGGTACGGTAGGCGCGAAGTCGAATATTGATGTCAATGCCTTCGTATCCGAGCTTAAAGTCGGTGTCATTGACACGAATAATGTAGAAGCACGACCCCTTCTCGAACTTGTAATAGTCGCGCCGTTGTAGGATGGATTTATGCTTGATTTCAAGCTTTTTTATCTGCTCCTCCTTGTTTTGCAGTTGTTTGTCTTTTTTCTGTATCTCCATCTGCATTTCGATGAGCTGGGCGTTGGTCATTATTTGGTCTCTATGAGCATCCCCTGTAGTAACAATTTGACGCACCCAGCGACAGACTCTAACAAGGAATTCGGGCGAAATCCACTGGGCTAACTGAACCGCAAGGTCAGGATGAACCCATGAGCCTTGTGAATATTGGCTAGAGTTGCCTTTTTTAGAGTCTACTAAATCTATCACTGGAATACCCACGTCTTGTGAAATAATGTCTAGCAAGGACTTCGTGCTACTCAAACGATACCAGTCAAAGAAATTTTTATTTCCAGCCTTGCACAGCATCGTCGCGTTGATGTAGCAATCGCTTTTACGGGCTTGAATCGTCAGACCGTTCATCACTAAATCTTCCACTCTTTTATCAGCAACACCAAGTTGCAGTTCCTCGACCGCCCTCTCTTTCTCACGTTCCTCTTCCCGCGCCTCCAACGCCTGATTCACCAAACCAAAGAGGTCGTTCTTGGGAATCTTTTGTTCGAATTTGAGGCCCAGCTTTCGCGCCACCATGGTCAGCTGGTCCTTGTTGAACCTATCGACATCCAACGCACGGTTCGTCATGGGCTTCATCTCCTCCACCAGCGTGTCAAGGTTGTCGATGAATTGTTGACGCTTCTCGTTCTTGTGGACAACCGGTTTTTCCTGGCACGCTCCACACGCCGAATGGGGCTCGATGACAAATGTACCGCAACCTTCTCGGCATTTATCGGGGGAAAGGAGTGCCCGGAAATGCTGGACCATGTTATGGACCATAGTCGATTTCACGTCCGACGCTTTCCGACCCACCTGGTAATGGGCGACCAACAGGATGAGCGTGTCCTTGGGAATGTGTTCCAGGTACACCTCGAGCTGTTCCATGTTGGTCTTGACCTTTTCAATGTCGGCGAGGTAGTCCGCCATCTTGTCCCGGTTGCGGGCCACCGCTTGGAGACCATGACACGACTTGCACTCCTTCCGGTTCGGCTCGTACTGAAAGAGGGGTTTTTCGTTCTTGCAGACGATGCACGCCTTGGTGACCAGCACCCCGTCGGGATGGGTCTTGTACACCACCATGGGGTCCTTGTGGAAATCTTGCAAGGAAATCTTTTGTGAGGCGACCTGCTTTTCGGCGAGATGGATGCGGTTCCTGCACGAATTGCAGAGGACGTGGACGCTGGAAAAACTGGTCTTGGGAAGGTAGTCCTGGCAGATGGCGTTGCAGAATTTCTGGCCCTCGGGCGCATTGCGGTTCTTTTCTTTCAGTGCCACGCGGTCGAGGAATCTGGGGACGTAGGCTCTATACGACATGTTCTTTTTTTATACAGTTCTCCATTTCTTTAGATAGGTTGTTATTTACAATTCTACAAGAGTTGGAAAAAAATTGATGGTAGTAAACCTTGCCTTCACCACAAAGAAAAGCAAAAACAAATGTCGTTATTGAACGAGATTGACGTGGAAAATTTAACACCGGCTCATCGTCAACACCTCTCGTCTATTTTGGACGCCCATGCCTCTATCGAGAAGGAGGATATCCTCAAAGTCCTGAAAACCCTCGATTTCTCTTCGCTCAAGGAGATTCCCCACCACGTGTTGCAGGTCGTCGAGACCATGGACATTGAACGTTTCAAGTTTGAGTTTTCCGACAAGACGTGGGTCTACAAGGAGGTCATGGAGTTTAGGAAATGGGTCACAGGAACCCCTCACTCCAAGAAATGCGCCAGCGCCGCGGAAAAAAACCGTTTCCAGTGGTTGAAATGGGCACGCGCGCATTTATGGGAATGGGACTATCAAACGTGTAGCAACGCGGCCAGTGTCGGCAATCTGGAGATGTTGAAATGGGCGCGTGAACACAACTGTCCTTGGGCGCATGACACCACCATGAATGCGGCAATGAATGGTCATTGGGAGGTGCTGGAATGGGCCCATAAGGGAGGATGTGAGTCTACCGCCGACGTCTGTACAGTTATCGCGTTTCGTGGTGACCTCCAAAGGCTTGTGTGGGCACGCGCGCAGGGATTTCCATGGTCCGAAGACACCACGACCGCAGCGGTCGATGGAGGTCATCAAGAGGTATTGGAGTATCTGTATGAGAACGAATGCCCCGGGGATGAAAGGGCGTGTGACTACGCCGCAAAACGCAACAATTTTGAGATGCTGCGGTGGTTGCATGAACACGGGTATCCCTGGGACGAAGAAACCTGTCGGTCGGCGCTGGGCAATCTTGACATGTTCCAGTGGGTGCTGGAACGCGGGTGTCCTTTTGACTATATCATCCTTATCCACAAGAGGACACCGGAAGAAGAGATTGCTGTGAATTGGGCGCGTGAAAATGGGTACATTCCTGCGGATTTTGAGAATGAAGACGATGACGATGAAGATGAGAATGAGGATGAGTCCGATAATGATGACGAGGATGAGGATGATGAAGACGATGACGATGATGATGAGAATGAGGATGAGTCCGATAATGATGACGAAGACTCTTCTGATGAGATGAACTACGATGACTAGGACGAGGATGCCAACACCGCTGTATTATTTTTGAGGTCGGATGCATTGTTTTTTTTTCGGTGAAAAAAAAAAGCTACTGACTCTATCCACAAGAAAAAGTGACCTTTATGTTTCGTTGTCCCGAAGGAAGAACGGTGAGTTTGACGGTTCCTTGTTTTTGGAGGTAAGAACCCGAAGTGGATACAATATTGGATTTGAGCTTGGTGCCCATGGGATAGAGATTGCTGGGGATGGTGTTTTCATAAAATCCGTTCCATGAAATCGTGCCTTGACCGTCGATATTGTACGTCGACGAGTTGACAATGTAGTAAAGGTCCTCTCCGGCTTGTTGAAGCGTGGAAGTGGTCACCTTGTACCCTATTTTTTGGTCGGTGGCGGAGTCATAAAGCGGGGCCTTGACGTAGGACTGGGAAGTATACTTCCCGGGTTCCGTACTGACAATCTTTGTAATAGAAGAAAATTCGGGGTCGTTCACGTCAAAGTAGAACGTCAAGACCATTTTTTTTTATTGATTTCGATTCTGTTTTCAATCAAGAAAAAAAATATTTGCCAAATTTTGAACCGACCAAAGACAACAAAAAATTGAATCCTTTGTAGACCACATAGGCACTCGGATAAAGAAAAGAATCATGAAACAACAATCACGTCTCTACACCACGCGCGCCACCCGTATCAAGGAAACTGCCGTCCTGGAACGAAGACAAGGGGGTGGTCTTGGAAGGAAACCCACGTCCCAGCTGGCGGGTAAAAAAAATCGGCGTCGTCAAGAAATGAATCGGTGGCGCAAGAAATGTTTTAAACATGAATAAATTTGTTTTTTTTTGTGAAACTATAGAAACGATAGTAAACAACGATTATTGAACATGCCTATAAAACTTTACCGGGACTTTTTTCGCGTCCTCAAGAAGATGCCGTTCAATTATCGCGAAAGCATGAAACGAGAACTCCGTCACCATTTTGAAGGGAATTCTTTGCGACAGAGTGATACGCCGATGGACATCAAGAGGGGATATCGCTTGCTACAAATGTTGAAAGACCGGTGCGTAAAGAAAAAATAGATTGGTATAAACATGAAATTTGACAAGTCATCGATATCGCCGCCACCCATAGTATTTCAAATCGTGTGGCCGATTCTCTACGCCATGATGGTCATCAGTTGCGTACTCTACGCCCTCCACGGCGGTAATGCCCTCGGTTATGGTCTTTTTGCCTTGCAACTCTTTCTCAACCTCTTGTGGATTGTTCTCTATTTTTCATTGCGATGGCGATGCGCGTCCCTTGTCGACCTCCTGTTGCTCCTCATCGCGGTCTTTGCCACGACATGGGTCTTCTTGTCGGTGTACTGGCCGGCCGGTGTTCTTCTTCTTCCTTATTTCGCATGGCTCGTGGTTGCGTTGTATCTTCTTGTTCGGAGGTAGATAATACACAATCTCCACGACCACCGAGCACGCATTTCATGTATTGGATTTCTTCGGACTGGTTGGCAATGATAGTGTCGAGGTACGGCTGGATGGTATTTGGTTTCTGGGACAGCGTCTGAATCAAAAACACGGCCATCCCGTGATGAGGAATCATCTGACGGAGATACTGGTGCTGCCCGATGAACCATTGAAATCTCGCGGCCATGAGAAAGAGCGAGCCGACGATGCCTCCGACGAGGGCTTCTTTCCATTTCCTCGTAAAAAGACCCATGAAAAAAAACATGAAACCTGTCATGATACCCACCATGTACACATCGTTGAGGGAGAAATAGACATCTCCCCAATTCGGGGACCACGTGTTCATGGTCGACATGAATCCTGCAAGGACCATGGACACGGTCATGATACCGTAATGTTCATACTGTTTCATTTTGCATTGTAAAATGCCCCCTCTTTCAATGGATTTTTCAATGGATTTTTTTTTATTGGTAATTATTAAAAAAGACAAGAATGAGTGGATGCCAGCCCTCCAGAAACAACCTCGCCGTCTACCTTCAAGGGGTTTCCATTGAACCCTCCTCCAACATCACCTCGGAATACTTTGTGACCGGTACCCTTCCTTCTTCCAATGCCGGGAAGCGTGTCTGGTCGTTTATCAGCCAAGGCAGTGTATCCACACCACCCGGGTCTGCCACGTTGACTCTCGACTACACCGAGGCGCAGAAACAATGTCCTGACATCCAGGTCTCCTTCTTGGGCCCCATCAACGGCAACCTCATTTTCTATAACGAGGTTTTTTCTGCCAAAAAATACATGTCGCTCGTGTCCACGGGTAGCGTGGCCGTCATGACCATCAAGGTGCCTCCTTCGATTATTCAGTGCAAGGGAAATGGAGTCCACCCGTATTATTTCAACGTGAACCTGAACGATGGAACGTCGGCGTTTACCTTGAATTACGACGACACCTTGTACTGGACGAGTAACTCCATTACGATTACCGATACAAGCGGTGGCGGTGGTGGGTGCTCGGGAACGTGCGGTAATTTTGTTGCCAATTACGATTCCACCACGGACCCGTCGATTCTCAACGTTTACCTGGATTCCACATACACCGTGTATACCATCACTGCCACGAACGACACCTCGGGCACTGCCACATTTATTGTCAACAATTGTAGCAGTAGCAACGAGTGTTCGACAGAAGCGTGTTTATCCGTGACAGTGACCGACGCTACCGGGTCTACTGACAGCAACGGAACGGTACCATCCCGTCAACCGCTTACCTTTTTATCGACAAGCGGTGGTGAATTTATTGCTCAACCCACTGCTCTGTCAAGTTTCATTTACGGGACAACAACATCTCCTTACGCAGTGGCAACATTGGTGGGGACCACAACATCCTCCGTCATAAATACCATGGTGGTGGGAGCGGGAGGAGCGAGCTATGCCAATGCTTCTTTTTCAGGGGGTGGTGGAGGTGGCGTTAGTTTCTCTACCTTGGATATTTCTGGAACGTCTTTCTTACAACTCAAAGCGGGAGAGGGTAGTTCTCAAAATGGTAATAACAGTCAGTATTCCGTAAACTCAAACCTTGTAGTAGGGACAAACACTTCTCCCGTAGCACTTGCTGGTGGAGGTTTAGCTAGTTATTATAGTAAAAGTAGTAAATCTGACGTAGGAGGGGATTCTGGATCGCCACAAGATTTTGCCGGAGGCACAAGTATTACAACAGACTCGTATAGTGGTGGAGGGGGTGGTTCCTACTCCGCTGCAAGCGGTTGTACACCAGGTGCGGGAATAATATGGAACGATTGCAACACGTATGGAGTAGGAGGAGGCGGATTTAATTCATGTGGAAGTACTTCGGATAGTCCCTCAACGGGAAATGGAGGAAATGCTTCTTACAATGGTGAATCTACCGATGGACAATCTGGTGTCATAGGTTTGCAGTATAACCCTGACGAAGTGCTTCTTACTCCTCTGACCTATTACGGTACGGCAACATCCAGTGGTACGCTAACGTTTACGTTTACACCAGAAATAATCACGACCACGACCACTATGTTCTACGTGCTCGTAGGAGGCGGTGGAGGTGGAGCATCGAGTTCATCGAGTGTTAGTGGGGGAGGGGGAGGAGGAGGCGCTGTTTTGGGAGGAAGCTTGGAGATACAAAATTCGACGACTACCGCCACAATCACGATTGGTGCTGGAGGAGCAAAAGGGGAAAACAGTACTGACGGGGGTAATGGGAGTAATTCTTCGATTACATATAATGATGCGACAGTGTCTGCACAGGGAGGAATCGGTGGAAATTTCGACGGTCATGGTGGAGAAAGTGGACACAGTTACGTAGGCGCTGATCCGTCGGGGTACACCGGTGGGGGTGGTGGTGGTTCCTATGCAGCAGCGACCTCTTCTTCGGGTGGTGCGGGAACAACCTCCTTTTTCTCTAGTACTGTCTACGGGACAGGAGGAAACGGAGGTTTGGTAAGTGGTGGTGAAGGAAGTACGGCAACTAGCAATACAGGAAACGGTGGAGGAGGAGGAGGATACATTTCAGGAGGTGTCTATTTCGGTGGAGCGGGTGGGTCCGGCTTTGTAGAAATCTACTACAATGCCAACGACATTAGTTTGACATTTACTCCTAGTAATTAACGTGTTACGAGAAAGAAATCCGCTTTTTTTTATTTTTGCCTACCAATAAAAAAAATACCCAACATGCAGGTTCAAAAAAAACATCTCTGGATAACGGTGACCGTCATCGCCCTCGTAATCATTCTTTTCCTTGTCATAGGCCTCGTTCTTTATTTCGTCCTGCGCCCCCATAACAAGACATCGTCAAGTGATAACGCCAGCACAAACCTCACTCTCGTGGAGGAATCGTCCACTCCTAACGACTTTCTCAATCCCACCAAATGGCGCCTTTACATCGGAAGGACGGCGTACGCCTCCCCCGCAGCGCTTACCGGTCTGGTATCGAAAGACTTTTACTGGGACACGGTCAATCTAACCTCCCTAGAACCCCTCATGACACCCGACGGCTACTACAACGGAATGTGGTTCCAGGACCCGACCAACGGCGTGCAGAGCTACCTCGTCGGCGCAGCCAATGCCGACATCCTGGTGGCGACGGACAATGCTACGGGAGGCACGGTGCTGAAATCGATGAAATTCAAGAACAATGCAGCGGCTATCCAGGCCAAGGCGCCCGAGTTCGGTATTGCCACCCTCCGTCTCGAATCACGAAAACTGCTCCGGAACGCCGTGATTGTCATCAACGCATTCAAGATTCCGTCAGGGTGTGGTGCGTGGCCCGCGTTTTGGCTGGTGGGCACTCCCAACCGGGAAATCTGGGAAACGGGGATCAACTCGGGCCATGCCTTTGATGGCGGATGGCCAGCCTTTGGCGAGGTCGATATTATCGAACAGGTCAATACCGATAGGCACACCAACCATTTTACGCTACACACCACCGCGGGGTGCACGTCGACCATGAGCACCACGTCGGGCACCGTGGAAAACAGCGATTGCAACGCCGGTGGGGCTCCTGCCTCTATCCTCGAAAAGGCGCGTCCACGCGACCCCAGCGCCCACAACGGCACCCAGGGATGCTCCATGACGGTCACTTCGGAAAACGATATGAAGAAAGGGGTGTACGTATGCCAGGTCGCCGACCAGGTCATCCGCCTATGGTTCTTCCCCGACCCCGCTACAACTCCCATCCGCGACGTCTTGACGGCCGACACCCTCGATGTGAGCACGCTGGGTCCACCGTTAGGCCAACACGTCTTGCCCGATAAGGACTGTGACCCCTCGCATTTCCAAAACCTCCGCATGGTCATCAATCTGGCGATTTGTGGCGACTGGGCCGGAAACGTCGCGTGCAATGATGGTGCGGACAAGCTTGGGATTTCTTATACAGCGGGCGGGACAAACTGTGCCACGTCGTATGGTACCCAGTTGTCCTACAGCGGGACGTCATCTCCCACCACGGTGCCCAACATCGACGTCAACAACCCGGATGACCCACGGCTCGCGGACCTGCAGTGGGTCTTGGGGTGTGTGCGTGTGTTTGAATAATTTAAGAACGTTCTCCCATAACATTAAAAAGTAAAATGCAATATTCCTACTACGCTTATTTGTTTCACCAGTTCTTGGTGATGTACAATATTTCCTACAGTACTCCCTCCATGTTTATGGAACGATTCGATGTCTTTACGACGAATATGGAGTACGTCGACCAGTTCAATGCAAAGCCAACGTCCCTAACACTTGGCATGGGTCCATTTGCGGACCAGACCCTGGACGAATTCGCGCGGTCGCGTTTGGGGCTCCTTACGGGACGCAAGCTTTTCTCCTCCGCCACCGACTTGTGCACCGAAATAGAACAAGACAGCGAAAATAATACCAATGAAAGCGTGCCACTATCCTTTCATTGGCGTGACCGTGGGGTGCTCACACCCATCAAAGACCAGGGGAGCTGTGGGAGTTGCTGGGCGTTTGCTTCCATCGAGGTCGCCGAGAGCGTCGCGGTGCTTGGGGGTTTTTTTGAAAATCCCCCCATCTTTTCCCCGAAACAGCTCGTCGACTGTTGCGAGGCCAATTTTGGGTGCTCGGGGGGCTACATCGACGCTGCCTTCCAGTACATGGTGTCGCGTGGCGTAGTGAACGAGTCTTCGTACGCTTACCTCCCGCACCAGGACACCTGTTCTCATAACGACTCGAAGGTTGTGGAATTTACTCCTCGAGGTTGTTTCCATATTGGGGCAGATACCGCGTTCACCCACCTCTCGCATTTCTTGATGGAGAAGGGACCGCTTGTGATCGCGGTCGCAGCACGCTCCTCTGTTTTCCAGTTGTATACAGGAGGGGTCATCCGCAACTGGGATTGTGGCACGGAGGTGGACCACGCGGTCCAGCTCGTGGGGTTTGGTCAAGAGGAGGACGGGTTGAAGTACTGGGTCGTGCGGAACAGCTGGGGAGAAAAATGGGGGGAAAACGGGTTTTTCCGGTTGGAACGCGCACAAGAAAACGTTGGGTGGGATATTGGAGATAAAAGCGGAACGTGCGGGATGATGGTCAGTGGCGCATGGGGTTTACACCTGTGATGATTTAGGAACCGAGTTGGAGAACAGGATTCACCGGCGCCGCCAGCTCGCCGTTAGGATTCTCGGTGGTATGCACGTTAAAGTAGAGGTGTCCGTGCTCGACAAGACTCTTAAACTCTTGTAGCGTCATATTCTTGTACGGCGCTTCAAAATCCGCCGTTGAAAACATCTGGGAGACAAGGACGCCGTCCAGGGAACGCAGTGGCGTTTTCATGGTTTTCGTCAGCCACAGAAGGATGGGTCCGTTGGTTTTCGGGTCCTTGGTGTTGTAGAAATGGATGTGGGACATGGTGATATTCTGGATATTGCGAACCGTGAGGTGGATATAAAACTCGTTTTTATTGGTAAGGAGAAGGGACGCCGCACCGGTCGCGGTAGACTTGACGAGGACGCCTCCGGGCACAGCACCGGGCGTTAGCAGAGATTCCACCAGGGTTATCCCGGTAAAGTTGCATCGACAGCCCTGACACGCACATTTTTTTTGGAGGGGTGTGTACATTTTTTTTATCCAAACAAAAAAGAAAAAAGTTTTGTGATAAAAAAAGCTTAAGTAATACCATAATAAAAAATAAACATGGTCGCTGTCGAGGTAAGCAACCGTAATTTTAATACGTTTGGTGCTCTTCTTCTCTATCTCGAATATTATCTAACTCGTCAAGGAATTCCTCACCGGCGGTACCTCTACCAGTTTGAGGACAAATGGAAAAATCTTTGTTCGGACCTGAAATGCGATGTGGTTGCCTATCCCGTGTACATTATCGACCCGCGTGTCCCTGATTATCATTTCGTGTGGAAGGAAGTGAATTTCACACTCAAAATTGAAAACCGGGACACCCAGCATCTCTACAAATCTATCGATAATCCTTCCGTCTTTGAGTCCGTGTTATCCATTCACCTCGAGATTGAGGGAGAGAGCACGGACCCCATCGACCAGTTGGTTCTGGAATCGCTAAAATACATCTCGAAATGGGAGAACCAGAACAGTTCTTCCAAAGACCTGGTGGTGTACCATTGGACCGACGATTTCTGGGACAAGCTGAATACCGTCGAAAGACGGAAAGTCGATACGATCTACCTCCCCACGTTGGAGCGTGACAGTATTGTAAAAGACCTCGACCGGTTTCTATTACCCGAGACGAAAAAGGTCTATTCGGAATTCGGTATCCCCTACCATCGTACCTATTGCCTGCACGGTCCTCCCGGTACCGGCAAATCGTCCCTCATCATGTCGCTCGTGTCCGAGTGCCAGAAAAATATAGGGGTCTTGTCGCTGTCTCGCAAGACTGATGATTTGAGCTTTGTGCGCGCGGTGAGCAGTGTTCCCAAGAACACGGTGTTGTTGCTCGAAGATATTGATTGTTTGATGGGGGAGAGGCATGACAAGTCGTCGCAAATCACGTTTAGCGCGTTACTGAACTCCCTTGACGGGGTACAGTCCAAGAACGGCCTCGTTATTTTCATCACAACCAATTACTTTTTAAAACTGGACCCCGCGTTTTGTCGCCCCGGGCGCATCGACTACGTCCTGGAATTCAAGTACACGTGCAAATCACAGGTGTACCAGATGCTCGAAAAATTTTTCCCGTCGCAGCGTGCCGATTTCGACACGTTTTACGAGGAAATCCGCCACCTCAAACTGACGACGTGCATCCTGCAAAAGTACCTCTTTGAGCGCTACCCCGACAAGAGTATTTTGAAAGGTATGGACCAGATCCGCAAGGACACGGAGCGGTGCAAGTTTGATACGACACAGGTGTGCATGTACTCGTAACGTGAAGAAAAATAAATATTGCATACTCATAGAAGAAGGACATTTATTATACCGAGTAACAATGACAACTGTTTCCAAAACGAGGATAGTGATGATGATTGATCATCACTATTTTGATGTGACCTGGAGGTCGACGAATCCTGGAAACATACCATGGCAAGGATGCCACGCGAGCCTTTGAAGAAATCAAGGGACATGGAGAAAGTATCGTCACCATGTGGTTGGAAAAAATGGAGATTTCCAGGGAAAACTATCTCACTATTTTATTCAAAAACCAAAAAATATAAATAAACGGTCGACAAAATTTACGGAGTGTGGGGACTGTGGGGACTGTGGGGACTGTGGGGACTGCAAATACCCTTTTAATAATGTTTCAGTTAACATTCGTTAAATCCCCAAGAAGTACCACAATAAAAATAGTATATGTTATTTTCAAAGGATTCGATATATTGGTATTCTTGAATCGTCGTGGCTACGTACACGTCGGTGGAAGTGGATAGGATACTTCCACTGAAACTCTGATTTTGAGAAGGGGAGGAGGTAAAACTTACATACAATTCAGGTGTCGAAATTAGTGTCTCAATAGAACTAGAACTACTACCTGTATAATATAATTTATTTTCATCAACATCCGTGATAGTAATGGTCAGACCATTAGATAGTACGGGGACGGCATACAAGACAGAAGAAGATGCAGTGGTTGCATTTTGTACTTGCCATCCTGTGGAAGCACTATATTGAAAAATATAACCATAAGGAGAAGGAATAGATGCAGATACAGAATAAGGAAGGGAGACCGTCGACGTCGTCGTCGCCCCATAATCGATAATAATGGTGGAAGGGTTGCTAAAAGAGGTAGTACTATCACTATCGAATTCAAGTCCCAAAAGAACGGTTCCCGTAGTCGTCGTGGGAAAATCGGTGATGGAAAGCACGAGATTGGCCGGTGCGTAACACGAAGAAGAGGAACTATTTCCCGCGAATTGAATGTAGCCCGTGTACACGGGATTGCCACTTGCATCATTGGAATAGGAACCGGGGTAGGAATACGTTTGACTCTCGGACCACGTGCAGTCATTCGGCCCCTCAATGATGGTCGAGGTCAACGAATTGTTGGTTGTGTAGGAAAAGCTCAATATCGCGCAAGAATAGGTTTGCCATGTTCCTTCACAGTAATAAAACGTGGTCGAGGTCGAATCGGTGATAAATACTTGCTGGTAGCTTCCTGTAGAAGGGACGAGGATACGCACGTCACTACTCGTGGAAAAATTCTGCAGTTGTAAGGAATCTCCTGATACAGGAGACGTTGCAAAAGAAATATAAATAATCGTTGAGACGTCAAAGTTGGTCACAAGTAATACTGTGAAAGCGTTGGTCTCATACAGAGTATTTCCGTTGGCGTCTAGGACCGGGTATGTCAATGTTTTTGATGGACTGATGGTGATGAAAAGAAAACCATTAGTAGTAGAGAGAGATGCGGATTGGACTTGGAGTTCGAAGATGGTAGTAGAGTAATTGAGGATAAGTTGTACGGCGTACTGTCCCGTTGAGACAAAATAAAGATCGGTCGAGGCGCTGGTATTATTGGAGGACACGGTCAGGCAAAAAGGGTTCGGTGTAGCAAGACCCACATCAAACTGAAGCCCCAAGTATGCGGTATTGGACGGTAATCCTCCCGAGGTATCGATTATAAAACTGACCGGGCCAAAACAGTCCGTAGAAGAAACGGTGGAAGACAATACCAAATACCCGCTACCGCTTTCTTCTATACTCTGCCAATAATAAGATTGACGATTGGACCAATTACAGAGCGCTCCACTGGACGTGGTGCCTTGTAGGACCTGCGTCGTATTAAGGTCGGACTGCTGAAAATCGGCGAGAACGTACGTGGAAGAAGTCGCCGTGGCGTCGTTGATGTTCACGCTGAAAGAATAGTTTTGGGGCTTGTCTCCAAAACATTCCACAATGGTCTTTGGAATCCGGAGCGTCAACACCAACACGTAGGTGCTCGTGAGCTGGTACGAGATAAATTTATTCGCCGAAAACACCTGGTTGTGCACAATAAACGTCCCGTTGAGCCTCCCGTCAAAGGTGATGTTATAGCTGGGGCAGTTCTCATGGGCCACGGTATAATCCAGCGTCAGCGTGGCCGTCAATGGACCTGTGATTTTGCCCTGGGATTGGAATTGCCACACACGACGCGTGGACGCGGAGGAGGGAAGGGAAGCGGTCACAAAATATTCCGAGGTGATGTTGACAGAAGGGATTACGGTGACACCCTGAAGGTAAACGGCCAAGTTGTTGGAGCTGATTTGGCATCCACTCGTATCGCCCATTTCGTTTCTTTCTAATAAAAGGCAAGAAAAAAAAAAAGACGGGTTGCGTAATATTCGAGCCGAATCAGCGCCTATTTAGATATTCACCTGTAACAAGCAAAGCGTCGAGGATAATCTTCATGTACTTTCAACGAATAACAAAAATTATATAATTTTATAATCTTGAATAGTCATAGTAAAGAAGAAAATGTTTACGCTCGTGATTTCTGAAGACGGTCAGGAAAAAGACTACCGTCTGTTTTGCGAGGAGAGCGATTACGCCAAGGGAGTCATTACGGAAAAGGCAAGCATGACGCTGAATTACGGCGTCGGAAACAGTTTGAGGCTCTCCACGAGTCCGTCGGGAACGTCGGGGGATTGGTCGTATTTCTCCCTCCTCGGAAAGACGCTGTCGTGGGACGTCGATTTGTCCAATGTTCCCTGCGGCCTGAACGCCACTTTTTACTCGGTATACCTGTCCCAGGGCATGGGGTACCGCGACGCGTGCGCCACGTTTTTTTCGGCGACCGAGCTCGATTTCATGGAAGCGAACCGGTACGCGTGGCACACCACAATGCACTGCGCGCCCAACGACTGTGGGGGCGCCCCTCCCATGGGATTCGGGGGAACCATCTCCGACCCCCGGTACCTTTTCCACGATTTATCAGGACAACAGACGGACCCCAAGCGGGTGTACGGCCCAGGAGAAGAATATACCATTAATACACTGATGCCTTTTCACGCGTCCATTACTTTTGGACTTGATGGCACCGGAAATCTTTCCACCACCTCTGTGAAATTAACCCAGGGTTCCAATGCGATTGGACAACAGTACGACGCCTCCAACGAGCAATACAAGGGATGGCTGGCAAAGCTTGGACAACAGATGACCTGCGACACGGGAAAGGGCAACGTGCTGGTGTGGAGTCTGTGGACGGGTGGTCTCAACTGGCTCGAGTCGCCTCCGTGCGGTAACGGGTCTAATCCGAAATGCACGGCGACCTCGTGTCAGTACACCCTCTCGAATATTTCGATTGTGTGAGCGAATAGTCTAACCAGGCTCGGGTTTATCCAGGCTTGGGTCTATCCAGGCTTGGGAATGCGCTGTACGGGATTGTCCCAGAAACCCGGGCTCTTGTAATACGGAAAGTACCAGTACTGTTTCGGGTTGGGGCTCGGCGCGGTGTCGTAGTCGCCGTACGGGTAGGCGTCGGGCAGAATGTAATTGTAATAGGGGCAGATGACACGGGGGAGCGGGCCCAGGGTGTAAAAGGGAGGTTTATCGGAATCAGATGCGTCGCGTTGCAAAATATTGCAGGGCTTGGGTAAAAGAGGGGAAGACGGGCCTCCGACGATGTCGCGTTGCGTCGTGTAGGGCTGGGAAGAGGTGGTGAAATTCATCGCCCATCCGTACACCGGTTGTAGATTATTTGGATTGGTGGACATTATTTTTATATTTAACAAAATAAAAATTTCCTATTAAAACATGAGTGTATTTACCGACCCCGAAAAAGAGTACATGTACCAGATGATTAATCGGTACTATGATTCCCCGACGCTTCTCAAACTCCGTGACGACCAGGATTTCACCATGTACGGTGTCCAGCTCCCGTGTTTTTTGCTCAACGAAAAGAGGTACCTCATCCTCTTGTGCCCTCTCGACGCGTTTTCCAAAAACAGCCGTCGGCCTATGAAGGACCTGCGGTGGATTTCGTTGCAGGCCCGCTCCCTTCATGACGAGAAGATGGCAGCACTTCCCCTGCACCACTACCAGATCAAGAGGGATAACCAGTACGCGATTCCCCTTTCGGTCTTTCATCGCTCGACCAAGGTGACCACCTACCGCATGGAGTCGTACCCGCTGGAGGTGTCGTTGTTGCACCAGCGGTCCAACGAATACGAATACCCCGGGGAGGGAACGCTCGTCTCGGCGCTGGAGACCTATCAAACAATTCTCCAGTGGGTGCCCAAAGACTAGGCATTACTTTTTCACGGCCGTCTTGAGCCCCAGCTTCTTGCGGAGGGCTTCCACGTTGTCGGCCACGTCCTGGTACCCCCACTGCCGAGCACGAACGTACGCTGCCGTGATTCCCTTTTTGTTGTAGGTGCAGGGAGGAGCGTCCTTGTTGCACACAGGAAACTTGAGGTCGCCGGGCATCATGAAACAGCTCTTGCCACACGTCTTTAAAAGCTTGCGACGCTCCGACGTCTTGTTGGGCGCCTTGACCGTCCAGGAGACGTCCGAGGTGTCGACGGAAAACGACTTTTTGGGGGTGGACACGGCATACGACCCAGGGGTGGGAGGGACAAACGCCTTGGCTTTCTTTGTGGGGCCCGTAAGGCGGATGCCCTGTTTCCGTAGAGTTTCTGCGGTCGTACCGTCCTTGTAGATCCACTTTCCGGTTTGGGGGTTCTTGACTTTGGTTCGTTCCATTTTCTTTTTGTTTGGAAAGAAAAAAAAAAAGTTTTTTCAATCGACGACAACTTACCGGAAGAGAGCGCGTACAATTTTTTTTATTCCTATCCGGAATAAAATGAGCTCAAAGTGGGTTTCGAACCCACGGCCTTTCGCTTACGAAGCGAACGCTCTGCCACTGAGCTATTCGAGCATTTTCTTTTCTTGTATTGTTTTTTAATCCTTAAATCCATTCAAAAAAAAAATGAACGGGTGGTTTAACATTGTTTAGGAAAACACAAAAACAAGATAAAATGATTCCCGTAACGATAATTGGAACGCCCATGACATTTACCATTGATGAGAAATCGGCCGCGCTAGAGCTTCCTTTTCCTTCCGAGGAATCGCTCCCGGTGTATGTCCCTGGAAAAGTGGTACAGCATACCGGAATAGGGCCCCTGCGGTGTGAGGAATTCGACGTGTCTCCCGACGACGTCAGAAAGATACAAGCCATCCGGTGCTCCATCATGGACCACAAGGCCAAGCAAGTCAAGGAGTGATGATTTATACCACAAGTCGAGTCGGGTGTTGAAGAAAAAAGTCAATACCATTCCAATCTCAATCTGCAGAGGTAAAGGCTCTACGAAAGGCCTTTATTCTCGTAAAGGGTGCCACGTTCAGGGAAAGAAGGTATGAACTTTACACTTGAATCCCTTCGACGACGCTGTCGTGCCCTTGTAAAAACGAAGATCTTCCTCGGTGATGATAATATACGAAAAGATAACGGACACCGATGGTGCCCACGAGAATAGCTGCAATAGAATTCGTGGCGACGAGGATGGGGTCGTTTTGCAGGTACCCGTACACCATCCATGATGACACCCCGCAGAAATGAATGACGAGCATGAGCGGGGAAATACCGTCAAGGGAGGAAGACCGAAGACTCTTGAACACCTGTGGTAAAAAGGACGTGGTGGTTCCTACACCTCCCATCACCCCGAACCATTTTGAAAGCATTTTTTGTTCCTAGTGCTTATTTTTTTAATTCTGGAAAAAATAAGGTTTCTCTGTCCCGATAGAGAGAGGAAAGCAACTATTTGTACCCGTATATGAATTATACAGAATGCTCGAAAACAACACGATTGGTTGCGTCCACGTACGTCAGTGTTAGATTGGTGGAATTTGCCTCGACGACAAACTGTCCAGGCACCATGGACGAAAAAAGGGTACCGGGATGAAATCGAGGCGGAGGAACGACCATGCTGACACCTCCTGCGACGACACAAGACACGTTTCCCTCTTGGATCACCTGTGCGTTGTGGTCATGCCCCGACAGGTAGAGATGAACGCCGTACTCTTGGAAGAGGGGGAGCAATACACTGCGCAGGTATGTACACACAGGGTGGGGTCCGCCCGAGGCAATCGGATAGTGACCGCACACCACTTTCCAACGGGCGTTGCTGGTCGACAACTGGTCGCGGAGCCAATTTACATGTTCTTCGCGGTGTTTACTTGCGTGATTCCGGAACGTCAGGAGACGGAACGCATCCACCCCGCACCTACGCATAACATCCACGGTAAAATCGGGTGCGAGAATGGCCGTGTCGAGACACACCATTTGCAACGTATCGTCACCCACGGGGAATTCTTCGGCGTAGTAGAAAAAAGGCATCCTCCATACCTTGTTGGAAGGCTGGAAGGTGTAGAGCACCTGGGCTGTCGCGCTAGAATGGTAGTCGTGGTTCCCGAGGATGGCGTAGAGGCGCAACGACGAAGGAAAACGTTGGACAATGTCTTGTTGCCACCGCGGGTCCTCAAGGCACGTCACCCCATCCGGGTAGAAATTGTCCCCCAGGAGCACACAGAAATCCAGCTCGTTCCGGAGGTGGTGGAGCACCGAGAGAACCCGGTCTTGGGATATCGTGGGTGAACCCCAGTCTCCCATTGCTGAAAATCGCACCTTGGATGGCGAATAGTAGGAAATCATGTTTTTTTTTGAGTGTAAAAAATGATTTGTTTAGGTATAGTAGATTGAAATTTGTAAAGAGAATGTCCGAAACCAAGGAAAACGAGAAGGAACAGCAAAGCAAACTTATGAGTACAACGGTACAACGGTGTTTTGTGTGCAAGAAAAAATCCCACGTCCTCGTCGATTGCTCCTGTGGCCAACAATTTTGTGTGAACCACCGGTACCACGAATGCGCCGTCGTCCGTCAAAAAGAACTCGAGAACCTCAAAAAGAATCTTCCCGTCGTTGTTCCGTCTAAATTAGAAAAGATTTAAAGCCTTGTAAATTCGTATCATACACACCCGGACGACAACGTGTGGTGTGGGCTCCTATAGCTCAGTCGGTCAGAGCTTCATGCTTATTACATGACGGTCACAGGTTCGAGCCCTGTTGGGAGCAATTTCCAAAAAAAATATTTGGAAATGTAATACATTTTTTACGTACTTTCGTCAAGTCAGACGTGAATCGTTCTTTAAAATGTAAAGGAAAAATTAATGTCAAACTAGGAACTGTCGTTTGTGTCGTTTGTGTTTTGCTTTTGTAGCCAGTACGCTAAATAAGTAATTGAAGAAAATACACCGATACCCGCTAACAACGCGGAGAATTTCGCTGTCCATTCTTGTTGAACTTTTATTTGGTCATATCGATTAATTTTTCCTACCACAAAAGGGTCTACAAAATTAGACCTTTGACGGTACTCCATCACGTCGCGTACGTCTAACGAGTCCACGAATCTTCGCCTCGCGAGTCCCTCATCAAACAATTCCTCTATAAACCTCTTTTCAAGAACGCAACGATAATCACTTCTATCACTTCTTGTAAGATAATCCGTAAATAGTTGATTCAATTCTCTGGTTCGTTGAGAGAGCGGGGGTACAACTTCACGAAGAACAGAGGGAGGGGGTTCTAAAAAGTCACTTACAAAAGACTTTGGCACCAAAAATTTGTTCTTAAATAAGAGTTCCTTGTTTTTGACACTGTTTAAATACCGTTCGTGACGCAATGGAAACAAGGAGTTTTGTTTTCTCGCGAGGTAAAAAGCATTTGCTTCGGGTTCTCGCGCTTCCCCAATTCTTGCGAGGGTTTCTATTTTCCGGTCGGTCCCTAGAACCATCTGTTGAAAAAACGTTTGGCTTTTCAGGTCGCTGTAACGAATAAACGGGGGAAGGTGAGATAATACCTGTTCCTCGCGGGATAAGGTAGCTACAGCTACATTTCTTGACAGCTTTATTTGTCCGCGTGGAAAGAATTTCGTCAACGCGGTGTTGTACGCATCACGGGATACGGACTTTCCAAACGTGGGGTGGAAAGTCCGCGCCAATGTGGAACGCGGGCCGTATTTTTCCAAAGGACCTAAACGACGAAACCCCACCTGCATGTCCTCCCGAATAATGGATGCACCCATGCTTCCCGCCTTGGCGAGACCTCCAAGGAGACCTCCCGCCAGCAGTATGTTACCGGCTGTTTTTCCGATAAACGCACCAATATTTTTGAGTTTTTGTGTTCCCGTAGCCCCACGGCGCAGATTCTGTATATTGTTGATGCCGAGCGTATTCGAAAGAATATTCATTTTCCTTTATTATTATAATATATGCTTATCATTTTATTTCAGCTGTTTACATGGACGGACGATTAAAAGGGCCACACTTTTCCATCATAAGGAATCCGATATATTTCCTCTTTACTTTTTTCCTCTGTCGACAACAATGTGGTGGCGTACACATCGGGAGACGGTGCCTGGAATCCTTTTAGAAATTCCGGAAAAACGGGCTTGCCCGTCCTTCGCGTGCGACAGAGCACAAAGTCGAGTTGATTTACATTTTGGAGGACGGCGGGACACACGACAAGCATCTTGGACGGATATACCGACAAGTAGTGTGTGACAACGTCATGGTAGGGAGGGTCGGTCACCACAAAGAACAGTTTGTCGACAATATTTCCGTAACGCTGTCGCCATTCCTTCTCCTCCGACAAATGGTCCGGTTGGACAAAGAGTAAGAGGTTTGGTTTCTTGGGAATCTTTTTGCGCAACAATTCGTCGTCCAACACCACATTCTTGTCTCTTTGATAAAAATAGTCGAGGTTTCTCATATGGTCCCAACCGCTGTGGTCGGCGTCCCCTCTTGTCATTTTGACACCGGTCCAGAAATCGTGGGACTGGATGTGGTAGTGGTTAAGATGGACATGCGCGGATGCCAGGTCGAGCGATTTTTTTTCGAAAAGATGCCACATGTTATACGTGTTTACGAAACGAGGTGCGAGGCCTTCCATCGTGGTGTGAGGATATTTTTGCAAGGCCTCGTCGTCGGAACGAACCGTGTGTGCGTGCAGGGTATAATATGGAGGCTTGAAAAGTGTCTTGACAAGGTTGGCGTTCTTGGCCAGAGGAAAATCATGGTCGCGATGAAGAAAGCCGTGGACGACACTTGGAGGTTGGGTCTTGTGACCGCTAGACCCAAAACTTTTCCACGGAACCACGACGGCCTTGAGGGATGGGTTCTTCACGGACTGTACCCTCAAATAATCCGAGAGGCTGGGGTAGTGTCGCGCGTACATGAATTCGTCCATGTCGAGATTTATCGCCCACGTAAAGTACGGTTCAACCCATTTTTCGAAAAGAAAGCGCGCCATTTCCGTTTGCCGGTGCTTCACAAAGGTGGAAAACAACGTGAGATTCGGGATGTTTTCAAGCGTCGAGACGTCATACCCGTCGGACGACCCATTGTCGACCAGGATAATATGGTCCGCACCTTCCTGGAAATAATGGTGGACCCATTCGAGCAGAACATGCTTTTCATTCTTGAACTGGGAGTAGACACACAACCATTGTTTTTCTTTAGGTGATGGAAAGTCGTTGGAAAACAGCAGGGTCATGTCATCCGCCGTAATCGGTAGAGGGTCGTTGAATAATTCGGACCTCTTGCTTCCGACGACCACGAGCGCGACGAGAAAGAATAGAATCACGACCAAGAGGATAATGTTGAGGAAAAGCGTCTTCATTTATTGTCACAAGAAAATAAATTGATTTGAATATTGTAGGAAATCGATTTTCCACACCTCTCCATAAACAAAGCCTTGGCAATTATTATTATTCAGACCAGCCCGTCGCCTCTGTATAAGTCAGCGATATTTCCGACATGGTCATCCGTTCCATCACAATCGGGTAGGAGTATAGTAACGGAGGAAAGTCCATGACCTTTAGATACAATTTTGTATCCTGGGATGCATTAAAAAACTTGAAATTGAATTTGACCCCGTGGCGGACATCTACGAGGAGGAACAATGGGTTTTCCATGGATGACGTCGAGGGTGGAATACCAATTACAGAAATGACTGTATCAGAGATATCAAGGAACTGAACGACGTGGTCATTCACGATGGCACTACCCTGAAAAGTGGTTGGTTTCTCAATATTGATATACATGACCCAACTGAAAAACGAGGACAAGTACAGGAGAGGAAAGGTGTTGGGTCCCAATTCCGTTTGAATCCATAGCGTATTATTATCGTCGGTGGTATAGGGATATTTAACTTCGACAAACGCTTTGGTCGGGATGGATATGTACAGTGGAGAACCATCCGCGATGAAGAAAAAACAAATTCCTTCTAAAACCAAAACAGGAACAGAATCATCGCATGTCAGAACACCTTTAGAGTATGTGAATCCGTTTCCCGATGCCTCCTTTGTGTAATCGATCGAAACGTTGCAAAAGGAAGGCGGTGGAGGTAGTGGTCCGGAGGTGGATGTCGTCGCGGGAGTCGTTGTTGGGTCTGGAGGTGACGGGTCGTACGGCGTCGACGTGGGACCAAACGCGGGGGACGTGGGTACGTCGTAGGTGACCGTGGCCAATCGTTTCCTCCACTCGAAGAAATACAAGAGGACAAAGACCACCACCATCACTGTGGCCGTTCCACCGTAGGTCCAAAGCAGTGTTTTCTTCTGGATGGTTTTTTGGTTCCGCGTCAGGTCCCAGATCACAAGGAAAATGACGACACAAAGCACGAGGTAGAAGACGAGGTGAAGGTAGTCCAGCATACTCTTGGTCGTCTGGTGGGGAACAAGGCCCGGTTTGAAGCAGATGCCAGAATTGCACGTTTCCTCGCCGGAACAATCCGAGTTAAACGCGCATTCGCAGTTCAAGAATTTACTGCATTGGGTAATGGGAAGGGGTATATTATCGATATTGGAATAGCACACCATTTTCTTTTTCTGGGTGTTGCACAGGCTACGACCCGAGAGGAGGTATGCCAGGAAAATGGCGACAAGGGCGCTCAACACCACGAGAATGCCCAGGGTCCACTTTCGCCATGTCGCCAAAGGGAATCCGCGCACCAAGGCGAGAAAGGAAGCGCCCACGAGTATCAAAAACGAGATGACCAGGGTGTAGTAGTCCAGCGAGAGCTGTTGGAGAAAGTTGTCGCCACATAGCGTCCTGTATTCCACGTCGTTGAGCTGTCCCGAGTTCTGAATCGTCTGGCTGGGGTTCTTGGACTGGATCCACGACGATACCATGGGACAGTACTGTTGGCAGTCCGTGATTCCACACCGGCTCAAAAAATCACCGAGGTTGTCGCATCGGTTGTCGAAACACATGGACGCAAAGTTGCCAAACTGGGTGGCGGAGATGGGGGCGATGTTGCTCTTCATGCAGTAACACTGTTTGGAAGAATTAAGAAACGCCTTCTCCGAGACGCCCACCGGGTCGACACAGATGTCCCTCGACGGCTCGTAGTTGATCTGACAGAGCGTGTAATAGCCCTGGAAAAAATCGTCCTTCTTGGGGAAAAGAGCCTCGAACGTTCCCTTGTCCGACGGCACAAGGGTTTTATTATAATTGTAGAACCATGCTGTTTTTTCGAGGGGAAACGCCTGGTTCCAGAAAATTTTGAGGTAGACCAAAAGCATAGGGCTCATCTCGAGGACCTCGGTTTTCAGTTCGTAATAAAGATGGTACTGCCGGTTGGTGGGCGCATCGGTGGACGGGGGAAGGATGGAGAGCTTTGACGTTCCTTCGTTGATGGAGAGGTCGAGGAGCGTCCATCGGACCTGCGACCAGTCCGCGATGAGCAGGGTGGGCATTGGTGTGTAGGGGCTACCGGTGACGACATTGTTGAACACGTCCACCTCGTTTTCGTGGAGGAGCGCCACCAATACATTTTGAAGGAGCACGGAGAGGTCCTTGGACGACTTGGACTTCCAGGTGTCGAACTGGTAGGGACTGAACCGGAATGTAAGGTAGAATTTTCCACCGGTGTACTCCGGAAGGGGCAGTTGTAGGGTCTGGTACGCCTGCGCCACCATGTCCTTGAAAAAGACGAGGTTGGTCTCCGCAAAGTCGGTCGGGGAACACATGTTGATGAGGTTGGACACGTAGGCCTGGTATTGCTGGGGGCTGTCCATGTACTTGTACTGGAAGAGGTAGAAGGAGTTGTTGGTGTTGGGGACGTTGTAGTACACCTCGTTGTAAAAGAGGTGGAGCACCGAGGTGAGGAACGAGACCACGTAGAGAGGATAAGTAAACGCCGTGGGGAGCGGTTCAGTGTGCGCATTGCTCCCCGCTGTGAGCCACGCGCTTCTCTGACCGACCATCTCCTGGGCGCTTACATCCGTGTCGGAGGAAGGGTCTTTTACGGTGACAAGAAAATTCAGTTTGGAGGACGGGTCGTACAGGTCGGAATAAAACTCGAGCGTGACATAGCCGGTATTCGGGTTCGAGGGGTCGAAATAACTGGACAGGTTATACCCGGCGGAGCTACCACGGTCGTCCTGATTCAGGACGCCAAAGAGGCACATCGAGTGCCCCTGGCATGGGTCCGTGTCACAAAAATTCGGAATGTTGTCAAACTGGTTTCGTTTACAGAGGGAAGCAGGACAGCGCGCCGCAAAGCTGTCCTTGATGCTACACTGGGTCGGTATCCACTGCGGAAACGGGGACGCATTACAGAATGCGGAACAGGTGGAGGGATAATAGGCCGCGGGAGCCACGCAGCCCTTTATCCAACAATAGGATTTCTGGGCGTCCATTTTTCCAAACAAGACCTGGTCGGGGGAATCGCATTCGGGGCACTTTTTCGCGACGTTGGCGCACACGGTACCCGACGCGAACCCGCTCTTCCAGCACGAATTACAATACTTTTTACCAGCGAAATCGCTGGGTTTGTAGAGTGCACCCTCTCTCGTGTCGCTCGAAAACAGGGCAGGAGAGATGAGGTGGATGCGTCCCATGATGGAGTTGGTGTCAAAATAGTATTGGGAAGTGTCCTTGTCATACTGTGACGAGTACTGGTTATCGATGAATAATTGATTGAGTCGGTAGATGTAGGCGTCGTGGAGAGAATCCATATCGAAATGAGATTTTATAAACCAAAAAAAAAAAATATACAGAGATAAAACAAAAAATGGGAGCTGCGTCAAGCAAAAACGTCGCCGAAAGCATCGCCAATGTCATGAACATGGTCCAGAATTCGACGATTGCATCGACAACCGGGGTCCAGAACCTCACCAACAGCATCAATCTGAATAATTGTACCATCAGACTCCAAAAGAATTTCAATGTGGACGCCATGGCCACCAATTCTCAAAAGAGTTCCCAGATCCTGTCCGCGACGCAGGACACCACGCTCACCAACACCATCCAGCAGGCCATGGTACAAGAGGCGGTCAGCAAAGTAGGTTCGCTGGGCATCGGCTACGCGTCCGCGAGCAACACGGCGTCACAGCTCTCCAACACCACCAACCAGGTGATTCAAATCATGAAGTCCTCCATCGCCCAGTACACGGATAGTTCCAATTATTTCAATTGCAACAATAGCACGATTGAGGCTGAAAACCTCAACATTTCGTTTAACAATACAAACAATTTTGTGAGTGACACGGTATTGAGCAACAATCAGACCACACAGATTACCAACACCGTTTCCCAATCGATTTCCCAGAAAGCGTCCGCTACCGTCGCCGGTATCGCCGGTTTTCTTATTGCGCTGGCGCTCCTCATTGCGGCCATCGGGTGGTCCCTCTCAAAGCCCATTGCGGCAGGAGGAAAGTCCATTGCCATTGCCATGGTGGTCGGGGTGCTTCTCCTGTTCATCGTCATCATGTACCTTTTCAAGGCACCTCCTTTCTTTGCCGACTACATTATCGTGTCGCCCAACAACCCGACGTTTGGTGCCGGAAACAACCCGGGAGGCAGGGTCGTCGAAGTCAAGAAACGCACGGTGACCATCGAGAAGGCCCCTCCTCTCCGTTACAATTTCCCGATTGTCGACCAGTCGTCCCAGAAAGGGGTGCTCACGCTGATGGCCATCTCCAAGCTGGGTGGGAACAGCATCTCCCAGCTGAACCCCATGAATTCAGGATTCAACGCCGCGACATGGTTCAAGATGGCGTTGGACGTCAATGACTATTCCACGAAAGGAAAGTGGAACGTCGACACGGTGGGGTTGTACAAAAAGGTGTTTGCAGCGTACGCAAACCCCGAACAGTACCAGCTACCCAACCTCCTCTATATCCCCACGGGGTTGCGGAAAGACAATGTATATTTTGCATTGTTCCCCGATTGTTTCTACAACAACTGTAGCCCCGCCGTAGTCTCGTTTGGTATGGGAGGAGGACAGGAAACCAATTGCAAGTGCAACTCCTTTAATAAGGGGGCGCAGTCAAGCACGATAACAAAGTGCTGCAACTCTCTCAATGTGAGCATCACAGACTGGCTCAACCGGGACGACGAGAGTGACGACACCACGTTCAAGCTTCCGGTCTACACGGCTCCCCAGAACTCGAGGATTATCGCGCAGTACAACGAGGACGCGTGGAACGCGTATCTACACCCTTCCGAAACCGTCGACCCCAACCTCCAGACCGCCAAGATTCTGTACGCGCGTTTCTGGCTGTGCTACACGCTGGGCATCCCGTGCGATGTGTACGTGCTCCCCGAAGAACCCGTCGCGGTGCTCGTCAACAACGTGATTACCGTTGGTCTCGCCTCCGAATACTCCGACCAGGCGCTCCAGTTCACGGGATTCCAGAGCCCCAACGGGTACGAGAACCCCATCCCCTCCGGTGGTCTCGTGACGGGTCAATTTGGGTACGCCGACAACAACACGTACCGGTTCAAAAAATTCATGAAAAAAGTAGGGGGTTGGCTCTTGCTTCTCCTCATCATCATGATTTGCGTCCTCATCGCCATCAAGGGCACCAAATTTTGGCCCCATAAGAAGACAACAAAGAAATCGACGTCGCCACCACAACAAAGCAAAAAGACGAGTCCACCGAAATAGATAATGCCAGGTGCAAAAAGCATAAGCACAATCGCCTACTATCGAAATTGATTTTTTTTCAAGTTTAAAAAAAAGAAAAGTACGAAGCGCCAAGGCGTATCCGTTATATAGGACACCGGAATCTTATTCAAGGTTTTTTCTTTCTTTGAAAAAACTAGAGGGCAAGAAACCCCATAAGCTCCTTAAATACGTCACGCTTCATGGTCGTCCAAATCTCGTAAAGCACCTCCTGGACGACGGTGGTATCGTCCATCTTGACCACGTCTCCTCCAGGGCGCGTTTGGTAGCCCTGTACGGTGTACAGCGTGGAGGGAAGCCTCTGGTTGCGACAGATACGCAATTTCAGGGGGTCCGAGAGGTGCAGTATAGAAAACATGTCCCGTCGGAATTCACGTTTGGCCAAAAGGCCGTCTTCGATCGCGTAGCCCTTGTAGACAAGATAGGCGCGTTCTTCTTCTTGGAGGAGATGGGCAATTTGTCGCCGAGAATCGGCGATGGCGTCCACTTCTTCGTGAAAATTGGAAAAAGGAAAAAAGGCCCCCGATGTACACATGGAGAGGGCGGTATACCCCTTGTTATCGGCCAGGATAGGGTTCGCGCCACGAGACAACAAGAGACGTACCGCGTCCACGTTTCCGTACTTGGCCGCGCTACGCAACGCGGTCACTCCATCGCGGTCCGTCGAATCTACCTGATGCGGGTCGTGTCGCAAAAGGTGTTGGAGGATATCCGTCTCCCTGTTTTTATACTGGACCGCGTATACAATCGGAGGGGTACGGAACACTCCGCTTTTTTTGACGTGATTGGCCCCGGCTTGTAGCAAGACATGGACAAGGTCGGCGCGTCTCCACTGCGTGGCGATACAGAGCGGTGTTTTGGCATCTATTGTCGTTTGCAACGTCATTTTCTTGTCCACGCCTCCACATCCTTTACCAATAAGGTAGCGGAGGACTTCCGTGGAACAGCGGTATTGGACGGCGGTCGCGATAGGAGCCTCCTCCTCCGGGTCAAGATAGGAAGGATTTTCTCTGAAAAATTCTTCGAATCTGGCAAACCGGTCGTGACCCTCCTCCAAAGGACCGTCTTGAACAAGCGTGATGAACGTTCTTGATGCGGACGGCATGGCCTTTTTTTTTCTACAGAACAAAAAAAAAGGGGTTTGGTGAGGGCACAAGACGCGTAAATGGAGTCTTTTGACGTTTTGGAAAGAAGGGGAGAAACGCGTCAGTTTTTTTCACAGTGAGGCAGGGTGAAGTTGTAGACCCCACACCTCGGGATTGTAATCGTAAAAGGGTTTTTTATTTACTCGGCCGAATAGATACTAATGGTCCTATTGCCACTGGTTGTCTTATTATTCGTGTTGTCGTACTGGAATATCACATTCCCAAATAGGTAATTGGCAAAGATCCCCGAGGCCGAATTGACGTAAGAAGATATTTTGGCGACTCTTGATCGAATAATTAAAGGGTCATTTCCCCGTACAGGGTTCTGGATTTGTTGGGTATATGTCAATGTTCCAAGGGTGTTAGTGGCAGAGCTGGCGATAATGGTAAAGTTCGCAACACGAAGACTTGTTTGTGCACCGAGTTCCGGTTTGACTTCATTACCATATATTTGGAGGGTCAGTGTGATTCCCTGCACGTTAACGTTGGGACAGGATAAAGTGTTCAAAGTCACGTTGGACGTGCCGGGAAGGGGACTGCCCGAGCCGTCCACAAAAATATTTCCAAGTATTCTGCTGTCAAAAATGTTGTACGTAAAGACGAGTGGTGACGCGGACATTTTTTTATTCCTTACTCTCTATTGTACACCAAGACAATTTTTTTACACATGGAAAAAAAAACACTTACACCACAAAACTAGAAATTGACAATCGTCGTGACGACCGGGCAGTCATAAATATTCCCGTAAAACGACGAGAAGTGATCGCGCTTCATGGGATTAAAGCGGTACAAGAAATTTTTGCCACGGATATTCCGTTTCTTGTCCACCGGATGGACCGTGTGTTCGTGCTCCTTGTAGTACTGGACAAAGTCATCGAGCTTGATGACGGGGAGAATCACCACACCCTCCCATTCCTTCCTCTTACCCGTCAGGTCAATCTCAATCACGTCCGGAAAGTACTGCTTCAGGTGGGTTCCTACGTCGGCTAGCTCGCCAGGAATCAAACTCTTGCTGTTTTCAGGGAGGACCATCATCAGTTGTAAAAACGGGTTCACGGGTTCGTGGAGCTGGAACGGACGACACTCGTAGGTTTCCAGCACCTCGGCGAAATCTGTCAGAAAAGGACCGTAAAAATAAGGAAAGAACCACGTCCAATCCGGGATGCCGTTCCTATAATAATTCAGGACCCACCTCATGCCGTCCAGGTATTCGGTGACGATGCTACGGACGGACCGGTCCGCGCCCCGAAACTTGGCCTTGTAGTAGTCTTCGCGGTACTTGTCGAAATGCACCACATTTCTCTGCTGGTGAATCCTCAAGTTCCGTAACACAAGGGGGTCGGGAAAAAACGCGTGCTGGGAATTGTACTTGGTTTCTACCAGCTCCTTTTCCCGGCTACCGAATCGCCTAAAAAAGTCAAGCACCGCCTCTTTGCGGAACACGATTTGTTGCGTCACGGGGTCCACCTTGGTCAGGTGCCCGTGGACAGCACCCACCTCTAGATAAATCTCCAGGACCATGTCCAAGGCGCCGTCCAGGATAGTCACCGTGGGAAGCGTGGGCAAAAAGTCGTTGCCCACCAGAAAGCTCATGAGGATAAAGTCCTGTAGAGCGGTCTTTGGGTCAAAGGACATTGTCGGGGTCGTCGGCACAGTAGACGTAGCCGTCGGCCACCGCATCATGCCCAGGATATTAGTTTTCAACGTGTCCAAGCGGATGTACTCGATGAAACCGTACTCGGCTTCCCGGGCGATGTACACGTTGTTGAGTGGGAGTAAAACCCCAATCATGATGAGGTCCGCGTCGAGCCCGTACACACAGATGGTTTCCGACGGATTGCCGTAAACCCGGAGGTACTGCATAATCTTGTGCTCCCCTTCCCCGGGGACCTTTTCGTTGGAAAACACCACCTCTAGTTCCTGCCACGCCTTGGAATTGGTCATCATGTTGCGGATGTACCAGTCCACGTACTTGGTGAGATGGTCCATGAGCTTGGTCCCGGGGGTAAAGGAATTCGGATTAAACCCGTTAATGTCCATGGTCAGACCGGTCTTGAACCGACGCTGGCGTTGCTGGTACATCTTCCCGCACCCCGCAACGCCGTCCACGCACAGAATCAGCTTCTTGGCCGGATTAATATCGTTTCGCAACCTCTCCATCTTGGCACAAATTTCTTTAAACAGGGCGATGTTGGTCCGGGACGTCGAAAGGCTCGTATTTTTTTGAATCAACAGAGAGGGTCCGGTGCCATACCGGTACACCTTTTGTGCACAGAGATGAAATAACCCGTTCAGGTCAATGGCCAGCGTGTCGATACGCTGGGGACACGGAGTGATACACTCCCCACACTTTTTCTTGTACCATGGATAAAAATGCTTGACACCCATAATAATAATATTTTTTTTTTAAATGTTAATGCTCTATCTTCCCCAAGATTTTCCTTAAATCACTTTTTTTTTTCAACACGAGAGGAAAAAAATTGTTCGTCTTTTCGTATTTTTAAAAGAAAAAGAAGAAAAACAAAAATGTCCGAACAAGAACCATTATTGCGTGACGATCCTAATCGATTCTGCTTGTACCCCATCCAGCACCAAGACATCTGGAAGGCGTACAAGGACCACCAAAACGCCTTGTGGCGCGCCGAGGAAATTGATTTCGCAGCTGACAAGAAGGACTGGTCCGTGCTCACCCAGGACGAAAAGTATTTTGTCGAGCATATCCTGGCCTTTTTTGCAGGAAGCGATGGTATCGTGTTGGAAAACCTCGTCAAGAATTTCTGTCAAGAAATCACCGTCCCGGAGGTTCGTTGTTTCTACGCGTTCCAGGCCGCCATGGAGAATATCCACTGCTGTTCGGGCGACACGGAGACGCTGACCGATAAGGGATGGAGACGCCTGGACGACCTCGTACAAGAACCCTCGACGAACGTGTGGAATGGCGAAGAGTTTACCCCGGTCCACGTCCAGTTTACGGGGAGACAGCCCTTGTACCGCGTACACCTGGGCATGATTGGGGTGTACGTCGACGTCACGGCGGACCATACGTGGTACCTGCTCGTGGACGGCAAGGAAACCCGTGTCAAGACGACCCAGCTCCTGACGGGGGACCACGTGTTTCCCTACACGCTCCCTCCGGTGCTCGAGGGTCCCGAGTCGCGTTTCGAGGTCCTTCGGGGGGTAGGCAAGGTGGACACGAGGGCCGTGTATATCACCATGGTGGAACCGTTGAATGGTGGCGAGCACCCCACGTTCTGTTTCCATGAGCCCAAACGGAATCGCGGGGTGTTTAATGGGGTGTTGACGGGGCAAAGCGAGACCTATTCCCTCATGATTGATACCTACGTCCAGGACCCCCAGCGCAAGCTCGAATTATTTCACGCGACGAGCGAAATCCCCTGCATCAAGAAAAAGGCGGACTGGGCGCTTCGGTGGATTCACCCAGAACAGGGTCTCGGGATGCGTCTTTTTGCCTTTGGCATCGTCGAGGGCCTCTTTTTTAGCGGAAGCTTCTGCGCCATCTTCTGGCTGAAGGAACGGGGCCTCATGATCCACGGGCTGGGAAAGAGCAACGAGTGGATCGCGAGGGACGAGAGCCTGCACACCGAGTTTGCTATCCTGTTGTTTACGCGCTACGTCCAGAACAAGCTGTCGGTGGAGGAGGCCCACGACATGATGCGCGAGGCCGTCCTTATCGAGGAAGAATTCATCTGCGAGAGCCTGCCCGTGAGCCTTATCGGGATGAATTCGGACCTGATGCGCACCTATGTGCGCTATGTGGCCGACCGGCTTCTCACCCAGTTTGGGTACCCCAAGATTTTTATGGTCGAAAACCCGTTCCCATTTATGGAAAAGATTTCGTTGGACGGCAAGACGAATTTCTTTGAACAGCGCGTGAGCGAGTATTCCTTGACCAATAAGGTGTCGAGCGACGACAAGCTGTTTGACATGGGCGGACTCGATGAGGATGATTTTTAAGCGATTGCACGATGCACATTTTTTATTTTTGAAGATAAAAAAAAAGAAGAGAATGCTCCGTGAGCGGTTGTGGAGTCAATTATCCTCTATCGATTTGTTAAAAATGACGGAAAACGTGCCGGGAGAAATGGACCTCGTCATGAGCGGTGGCGGGTTCCTGGGCTACTATCTCGTCGGGGTCGACCGTGTCCTTCGTAAATTGCAACAAGAAGAAAAACTCAAGGTGGTACGCTACGCCGGAACCAGTGTGGGCGCACTCGCCTCCATCGCCATGGTGTGCAACCTCGGGGACCACATGATTTCGTTGTACGACAACCTACAGGGGACGCCCGACTTTTTTCCAAAGATTCGCGAATATTTTACAGAAATTTTGCCCGACGACGCCTTTGTTCAATGCACGGGACGGGTCCACATCGTTATCAGCCGTGTCGAATTTTTGTGGGGCGTCCTCCCCGTGCTCCGACCCATGGTCGTTTCCGCGTTTGAAAGTAACCACGACTTGGTCGAGGCGTGTATGGCCTCGTGTTCGGTGCCCTATTTTGTGTCCTCCCAGCTCTTTTACCCCTTTCGTGGTTTCCTGTGCATGGACGGCTTTTTCACCAAGAATATCCACATCCTCGAAGGGAGCGCGAGACCCCAGCTCGTGGTCCGACTCCACCGCGTCCCGTACTCGTGGAAAAGCGTCCTTCGACCCCAAGACAATATTGTATTGCCCCTGGTTATCCAGGGCGCAATGGAAACCGAGCTTTTTTTCCACCAATCGGACGCCCGTGTGGGCGCGCTCGAATGGCATTCGTTTCCCCAAAAAAAAGTGGGTCGCCGACGGATTGTGCCCATGATTCTTCACAAGCTGCGACAGGGGATATTTTATTCCTACGGTGTGGACATAAGGCTCCGGACCGTGCTCGTAGGAGCCATTTTCCTGACGGGGTTCTGTGTCGTTCGACGAAAGCGGCTACTTCATGGGACCTAAATAATTAAATTTTTCATCTTTATTTAAGAATATAGAAAAAGTAAAGAAATGCTTCGTGGCGCAGAGGAAGCGCTGACTTGGAAGATTGTGCAAAAAAAGATTGAAATGTTTTGGAGAAATCGAATAATTTTGAAAATTGATGTTTTTAAAATTTTACGTTGTTGCATGCTAAAGAAAAAAAAATAGTATGAATTATGAAAAACTCGTTCAAGAGTTTTTGAATTATGATTGTCGATTACTTTCTAACAAAATGGAACTAGAAGGACAAAACAAAAGTATCCATCATACAAAAGTTAAGATAATAGCATCATGTGGTCACGAACACGAATGTGTCGTCAATAATTTTCTCAATCGTCGAATGGCCATACTATACAAGGACTGTTGTTTGCAAAGTGTTAAAAAAATGTATAAAGATGAACAATATATTAACTCTCATGAAACTGAATATAGCGGTTATGTTGATTTGAAAGAGATTTTAGAAAGAAATAGTTTTGAAATAGAAAAGACAAAGGAGGGATGTCGAGCAGATTTTATGATTAGAGTGAAAAATTCATCTGAAAACCGTTGGGTTGGAATTCAGCTCAAGGTTACTAGGAAAGTATCCTTCCGACGTTACACTTTTCGAAATGTGCATAAATCCTATGAATATCTATTGATATTTTGTTATTGTCTGGAAGACAAGAAACTATGGCTTATTCCATTTTCTGAAATTAAAGATTTGAAGGACAAACTAAAAATTTCTGAACGGTCAAAATACAACAAATTTCTTGTTAACAATAAGGATGATATTTATTCTATAATTCTATCTTATCGATGTCATTATATCCACTATTTAAAGGAAGAGTTAATGATTCCTACGAGCTTGTCGAATCAACTAGAACAGATGTATGTTCGGAAAAGGCATAAATATCTCCCTTTTCTTTCTTTCTCCTATCCAAATATTGAAAATGGAAAAACTGATTTTTATGTAGGTGATTTGAAATTTCAAGAAAAAATAGCAGGAAAACAACCACAAAAAAGCCATATTATTAGGTTATATGTAAATAATGGAAAAATTAATGGGAAAAAACAGTATCGAACGTATTGCCTCGGCGAGAATGATTTTTACTGGATTCATATAAAAGATACCAGTCATTTTTACGTCATTCCCGAAAGTGAATTGTACGGACGTCAGTACATTTCTGATAATAACAAATTCATGAAAAAAGTGAATATTAATGTGGCAAACAATCAAGACTGGCTTTGCTTTTATTTTTTTGACTACGGGAAACTGGATAAAGACAGATTGCAAGTTTTACTAGGAATTTAAAATGGGCCCATAACCCAAAGGTCGGTGGATCGAAACCACCCGAAGCAAGGGAATTTATATCATGATGTATATAAATTGTATTCCATCCAAAGTAACAAAATTAGGAGCGTGGTGGCTTGGTCAGCAGGCCTTTTTCCTCAAACAGGTTTTGGAGGAGGGGGCACAAATCGTTGCGCTTGACGAGCAGGAAATAGAGGAAAAAACGCACACGCGCGTCACGTTCGGTTTTTGGAACAGGGGTCGATGTGGAGAACTCTTCCCATGTTTTCTTGGTGGTTTCATTCACGGTATTCTTCTCGAAATGCTCTTCGAGTTGGGTGTGGGACGCCGTGGACAGTTCCTCGTAGGCCTTGACAAGCTTTTTAGGGCTTGTGGGTGGTGGGGCTTCCGTCGGAAAACGACCTCCGAGGCTCCACAGCATGTGCAGGAGCTCGGAGGAACGGAACGATATACAGCTCATCCCCGTCGTTTTACTCTTGAGGTCCTTGAGGAGGGCCTCGTCCTTTCGCACGTCTCGGACCTTGAACGTCCCGTCCTTGACGTAGGCGTACCGCTTGAAGGGATTATTGGTAATGTATCGCAACACAAACGCCGGGTCCTCGTGGTCTTCGGTGGTCGTATCTTCCTCCTCTTCCGCCTCTAGCGCTTCTGTGGGCGCCTCTTGTTGTTCTTCTGGAGTTTCCAAGAAGACAAATTCTCCGTCGACGACCATGGCCGGTGTCTTGTCAATCAGATAGACCCACCCGTGGGGTGGTCGCTGGACAATGTCTTTTTTGAAGAGGTGGGTCATGGCCCACTCTATCCACTCATTCTTCACGTTGTGATTCAACGCGTCCAGCACGACCTTGACGACCTGTTCTTGTACGGTCGTGGAGAGGAGGCCGTACAAACGGATACCCTCGGGGTTGCGCTGTTGGGTTACCGTCTCAAAAAAGTCTGCCAAGAAAGGTGCGTAGTTGGTCATGGTTTTGGTCAGTTCGGAAAAGGTGGCAAACGTTTGGAAGCACGGTGTTTTGGCGTACGAGGAGAGCCAGTTTTTGTTGTGAACCCACGTGAGAATGTTCCGGTCCTCCACAAGGAATAAGGTGTCGCCATTCCTCGTCATGTACAGCTGGCGCCCTTCCCGACTCTCAAGGGGAACGGGTGCGCCCATTATCAGGTTGAGCGTCTCGACCACCTGTTGCGGGGTAAACTGTTGGAGGGACCCCCGGTCCAGCACGTCCTGTAGGGACGCCATATAACGGGTGGAAAACACCTCCTTGACCATTTTCATCACACGCGGAACCGAGTCCTTGACATAGAATAGATTGAACGTGGACGTGTCTAAAGCGGGGGGATGCACCTCGGTAATGCCCTCGCACGCATAACGACACGGCCTATACATGCACGCGGAGCTCCCGTCGACCCCGAGGGCATCGTAATTGTTGGCATAGTTGAGCTGGCAGTCCATCGCACTGGTGAGGAGGGCGTACTCCACAAGCTTGACGTTGTAGTCGCGCAGTTCCGAACGTATGTATTTATAATAATCGATAGAGTGACCGAGCTGTTTTGGGGTAATGGGGGGAAGAGGAGGTGCCTCTTCGATACGCCCGCCTTGCTCTTCTTCGTCGTCGTCGACGTCGTCCAACCAGTCGTCCGAGTCTTCCTCTACCTCCGGTTCCATCGCGGTGCCCATTTCAGACACCGTCGCCAGCACAACCGCCTGCTCTTCTTCTTTTTCCTCCTCTTGTTGGGATGCCGTGTCGCTGTCGTCAGCGCTTTCACCAGCGTCTTCCACCTCGGCGAGAAAATCAAGGGTACTGGTCATATCATCCGAGGGCACCGCACAGTGGAAAAAGACGTCCACCTCGGCGTCTTTGCCGAGGGCCTCGTGGCTCAAAAGACGTATTCCACGACCAATCGCCTGGTAAATCTTTCCAAAGTTCCAGTCCGGCGACACCACGTGGATAGAACCGATGTTCTTGAGGGTGATGCCCTCACGTGTCTTGTCCGTGCCGAAAATGACCTGGATATAATCTCCGAATCGGTTCCGTCGGTCGTTGAACGTTGCGATGAGTTTGGGGATATCGGTCTTGGTCGTTCCCGTGCCCGTATCGTTGAGAAAAATACACCGGCGCATGGGCTTTTTCCAATCGAATTGACGGGTGCTCTTGACAAGGGAGAACCGGAAGCACTGGAGCAAAAGAAGGACGCAGGTCCATATACCACTCCCATTGATCTTGTCGCAGTAGATGTAGAAAAGCCTGTCGGGATGGAGGAGAATTTCACGGATAATGTGTGCGTACGTCGTGCTGAAATTCTGCAACAGACCAAGATTCGAATTCATTTCGGCCGGTGAGGAGGCGCCCCTTTTCAGCCCTGATTCCTTGTAGAAGAGTGGGGTGAAGCCACCCCCACCAAAATACTTTTGCGTATTTTTGATACCATACCCGCCGTCGGGAAACACCATGAGACTTGCCTGCACCGAATTGCTGTAAAAGGATGCCTCGACCTTTTTCTTTCCCACCAGCAGTTCGGTGTCTTTCTCGAGGGCCTTGTCGTACCCCTGTGTCTGGTGGGCAGACATGACATGTGCCGAAAGTGGAAAGTGTTTCATGGGCGCATACACAATACCCCGGTAGCGTACCTTGACGTCGACCCTCTTTTTCACGACAGAAACGTACCCCTGGACAATCTTCTTGAACCGGGTTTCCATGGTCGGTTTCCATTCGAGGACGGGAAGAATCGAGGCCGTATTCTTCGTAAAATACTGGGTCTCAAAGGCGTCGCTGATGGGGAGTTGCTTGTCCAGGGGTAGCAGAAGATTGAGGAGGGGAGCGATTTCTCGGGGAGAGTTGCGCATGGCCGTGGCCGTCATGACGAGCAACTTTTTATTCCGAACGGCGTGGAGAAACGCGTGGATTTCGTGGTACGCCGTGTCCTCCGTTTTGGTCATCTCCAGTTCATGAATGATGAGGTGATGAACCTCGTCCAGAATCATGAGGCTGTTTTGGTACATGGTGATGTACTGGGTACGTCCCTTGGCGAGGAGCGACCCAAACCGTGAATAGGTATAAAAGTGAATATTGGCCTCCCGAAGCAGACGGTTCCGGTACAAGACAAAGTTGTCGGCATCAATCTCCACCTTTTCCGTCATGATTCTCCATTTCTGTTGGAGGTAGGGGCTCCTCCGAAGAATCTCCGTCCTGAAATTTTCCAGGAGGGTATCGTTGTTTGACAGGTAGAGCGTTTTTAGGTGGGGACGGTACTGCACGAGACCATCAAAAACGGCTGTGGCGGACCCGCTCTTTCCCGTTCCCGTATCGTGGATCAGGAAGAGCGACGTGTACAGCGTCCAGTGAGAAATAAATCGTGCGATAATGTCCTGGTGGTCAAAAAAAGGACGGTCGTCCCGCTTGATGGGAGCCTCCTTGGCTGCCAGGTCGTAGAACTCCTTTTTGCGGTAAATGTCATTGTAAAAATTCTCCGCAACAACTTCCGGATAGTCGGGAATAAAATCGGCAAGTTCCATAATAATTTGGTAATGTTTTTTTTAAAAATCTTTTTTTTTTTAATTAACAAAAATGAAAAACCACGTCTTGAACTATTTTCTCTTATTTTTTCTCTCGTCCACAAAAAGTTTCGTCCCCCAGCCCCGGTCCGTCGCACCCATGCCCATTCCTCCCCGCCTTCTCCGACGATTACAGCCGTCGAGTGACGCCAGGGACACCTTTTGGTCTCCTACGTCCGAGTCTACCTATCATCAGAATAACAACAATGGCACCTACCTGCAAGACATGGAACGTAAGGGCAAGAGCACCTTTCGTCGTCGCGACCATCACCAACAACGCAAACGACGCCCTCCCCCAAACACGCAAAAAGAAGACGGTGACGGCATCGTCATCCCCATCGAGGAGTCCGTCTTTGGTCTTTTCCTCAAGAATATTTCCTCTTCCTTGACGTCCCCGCGTCGCGCGGTGCGCTCCAGCGCCCAGACGTCATCCGAGAGCGGTACCTTTCACCTCGAAAACGTCAAGGGTGCGTACAACTTTACCCGGGTGGGAGGCTACCACGAGGTCAAGAACGAGATGAGCCAGGTCCTCGATTTCATCTTCCATCCCGGCAATTACACGCCGTATGGCGTCCGCATCCCCCGTGGCGTCCTCCTCGAGGGACCGACCGGGAACGGCAAGACGCTGTTGGCCAAGTGTCTGGCCGGAGAGGCCGGTATGAATTTCGTGTCGTGCTCCGGTGCCGAATTCAATGAGAAATACGTGGGTGTCGGGGCGTCACGGATTCGTGAGCTCTTCAAGTTTGCCGAGGACAACAAACCGTGCATCATCTTTATCGACGAGATTGATGCCCTGGGGCGCACGCGTACCAACGACGGCGAAGGAGCCGGGGCCGAGCGCGACCAGACGCTGAACCAGCTCCTGGTGAACATGGACGGGTTTTCGTCGACGGGAGAGCTTTTAGTGATGGGCGCTACCAACCGCATCGATATTCTGGACAAGGCGTTAATCCGTCCCGGTCGTATCGACAAGATTATCCACGTCCCCAACCCGGACGCCGAGACCCGCGGGGAGATCCTCAAGATCCACAGGCACCAAAAGCCTCTCAATGTCAGCGAAGAGTACCTCATCAAACTCACCAATGGTTTCAACGGCGCCCAGATTGAGAACCTCTTGAACGAGGCCGTCCTTTTTTCTATCCGTAATCGGTCCCTCCCCGTTACCGTCACCGTTCTGGACGTGATGAAGGAAAAATTGCTGGTGGGACAAACAAGCGGGAGCAAGCGCAACATCTCGGCCAAGACGCTCGAGCGCATTGCCGTCCACGAGATTGGGCACCTGGTCATGGCCGTCCAGTCTCTTTACTATGAAAAGCCGTGGAAGGTCACCATCGATTCCATGAACCCGCAGAATTCGCTGGGGTACACCATCTTCGAGGCGGACGTCGAAGACGAGGGTATGTTTGTGCGTGAATATTTCGAGGACAAGCTCAAGGTATTGCTGGGAGGACGCGTGGCCGAGGAGGTGTTTTATGGGAACTCCATCTCGTCGGGCGCGCTCTCGGACCTCGAAAGCGCCTTTTCCATGGCCAAGAAGATGGTGATGGAATACGGTATGGGGACCGACATTATCTACCCGTATTTCAGCGAGACGTACAAGAAACGGATCGACGAACAGATTCATTTCCTCATTTTGAAAGCGTACAAGGCCACGCAGGTCTACATGGAAAAGAACAAGGGGTTCATCGAGGCCATGGCGCACCAGCTCGTGGAGAAGAGGACCATGGACGCCGAAGAGATTCGTGTGTTTTACGACACGTATGAATCTTCCAACAATGGTGATATAGGGGCCAATGTATTCTAGCCATAACGAACACAACCTTGAATTTTTTTTTTCAAAGAAAAAAAAATATCAAAACATGGAAGGAATCTTCTGAATAAAGTTTAGATAATGTTGTTTACAATGTACATTTTATTTTCTTTAATGTTAAAGAAAAATCAAAAACAATGGGAGATACGAGCGGATGCCAGATCTCCTCCAATAATCTCGCCGTCTATATTCAAGGTGTTTCCGTGACACCCTCTTCCAACATGACCTCGGAGTACTTTGTCACGGGGTCCCTTCCCTCGTCGGCTTCTACAAAACGTGTCTGGTCGTTTACGACCCAGGGAACCATCTCCGGTACACAGGGCACCCTCATCCTCGACTACACCGAGGCCAAACAAAATTGCCCTCTCTACAACATTACTTTTGAGGATAAACTCAACGGTACGTTTACTGTCAAGAACCAGGTCTTCTCGGCGAATAAATTCATCTCGTACCAATTCGACGGGGATACGATTCTGACGCTAACGTTAAAGGTTCCCAAGACCATCTTGAACTGCTTTGGAACCGTAGACCCTTTACCGTACTATTTTACAGTCTATATCAACGACGCCTGTTCAAGTACTGTTGAAATATCAGGTACTGGATTCTATACGCTTTGCATCGAAACATGTACTGCTATATACGAAACGGATGGAACGAACCCTGCGTTGCCCTATTTATTAACGCCTGGACTTGGTTTTGCTTACTATTTCGATTCCTCTCCTACTGTATTAAATTTTGAAACTGAATATTCTCAAGTATGTAGTGGAACGCCAACTACTTCACTGTTATACTATGACTCTTCTCAAACGAATTATGTTCAGAGCAATTCTACCAGTTCAAATATATTCCTCCTTTACAATTCAACCTTTTTATCGAATTGGGGCGTGTATTGTGACTACACGTTATCATCAAATTTACCCAGTAATGGTACGTTTAATTTTAATAGTTCGCAATTTAATATCGACGCAACCACCAACTCGGATACGCTTTCGTTCTCTTTAGTTACTGACTCGAACACACCATTCGATGTCGTAGTAGGAAATATTTCATCAGGGTCTTACTTTTACGTGCAATCTACCGTTCCGTCGGGAACTGTCCTGACAGTTAACGTTTATGATATTTCCGGAAACGGAATTTATTATGAACCCACGGGAAGTGTCACGACGTCATTGTATTATACAGGAAATGCGTGGTCTATTACGTAATTAAATTATTTGAAAAAATTCATTTCTTTGCGTACAGTAAATAAACAAGAAAACAAACATGAGGAAGCCCGTGGAATTGCTCGGGTCCCTTGTTTCCGAAGGAGCGCGGACCTATCCTTTTCCCGTGGAGGGTTACACGAACCAAGTGCTCTTTGTGTATCCTTCGACAGCTCTTTGTAAACCCTTCCCACCGGGACCACCGCCACGGATCGTGTCACAAAATGGTGCCTATCTTTTCGTGGGGGAGGACGGTTTCTACATTTTTGATTTCACGGCGGTCGCCCAGCCTTCCAAGAAAACCTATTCCATAACATTTACGCTGTGGGATGAGACACTGGGAAGGCCCTTGGGTCCTACCAGCAGTGTGACGCTCACCGTTCCCTGTGACAAAACCGTCTCCCCCACGCTTTCCTGTAATACCACCGTGAGCAACACCAACGTGTGCGGTCCATTGTTCTTCAGGGGTTTTCTCCGCAAAAATTCGAGGGTGGTCATCCTCACCACCAAAATCAACAAAGATACAAAAATTTCCGTGTCCGGACCGATTTCTGTGGACCCCGCCGGAGACCTCGCACTCCGCTGTGTACAGTACGACACGGAACGGACGCTCCGATTTATCCCTCTCTTTCCCATTGAAAACTTTCCGACCAATGAACAGTACCCGCCCACCAACCCTCCCAACCTCGTGTACTACGGATGGTCCGACAGCATTTTGCCATGGCTTCCGAGCCAGACCAAGGACACCGAAGACATCATCAAGGAACCCACATTCCTTTCTCCTCCGCCGTCTCCGCTACCACCGGTGCCACCCCTTGAACCCATCAATAAGGACATTTATTTAAAGACGGACAGCTTCCAGTACTCCATCTATTTTTACAGGGGTGTCGACCCGTTCACGGACACGGGGTTCAATCCCAAGCTCTCGTTGTTTACCGTCAACATGGACCAGAGAGGCGTAGACAATTACCGTAAGAAAATCTACATGCTGGCCATCACCGAAGACAAATTCTCCTTTTACGAGGAAAAGGTGGATTCCTTCCTGTACGAGATCTATGCGAGCGTGACCATTTTCAAGGACCAGCGCGTGCTCGGTGAAACCAAGGACCGGCTCATCCGCTTCTTCCTGGCGATGCATGTCGGTTATGACGATTATCCCCCTGAAGTCATCGATTATTTTAACCAATTCACGGTCCTCATTGGACAGACCTCGGTCAACCCCTTGTCGCTCGACCTCATGATGAAAGGATACACGTTGGTCCCTTTTGTCGAGCAGTATTTCCAAAAACGCCTGACGGAAATCATTTCCACCGAGGACCAGTCGACGATTCTTTACTGGTGGTTTATCGCCGGCTTTCCCTCCTCCACTCTGTTGTTCGAGGCCGTCCACAATATCATCGCGTTTAACCAGTTTATCAACCTCTTCTACAAGGTGATTCTGGACCAGTACGGTACCGGAACACCCGTACCCATTCCCCAGCCCCAGCCCGACGGTTCGGTGAAACTACAGTACGAGACCATCCACTACAACTTTTTTGACAAGTTTAGCGAGGCCACCACCGACGAGCTCAAACTCAACGTGGTACGCGAAATCTTTCGTCTCCTCGTTCCCAACGCGGCGTCCGATTCTTCCGTCCAGTCGACCGACCCCAAGACAAATGGCGCCCTCAATTCCCATGTGCATCAGTGGCTCATGGCCACCAACGATGCGACGTATGACGAGTTCAAGCCAGAAACCAATTACGTCGGTTTCGAGACGACGCTCGACGAGGCGCGTTGTCCCTTCCTGGACACCAACGACGTCAATGCCTATTTCGAGATTAGTGACGTGGACAATGAAACCGTGCTACAAAAATGCAATCCCAAGCTCTTCCCCGTCTACGCGTCCCCACCCGACGGTCCGGGACCCAAGTACTGCCCGTTCGGCCTGGGATTTCGTCGGTGCCCGAGCGAAGCCTTTAATTACTGGATCATCATCAAATGGATGGACGCGTTCAAGGACGTTATCTTTGAGTTCCGTGACGAGCCCGACGCGCCCATTGTGTACGTGGCACCGTTCACCGCCGTCCCCGACAACATCTACGCGATTGGGGACAAGTCGGCCACCTACCCCACCTCCTAAACAAATACGAATTCTTCGAGATAAGAGCGGCCGTGGACGGTGCCCCCGTATTTTTGAAGAATCTTTTCCATACCGGTCTCGGCGTTTTTTGTCAATTCTCGCAAATTGTGGACCACGTCCCCAAAGGCATCCCACCCGTCACCGGACATGACGTACTGCCACAAACGATTTTCCATCGCGTCGCACAACTCCAGCCACATGCTACGACACGCCTGTTTTTTCAATAGCTTCTTTTCTCGTTTCCACAACAGCCGTTTCATGTCCGCCTCCGTACACTCTCCCTTGAGAAAGGCGTGTCGGAGCGCCCTGTTTTCCTCGTGCTGTTCTTGTGGGGGTACCGTGTAGTGCTGGGTGACCACGACGTGGCGCAGATGGTGGAGGGTCCTTACCGCCCGAAAAAGGAACCGGTAATATTTATCCTGTTCTTCACTCTCGGTGGTAAAACGAGGGCTCTGCTGGATGGCGCGAAGGAGGTCGTGCCACGGAATGTTCACTTCCGGATGTGCAACGTGGTGGTTGATAGTATGGTTGCGTTGTTCAAACAACCATTCAAAGTAATGGGGATTGTGTACGGGGTCCGACACCGACTGGACCTGTAGCGTTTCCCACGAGAATGTGCAGTGGCAGTGCACGCACCACATCTGGTCGCACCCGCTGACCTTGTGGATGCGCACGGCGCACCGGGGACACGCTTTGGTATCCCTTTTGAGGAGTCGGGCGGTCGCACGGTCTTCCTCTTTACATTCATGGTCCTCTTCATTGTTGCTATCGCTATCGTTGTTTGCGTCATGGTGTTGGTGCAGAGACAGAGGCACAAAGCAGTCCCTGCATACGCGGATGCGACAGAGCGCGCACTCGTACGAGGGGACCATCACGAATCCACGACACCGCAGAGACCCACAGGGCATGAGGGCGGATGTTTTGGTGTTGTTTCTTGGGTTTTGATGTGGAGGACTTATTGAAAGCGTTTTTCGTAATTCCTCAATCTCCTGGAGGAGGGTCGGGTCGACTTTTTTTAGGTTTTTAGCCTTTCCTCTCGTCACGCTCTTTTTCTTCTTGTAGAGGCCCTTTAAATATTTCAGTTGGCGTTTTCGTTCCATCTCCTCACTCACGGCAGGAATGTCCTGGACAAAGAGCTGTTTCTCTCTCTCCAGTAAAAAATGTCCCCTCCACTCTGTAAATTTTTCTTCACGGCCAAAAAAGCCATAAAGAAGGTCCATGGGTAGAGGTTGGCGACAGTAGACGCACGTCGCGTCGTGTTCCGGGCGAGAAAGAACCCATTGCTCATAGCAGGGCAAACAAGCGTCCTGGTTGCACTGTGGGCACGATATACCCTTTTCTGTAAAATCGTAGCAGACGTGACAAGAAATCATGTTTCTTTTTCTTTTGTGGAGAAAGGAAACCTTTCCGCGAAAATCAATTTTTGTATTTTCCACACAATGGGACACGACGGGTTTCCTTTTTTTAAAACTTAAAAAAAGGAGTTTCAAAAACAAAAAATGGAAACTCCGAAACACAACAATCTTTTCACAATTCCTCTTGAACTCATACAAACCTACCATTCGTCCACACTCCACCCTGCGATTCAGGAAAACGTAACGCGTATCCTCGAAAAGAACCCCGAGTGTTCCTACCGTTTGGTCACCGACGCGGATGGCGTCGACCTCATTGAAAAACATTTTGATGCGTCGGTGCTAAAGGCCTACCGACGGCTTGCGTTGGGCGCCGCGAGGGGTGATTTTTTGAGGTACGTCGCGTTGTACGTCTACGGGGGTATCTACCTCGACCTCGACGGCGGTCTGGACCTCCATCTCGCCTCTTTTTTAGAGACCCATGGGGACCCATCGTTTGTTTTCTTTCACGACGGGGCCTTTAGCGTCATTCAGTGGTGTTTCATGGTTGCCCCGAGACAAGAGGTGATGCTTGATATTATTCACGAGATGGTGCGTCGCATCGAGAACGGGGAAGACAACATCTTTTTGGCCACGGGACCAACACTCGTCACGGACGTGTGGTACAAACGCATCACCCAACAAGAGGTGTACAATTGTACGCGGATTATTTCCGCGGAAGAGAGGAAAAAGGCGTGGGCCCTCCAGTCGTCGTCCAATGACAACGGTGTACTACTTCTGGAGCCTCCTCAACTCGTCTTTCGATTCCCGGGCTACCGTGCCGACATGTTGTACAGTCGTGATGGGAACCAAAAGTATATCCCGACCTGGAACATGCCCACCCCGGGATTTTTTCTTTCATAATAAAGTAGTTTAGCGAAGGTTCTTTTCAATGATGAAGAGCATACGCGGGTTCACGTACATTTTCTTGAAATGCTGGTGGAGGCGCGTGTGCTCGCAAACGTAGCGGTCTTTGGAAGACGAATACTCGGCATTTTTGAGGGAAGACGCGCGGTACAGGCACGCGCCTCCAAACGCCGAGGTCACCGGGTCCAGGTCCATGGACCCCTGAAGATATTTTTTCGAGGTGTAGCGGATAACGTCGTCGTCGTGCGACCGCTTGTCAAACAGCGTGTTCCATTCTCCGGGCTCTTGGGGATGGACATAGGCAAACGAGTCGTAGTACGTGAGATTGGTGGCGCTGATGGAGCATGCCGCCATCATCATCCCGTTGCACGCAATGGCGTCGATACGTGGGTTTTCTTCCATGTACGCCATTGAATCCCACAAACCGTCCATGAAGAATTCTCCCTGGAGATCCAGGTCCATGACAAGGACGTGGTCTATTTCGTTGCCCCTCTTTTGTAGGTTTTGAAGGTGGCGGAGGTACACGTTCCTCAAATACGCCATCTTTTGGATTCGCGCGTGGGACGGCGATTTGGAATACTCCTTGGCCACGTCTTTATCCGGGGGACATTCGGTGTGATTGATACTTTGGGTAGAATTCGAGGCGCAGAGGATGGTGACGGAAGGGTCTTGACGATGCCATTCCAATAGTTCCTCACGCGTCCCGTCCGTCGAATCGTTTTCGACAATGATGAAATAGGTCTTTTTGCAGTGCAGGGAAAGCTGGTGGTAGAATTGTTTCAGGCGTGGGATATTTTCACGGCAGTTGCGCAGCAATCCCGCCACCGCCACCGTCTTGGTTTCCATATATTTTTTACCTTGGTTGGCGTGGTAAATGTACTGACGGAGGTCTTGCTTGATAAAGGAGGTGTCCTTTTCCTTGTAGTAGTGCTCGAAAACAATGTCCACGGGCCGGTCCAGATATTTTCGGTACATGGTATCCACATAATCCACCCATCCCTCTTTTTGTTTGTTCTTGATAGAGAGGATGATGGCGACCACCACAAGGACCACAACAAAGAGCAAGAGGAAATAAAAAGCCCACGACGAAACTTGCATTTATTTTATGAAAAAATGAAAAAAAAATTCAATGCTGAAATTTATAGTTTTTTAAAGACGCGAGGTGTTTTTAAAAAATGGAAAGTGTAGTAGTTGGAAAGAGGGTTTATAAAATATGCGAACACAACAGAAGAAAATCTCGTTGCAAAGAATGTGGTGGGTCCTCCATATGCCAACACGGCAGAATAAAATCTCGTTGCAAAGAATGTGGTGGTTCTCAAATATGCCAACACGACAGGATAAAATTTGAATGCAAAGAATGTGGTGGTGCCTCGATTTGCGAACACAACAGAAGAAAATCTGAATGCAAAGAATGTGGTGGTTCTCAAATATGCCAACACGATAGAAGAAAATCTAAATGCAAAGAATGTGGTGGGTCCTCCATATGCCAACACGACAGACAAAAATCTCGATGCAAAGAATGTGGCGGTTCCTCGTTATGCCAACACGACAGACAAAAATCTCAATGCAAAGAATGTGGTGGTTCGTCAATATGCGAACACGGGAAATTCAAATCAAAATGCAAAGAATGTGGTGGGTCCTCCATATGCCAACACGACAGACAAAAATCTACATGCAAAGAATGCGGTGGAACGTCAATATGCGAACACGGGAAATTCAAATCAAAATGCAAAGAATGCGGGGGTTCTGCATTATGCAAGTCTTCGTGGTGCAGTGTCAGGGGCATTCCAAAGTACAACGGGTACTGTTTAACCTGTTGCATCCAGCTCTGTCCCGAAGTCCAAGTCTCCAGGAACTACAAAACCAAGGAAAAGAATGTGGTGGACTTTATCTTGGAAAAATTCCCTAACTTTACGTGGGTCGCCGATAAAAAGGTGCAAGACGGGTGTTCACGACGCCGTCCGGATTTGCTTTTGGACATGGGTTCGCATGTCCTGATTGTCGAGATTGATGAAAACAAGCACACTGAATATGACTGCAGCTGCGAGCATAAGCGACTCATGGAACTCTCCCGGGACCTTCAGCATCGACCCATTGTCTTTCTCCGTTTCAACCCGGACGAGTATACGAATGTCCATGGAAAGGCGGTGAAATCGTGCTGGAAATTGAACAAACAGGGCGTTCTCACCATCCCGAAAACCAAACACACCGAATGGGCAGAACGGTTGGATACCTTGGTACGACAAATCCAGTACTGGGTCCAGAATGTCTCGGAAAAAACAATAGAAATCATTGAATTGTTTTATTAGCTTTTCTTGTTGGGACTGCTTGGACTGCTTTGTAGGCTTTAAAGGGTTTGACTGTTTTGAAGGCTGTCCTCGATTTTCGACACGTACGACCCCAACACAGTGTTGTACTTTTTTTTATCCACCACAATGGTTTCGAGGTCCGACTCCATTTTTTGTGTAAAGGAATAGTCGAGGACCCACGGGAATTTTTGGGATAAACACAAAAGAACCTGCTGGCCCGTCGGGGTCACCACGAATTTACCGTGGTCATTTCCCAACGTGACTTTGTCCTTGGTGATGTTGATTTTAAATTCACGGTCCACAAAAGCCCTAAACACGGGGACCGTGATACCCTTGACGTTGGAGAGGGACGCGTATTTTCGTTCCACGATTTTCGAACATAGCGACGCAAACGTCGACGGTCTCCCGATGCCGTGTTTTTCGAGTTCTTTGATGAGCGTGGCCTCGGAATGCCGTCCCTTCCCCTTTTGAAACTCTTGGACCACCTCTCCCTGTTGCCACTCCACCCTGCTTTGCAGTGGGGGTGGTGGTTTTGGCACCTCTTCACTGTCTTGGGAAGTTGTTGTGATAAAATACACCGACTTCCAACCCTGGTGACGCGGTACGTGTCGGGTGTTTTGGAAGGTAGTGGAAGTGTTTTCACATTGTATTAGAACAACAGTTTCGGTGAAGCGGTACGCCACCATCTGGGACGCCATCGTCCGTTGCCAGACCCGACGGTACACCTTTTGTTCGTGTTCAGAAAAAGATTGTCCCACCATCTCCAAGGCCATGTGCGTCGGACGAATCGCCTCGTGGGCTTCCTGGGAAGTGCTGGAGGTAGAGGCGTAGACCCTCTTCTCAAAATAATCCGGACCGTATTTTTTATGAATCTGGACCTGGCATTCTTCTATGCAATTTTCCGAGAGTGCCGGGCTGTCGGTCCGCATGTACGTGATTTTTCCCTTTTCGTAGAGCGATTGGAGGATGGCCATGGTATGCTGTGGCGAGTAGTGAAAGGTGCTGTGACAGTCCTGTTGGACAGAAGACGTGATAAACGGAGGAGGAGGGTTCTGCAAACGGTTCGTCGACTTGGTGTCTGCGATGACAAAGAGTGGATGTTTCTTCATGCTTTTAATAATCTCCTCGAAACGTTCCCATTCCTTGGGCGCATGGAGGAGGACGCTTTTTTGGAGGCCGGGGTTGAAATCGGCGGTCATGACGAGGGTGGAGGGGAGGTGCTGGGGGTCTTTCACACGTTGTTCCCTATCAAAAAGCATACGGAGGGCCGGTGTCTGGCACCGTCCCGCGGACAACCGGGGACCCACGGCTTTCCACAAAAACGGGCTCAACTTGTAGCCCACGTACAGGTCCAGCACCTGACGGGCCTGCTGTGCCCTCACAAGGTTCATATCGACCAAAGACGGCTCGGCAAACGCCTTGCGGACCGCCTCTCCCGTCAGTTCATGGAAGCGGACACGCGGAGTTTTCACCACAGATAATTTCAGGAACAGACACAAGTGGTAGGCGATGGCCTCCCCCTCCCTGTCCGGGTCGGTGGCCAGATACACGGTCTCGGCCTCTTTACATTCCTTGACGAGCTTCTTGACGACCCCACCCTTTCCTTTCTTGATCGCGTAGGCAGGGAGAAACGTGTCCTTGTCAATACCCTTCAACCCGTTGGCAATCTCGCAGATATGGCCCACGCTCGCCACACACCGGAATTCTTTTTTGCCCAACAAACTCTCGATTTTTTTGCATTTCGAGGGCGATTCGACAATGACAAGTTTCATGGTTTGTATTTTATAGTCTCTACGTATTCGGTAGGGTGACGTCATTTTTTACATTATAGGGGATATAGTTCCAAACACGGAAGAGGAGATGCGGATGTGGATGATTGGTCATCATTACGCGTTTGTGAAAGACTGGAATCGATACGTCGAATAATTCGAATATATCTGTTCAACACGACGGGGGTCATGGTATTCACCAACCACTCTTTTTTTTGGAAAAAAACCGAATCCGATAAAATATCAAAATCCATCGTGACGGTAACCTGGTTTTTTACAGGAGAATGAAAGAGTACGTTTCCTTTCATACAATACCAGTCCGGGCAAGTAATGTTGAAATGATACGAATGGTTGAAAGTACACCAGTGTGAAGTATCCGTATAGGTACTGATTCGATGAATTGTTGAAAAAGGAAGAAGAGACAAAAATTTTGGCAAGATGTTCTTCAAGGTAATGCGACGTACGGTTTTCACGTATTGTGGATGGAATGTCTTTTCTATGTATTCCACATTCTTCCATTCTGGGAAATGTTCTTTTTCTTGTTTTTGCAAGACATGAAAGATACGGGCTGTATTCACGGTGGAGAAGGAAATCGTTTTCATTGTGTATTATTCCATGGTTTTTAGTTCTTTAAGGCGTGAAAACAGTTTTCATCTATGCACCTGAATAAATATTTATTTTTCCCAAAAAGAGAAAAGAAAATGACATGGACGTGCAGTACGACGACCCCATTCCCACTCTATCATTGAGTTTTGCAGGGAAGAAATCAAATCTTTCTTTCGAACTAAAAAGATGTAACACACAGACTGTAATTGTACCACAAACCACGAGGGTCGTTATTGTCGTTTTTATAAATAACACACCAAACGCTTTCTGCCTCGTTATATTGTGCCACCCACCCATTGATGTCTATAATATACAACAAATAGGCTGGAATAGAAGGATATTTTTTCTGGAGATAGGTTTTTGTCAGTAACATCGATTGGGTTAACACCTCGATTTCCTTTGGATTATTGGCCCCAAGCGTCAAGGGGTAGCCACTTTTTGACAAGAAGACTTTGAACGCGCCACAATCCTGATGATTGATAATAATAAATTCCTCAATGTCGGCTACTTTTGTACTAATCTCAAAGTTTGTGAGAATGCCTTTTTTCAACGTGCAATTCGTATCCTTGAAAGCACAAGTGCACCCGCTTCCTGGGTACGTCTTGCAATACTCGTTGTACGTGATGGGTAAACTAGCACCTGCGACCGTTCCTTGGTAATATGTATACGAAAAGTTGATAGAGTTCAAAAATTCTACAATCAGATTTGGAAATCGATAATCGATACAGTCGATTAAAAATTCTTTCATAGTTCCCTCTATAATACCTCTCAAAAAAAATGATTCGTTTCTTTTTCAAAGATCTCTACAACCAAAACCATGTCAAGAATCAGCATTTTATCGTATGGAGCGTTCGCCTTCTTTTTTTCCGTAGTGTTTGCGTACCAGCACAAGTTCCAGCCTTTAGACACCCGTCAACAAAAGTTGGACACTCTTCTCCAGTCCGACAGCACCAAGATTGTGTGCGTGACCGGTGCTGCCGGAACCGGCAAGACGTTTCTGTCGTGCCAGGAAGCGGTCTCCCAGTTACGTCACAAGAAAAAAAACAAGATTGTCATCACGCGTCCCTTGGTGTTTGTGGAGAACGAGGAGCTCGGTTTCTTGCCAGGGGATATGAACGAGAAGATGCTCCCGTGGACGATGCCCATCTTTGACCATATGAAGGAATTCATGGAGACCACCGAAGTCAAAAGACTCGTACAGGAGAACAAGATTGAGATTAGTCCCTTGGGATACATGCGAGGCCGAACGTTCAAGGACGCCTTTATCATTTTGGACGAGGCGCAAAACACGACCCCGCAACAGATGAAGATGTTTCTGACACGGATGGGCAACAATTCCAAGGTGGTCATCAACGGGGATCTCGAACAATCCGACCTTCCCCTCTCCAACAACGGTCTTCAGGACTTTATCCTGCGTCTCCAATCGACATACATTGACGACCCCCACGGCATGTACCGCGACGGCTTTGGTCTTGTCCAACTGTTTTCCGAAAAGACGTATCGTAACGACATGGTCCGCAAGGTCCTCGATATCTACAAGGCGTAATAGTAATGGTAGTGGCTTAATGTTTTGTTTTGATAAAAAAACAAAAAAAAAACGAGAATGCATTGGTTCATATGTCTACTTGGAATGCTTCGAATGCTTCGAATGATAGAAGTCAGAGCACAACAACAAGAGGCCTCCTACAATTCCATGACCCGGCAAATAGGGTACTGTCGCATGCAGTCATTTGACACGGTGTCCCGGGAAACTTCGGACAGCGTCCCCATGTTTTTAGACGGTCGTATCGCCTTTGGAGTCGGCCTGCCCGCGCGCGATGCCGACTCGATGGACGCGTTTACGTGTGGCATGTGCCTCAACGTGACCCGTGTCGAAAATTTTTACGCGTGGAACACTGCTCTTACCGAGTGGTCCGAATCAGTTATATGGCCTTCCCATCAGTGGTTTTTGGTCATGGTGTTTGACGAATGTAAAGACGCGGTGTGTCAACAACCCTTTTACCTCGACTTTGACGTGTACTCGGAGACACAGCCCGTCGCCCGCGGTAATCCCTACGGCCTCCAATGGTCTCCCGTCCCATGCCCTACCATGCCCGGGGAAACGCTCGAGTACCTGTTCTGTACGGCGTCCTCTTGTCATGCCGATGACAACCCCGTCTCCACAATCACACCCGAGGAATACTACTACTGGTCCTTGACAATACGCAATTTCAGGATTCCCATGGTGAGCGTCTCGGTGCTCTACCACGGAAACTGGGTCCCGCTCCAACGAGAAAATGCGTGGGTGTGGAACCAGGGACCGTTCCGTCTCGACCGGAGTTTAAAGATAAAGTTGAGGAATAGTGACGGTGTGGAAAAGACCGAGGTGGTTTCCATACCGGTAAATGGTGAGAACATGCCTTCGTACCGGGGTGCGTGGAGGGTGAGGTCGACCTTGAGCATGTAGGTTTGATATTTTTATTTTTTTGTGATGAAAAAATAAAAGTTAATATGTTGTAGCACAAGGCAAGCTTATCGAAGAAAGAAAGTAGCCCAAGGCAAATTCTTTATCGCCAAGCTTATCGAAGGAATTGGAGTTTCATGACATCGCTGTCAAAGTTCTGGGCTTTTTGGTTATAAAACTTGAGCCAATACTGGTCGTACTTGGTACGAATCTTAAAGGCCGAGTGGATGGACACACAGTCGTCGCATCCCGTTTGCACGTCTTGCACGGTGTTGGCGGCGACGGGGAGTCCCATCGAGGCGCAGTTGGAGCCGGGAGGGCATTGGTAAAATTCTTTCGGTTGTCCGTTCATATTTTATTCCATGAGCGGATAATATTTTTTTTTCACAAAAAAAAATACTTTTTAGGTCTCTCAAAATCTCTTCTTTTTGATTCATTGGATTTATCAAGCACACCCTCAACATTCCAAAAATCTAATTTAAAAACATGGCAAAAGGCAAAACAAACATACCGAGAGATGATTTTACCCCTATCTGCATCGTCAACCGAAGCGTACGTTTGCAATCTGTGTCCCGACATTTCCTTTATGCGGAGCGGTGTCGAGCCCCAAGGAAGCTGTTTTTTTCACGCGGTGTACTCGGCGTTTCGTCACTTTCGGGACTATTCTCCGGAGGAAAAGAATATCTTTGTCAAGGCCAAGCGAAAAGAGCTCGCCGACAGCATTTCCGTGACGACGTGGTTCCAGATCCAAGACGGGGATGTAGCGTTTCTCCAGATTATTGAAATGATGAGAATCATGGTGTACCTGATACCCTCCTTTCTGACCGACCCCAAGGAGATGTCGGTGCTCACGAGCTACAACATCGACGTGCAGGTGCTCGAGGTGCTCTTTAATCTTCTGGACCCGACACAGGTGGACTACCACATGCTCCCGGACTGGGACGTGGAATGCTGCAAGATGGAGAAGAATGAGATTAGCAAGGATATCTTGTTGCACCGCATGAAATCCAAGTGGCACCAGATCTACCAGGACAACATCCGACGGGCCATCCAGCAGATCGAGAAGGACCTGGACCCGGCCGTGGAGAAGATGTGTGAAACCAAAAAGCTGGCCGTGATTCACAAGTTGAGTGAATTGAGTTATTTTCTCTTTGATTTTGTGGTGGAAAAGGCGCTCCTGAATTTCAAGGAGGATATTACCAACTACACCACATGGATCAATACCTTTCATTATCTCTATCTTGTCGAATCCATGAACATCGACGCCAACATTCTCTTTATGGACGCCACCACGGGGCTCCCCTACGATGGGATGCGTTACTTTACGATACCCGACAATTCCAATTATATCGTGTTGCTGTACTTTCCCGATTACCATTTCGAGTCGTTGGGAGAAATCACCACCATGAACAAGAAAAAAGTCATGAACCGGATCTTTTCTTCGGACCATCCGTTTATCCAAAAGTTTATGGACTACCTCAAGCACAAAAAACCTGTTTCCACTCCTGCGGTGAAGCGTCACGATTATGTAGAAGGCAAAGAAAAACAGATTTCAGAAAAGGAAGAGAGCGGGGTCTTGTAGGTTCCATTGAAATCAAGGTCGGCGAGTTGTTGGAGGATGCGCGACTTTTCTTCCGGGGGTGAGAATTCACGGGCCCACACAAACATTGTCTTGTTATCCGTTCCTGTCCACAGGAGGTAGTTGTCGGTTGTTCTGCGAAGCCAAAGCGGGGTGAGTACGGTGGATGAACCCTTGGTGGGCACGAGCACAAGGTTATCTTCCAAGACCGAGGAACTGTCGAGGGACCAGGAGATGGAATAATTTTGGGACCAATGCAAGGGCATATGCACATTGCCGTGCTGGTACGCGTGCTTGTTCACGGAAACTATCGGGGAAGAGAGGCTGAAAACGGGCTGAATGTTTACCGTGACACAGGAATAATCCACCTCGGACGTGGTTTGGACATAGCGGTCGCTATACATTTGCAACCATTGGCCGTAAAGGGTAGAAACCCCGTGTTGAATCTTCTTTTCTTCCACCAGGGAAGAATTGGTGAGGATTGCTGCGGTAGAAAAAAAGAGGGTGACCCAACGAATAAATGAATACATTTTTACTTTTTTTTTAGTATGAAAAAGATTAAAAAAAAAATGTTTAAGAGAATGTGTCCTTGGATAAAAAAGACAATGTTTTTCAAGCTCGTGACCGTATCATTGATGATGGTCACCATGACACAAGCCTACAGCGGTGATGCGACGTTTTATGGGGCCGGTGGTGCCGGAGAACAGGGAGCCTGCATGCTTCCCCGCAATTTCAATGGGGTACAGAATACGGCAGCGCTGAATCCCTACCAGTTTGAAAATGGACAGGCCTGTGGAAAGTGTGTGCTGGTACGAGGAGACGGAAGGGGTTCGGGAATGACCCCTGTCATCGGACCCCTCTATGCGACGATTGATAACCTGTGTCCCGAGTGCAAACACGGGGACATTGACCTCGGCCTGCAAGGAGACGGTCGTTTTCTTGTGGATTGGGAATTTGTCGACTGTGCCCAGGTTCCCAAGATTCGGACGAGGTCCCTCCGCGGAACGGTCGACATTCCCGATGTTCCTGATGTTCCCGATGTTCCGGGAAACATTTTTTAATTCGATTTAAGAAGAAACCCAATACAGTCAAAAAATGCCCACCACAAAGCAAAAATACGTGCTGAGTCAGCGTCATCAGCTTATTGACCTTAATAAGACCTACAAGAACTTCAAGCTCCAGTTCCAGGTGGTGTCCACCGAATCGAACAAGGATTTCCACGCGATTGTGCTCAACCAGGAACAGCTGGACGGAACGACCGACCTCCAGAACGTGGAGATGAAACTCGCCAAGGGGCGTATCGGAGGGACCATCGTAGCGGACAATGACAAGTACCAAAACTATTTTCTTGTTTTGAAATCCATCCTTCCCCAGGACAATACCGAGGTCGAGGTTACCACCAATATCGAGGAGGTAGAGCCCAAGGCACCCGTCGAGGAACCACCAGTCCCCCCACCGGAAGAGCCTGCGACCACCACGGAGGGTTATGCGGGAAGCAGTGAAACTGCCAGCGGGGCAACCCAAGCCAAAACCACACGTCCCCTCCTCCAGAAACCCTGGTTCTGGCTTGTCCTTTTTGTTCTCCTGGCGGGTGGGGCCTACTATTACTACTTTTACATCTACAAGAAGAATAGTGCCGTGGCGCTTCCTTCAGCAACGGCTTCGTCAATGACAACGGCAACGGCTCCTACACTGCCCATGATGCAAAGCTCCTGTGCGGAAACCATGGGAGCCGAGGTTGTCTCGTCCGTGATCGAAACGAGTTCCGACATTGTCGCGGATATGGCAGGCACTACCTGTAGCGCTACGGGTACGGTTCCTGTCGTCGCGATGACTACCGGTCGTGGTGCTAAAAAAGGCACGAGTAGCAAGCAGAATCTGTACAACAAGCTTTCAGAAATCGCCTAAATCGCCTAAATTGTCTACTGAAACATTTTCTTTTCTTTCTTATTTTTTTTGGAGAAAAATAAGAAATTGTTATTACCCACTATCGATAGTAAACATTCATGAGGCACGATTTCATATGGTCAAAGACAGGATTTTCGGATATTTTGACAATGTTGCATTCTTGTACTTTTGGTAACAAATGTTTGGCATGGTAAGCATCAATGAAATTGGAGAAGGTATATCGTTTTTTTTCGAGTCGGTCGTAGTATTTGTGAATAACCCAGTGAAGAAAGATGTATACCTCGTCTTTCTTGGTACGAGGAAACTTGAAATTAAAGGCGAGGTTTTTATCCATCGCCACGTCTTGGAATTCATAATGTCTTGCACTACCAATACTTTCTCCTACAAGTTGTACCGAAATAACTTTCTTGGTCATTTCGAAATAATAGGAACTAAAAATGACCCCCACAACAGAATTCGAACGAGGCGACGGAAACCTCAACATCCATCGGTTTCCTCCTACTTTATCATCGAGGATGGCACACGACGTGGTATACAGCAAGCTTTTCAGGATTTCTTTTTTACTCAATTCAAGTCGGTGTTGAGTCTGACTTTTTATCCGTAACCTTTCGGTCCACTATACGCATGTAGAAGAGGTAAAAAGGTCCTGTGGAAAACTCATTTTATTTTTACTAGAAATAAAAATTTATCATAGGTGTACTTTATTTTTCTCAAGGTTTTTTAATAAAAAAAAAAAGTTAGATGGTCGACATGTCAATAATGAGCCCAAGGTCGTCGTCCATGGCGTCGTGGTCCAGTACGGCATTCACCGTCGTGTCCTTGAAGGAGATTTCCCCGCGGTCGCGGAGCATGCCCACCTCTTCGGGGTTGTACTTGTGGACGACGTCCGCTTTGCCGTCCTCGAACTCACGGAGACTGATAAGGACCACGTCTCCCACGGTCATCCACACTCTCTTGCGAAACTTTCCGCGGATGTGGCAAATCCGGTTCGTACCGTCCGAGCATAAGCAGTCTAAACGACAGTCGCCCAATACTTTCTCGACGAGCGCGTAATCCTCGAGGTCCTCGCGGAATCGTAGCTCGCGCTTGTGGGTGGCGCCTCCCCCGCTCTTGCCCTTCTTGGCCTTTTTTCCACCGGTTGTGTTTTTTACCATCTTGTTTGTCTGGTGTTAGAGAGGAAAAAAAAAATTAGACAGGAATTCCTGATTCTTGATATCTTGACGAATGCCGAGAAAATGTTACAGAGATATCACTTTTTTTTTTGGTGGAATAAAATAAAAAAATATGCGACACTGGAAGATGATTACAATTCTTTCCGCCATTTTTCTGGTGGTGATTGTCTTACTATCGGTTCTCCTCTACTTTTTAATGAAACGACGGCCTTCAAAGACGTCTCCCCCCTCTACGCCGTTGCCGACCTCGACACCTACTTCGACACCGTACCATCCTACCTCGACTCCCACGTCGACTCCTACTTCGACACCGTATCATCCTACCTCGACTCCCACGTCGACACCGACCTCGACACCGTATCATCCTACCTCGACTCCCACGTCGACACCGACCTCGACACCGTATCATCCTACCTCGACTCCCACGTCGACACCGACCTCGACTCCCACGTCGACACCAGGCCCTGCTCCCGATTATTACGAAGGGGATGGACAGGCATCCACCACGTACTTTACCTCGGGAGAGTCCAAGGGCGCGGGGGCGTGTGGTGGTTGTGTGTATCCCGGTATCAAGAACATGCCTCCGGACTATGATTTCCAGGCCAGTAATTTTGATAACCTGTACGACCAGATGAAAAATATCGTGACGGACGGTGCGCACTGGACAATGGCTGCCGCCTCGGAGGCAATGATGGCACCGTACTGTCCGGGAAGCGTGGGAATGGGATGCACGGGAAGGAATAATCCCCAGGGAACCACGGCGGTAGCGCCGTGTGGAACATGCTGGCGATTAAGGAGGAAAGGTAATAACAAGGTGTTGAATGTCGTGGTGGCCGACGCCTGTCCGTGCGGGAACACGTCGGTATGCCCCACGACCGCCGGAGGGGCGGACAATTCCAAATGGTGCCTTGCGGAACCCGGGGTACAAAATTCGGTCGGTATGTACAACCATTTTGACGTGTGGAATGCGACCGACCCCGTCCTCGATTGGCCGTCGAACGGTCAAGACGGCGACCCGGTGACGTTTGAAAACATCGAGTGTCCAGACAGCATATCGAACCTCATGGCGGAATCGTGCTGTGGGACGTACTACGACGGGAGCCAGGGCGGGTCACCGCAAGGGTGTCCCAACATCTGTGGTTCCCAGTATACGTGCCCTTCGTAAGACTCAAAAAATCCGTATTTCGACGCGCTATATACCGGCGTGTTTTTCTTCTTGTAATTTTTAGCTTTAAAAAAGTACGGTAACCGTGGACAATCGCATCTAATGTCCATGACAAAATAATTTCTTTCTTTGTTCAACAAAAAGTAAATAGAAATGAGCATTTTTGTCCAGATTGCGTCGTACCGCGACCCTCAACTTATTCCCACTGTGGAAGACTGTTTGGCAAAAGCCCGGTACCCCGAGAACCTGTTTTTCGGCATCGCGTGGCAGCACGGGCCCGAGGAAACGTTGCCGGAAGAATGGTTTTCCAACAAGAAACATTTTTCCATCGTCGACATACCCTACAAGGAATCCGAGGGGGCATGCTGGGCACGCAACAAGCTCCAGCAAAAGTACAACGGCGAAAAGTACACCTTGCAACTCGATAGCCACCACCGGTTTGTGGAGGATTGGGACGTCCTCCTCATCGAGTGGCTGACCAAGCTTCAGAAAAAAGGGTTTCCGAAGCCTTTAATCACGTCGTACCTTCCGTCGTTTGACCCCGAGGACGACCCGGGCTCCCGTATTGATTTTCCCTACGAGCTCCGTTTACTAGAGTTTAGCGAGAAGGGGGTGTTGCTCCTGAAACCGCACAAGTTGAGAAAATGGGAAGAGCGCAAGTACCCGGTACCCGCACGTTTCTATTCGGCCCATTTCTGTTTCACCCTCGGTCTTTTTTGCGAGGAGGTGCAACACGACCCCCACCTCTATTTCCATGGGGAGGAAATCTCCATCGCGGTCCGCGCCTTTACCCACGGATATGACCTGTTTCACCCGCATCGCGTCGTGGCGTGGCACGAGTACACGAGAAAGAACAGGATAAAGCACTGGGAGGAAAACCCGGTATGGCAGGTCCGTGACCTTGAATCAAAAAATCGATACCAGACCCTGCTCGGTGTGGACGGCGTTCCGCGTGTCCACCTGGGACAGTACGGTCTCGGCAAAGCACGCACGCTGTGGGACTACGAAGCGTACGCCGGGGTCTCGTTTGCCTACCGGGACGTGGACGAGACGTGGCGCCCTTGAAAAAAAAGTGATGCCCGCTACGCTCTTTTTTTCAGAAAGAAAATAAAAAAACATGTTTGGTCAGTGAAAAAATAGTAACCTTTTTTTTAATTTTTTTCGCAGAAAAATGTCCAGGTTGTCCAGGCTCCCCGACGAATTGTTCCGAAAAATTTTTTCGTACGTCAAGATTGCGGTGGTTGTGCCCGTGGAATATCATTACAGTGCGGACCACGAGGTATTTCAAAAGGAATATTTTCCGGAACGCAAGCTTCGTGTACACAAGTGGTTTTCTTCCGAGGGTTATCTGGTTCGTATCGAAAAATACTTTATGGATTCGCCCAAGAAATATGTGAGCTACACAATGCGCAAGGAGATGTGGATATGGCACGATGGGAAATTTTTATGCGGGTATTCTCGGAACAGCGTGGAGGAGCCCATGAATCGTCATTGCCGGCTTCCTCCGTGTTTGGAAAAACAGTACCGTTATTTTGGAATCAGCATAGTCGCATCATAGTTGCTTTATTTACGAAACAAGCATGCATCCCTTCCGAAATAATAGAGAGACGACATAAAGAGGCGATTGTACGCAGTACACTTTTGGACCCATTTTTTTTTAAAAACATTGACGACTCTTTAAAATATTTCTATTTAAAGACAACCACTGTATTAAATAAAAATGAATGATCCATTTAAAGATTTACATGAAATGATGGGTGGGGAGGAGCCTGTAGAAACAGAGAAAGATAAATCGTCTCGCGGGTGTCGTCATGAGAATACGGTGATGGAGGGGGTTACGTCGGTGTGTACCGATTGCGGGATGATGATGAACAAGGAGTTGAGCTTTGAGAAGGAGTGGCGGTATTACGGGATGATGGATACAAAGCATTCTTCTGACCCGAACCGGTGCAATATGCGGAGGTCGGAAGACAAGACCATTTACAAGGATGTAGAAAAGCTAGGGTTTTCCGACAAGATTGTGTCGGCAGCGAATGTAATTTACGAGCAGGTGACCCAACAGCGCATTTTTCGTGGCAACACGCGGAAAGGGATTATTTTTGCGTGTATTTTTCACGCCTACAAATCCAATGAGAATCCGCAGAGTTGTGAACGGCTGATTGAGATTTTCGAGATGGACCGAAAGGTGGCGCTCAAGGGCCTTAAATTCGTCAATCTGAACGCGCCCAAGGACAGCTCGTTTCGGAATTTCCAGATCAGCACGGAACATCTCATTCGGGAGATTATGCAAAAGTTTCACGCGACATCTCATCATATCGAAGAGGCGCTGAATATCTACCAGTACATCCAGGACAAGTCCTCCCTGCTAAACCGGTCACGCCCCCAGTCGGTCGCGTGCGGTGTCGTGAGGTTTTACATTGCGAGGAAAAACCCTGATATTTCCATGGAATTCTTTCGCACCAAGATCCAGTTGAGTGAACTGACCATTTCGCGTATCGTCAAGGAGATTGGGCGCATCCTTGAGAACAATCCACACACATTCCAGACGCTGTCTTGTACCAAAAAAGCCGAGGCGATTCGTTTTTTTCCTACTAACAACAACGCATGAAAAGTTAATTTATTTTCTTGTCTAGGTAGTAGAGAGTAGAAATAAATGCAAGACACTATTTCGAAGCACATTGCCGAGGTTCTGGAAGAGCGAAACGTATTTTACCACACCGTACAGTTTCCCGATGAGAACACCATCAGTGTTCGCATCCACCGGGACAAGATTGTCCGGATTTCTCGCAAATGTTTTTCGGATCATGGTATCCGAAACAAATCCAAGAGGTGGTACCGCCATCTTACCGACAAGATTGACTTGTCCCTCACCAACTGCCGAGAAGAATGGGTGGTATATGTAGAAGAAAGCTGTCGCTTGGACGGTATGGACATGATGGGGGTCAAGGTACACCACGTCTATGACCACGTGGGAAACGGTTTTAGCTGTTTTGCGACCCCGTCCGAGATGGAGGCGTTCCAGCAACGTCATGGGGAGACCATCAAGGAGGTCCATCGTATGAATCAGGTGAAAGCCACGGTCAAGGCCAATAATGAAAAACAAACGTTGGGTCCCTTTCTCCAAAGGATTGGAAAACTCAACGGTTCCAACAAGCCCACCTCTCCGAACGTTCACATCTTTGTGGTGGATACTGGTATTCTTGCCAGTCATCCAGACCTCAACGTCAACAAGACGCTGGGAAGGAATTTCACCTCCAAAGACCCAAAAGCGTGGAACGACGACAATGGGCACGGCACGCACGTCGCCGGTATCATTGGAGCGGTCAACAACAATATCGGAATGATGGGTGGGTCGCCCTCCGCCAATGTCATTCCCATCAAGGTGCTTAATAAACAGGGAAGCGGGTCTTATTCGGACATTATCGCCGCCATCAATTATATCGCGGACTGGAAAATTAAAAACCCGGCTCTCCCCGCGGTGCTCAACATGTCGTTGGGTGGTCCTCCCTTTAAACCCCTCGACGATGCTATCAACGCCATTATCGACAAGGGTGTATCCGTCGTCGTCGCGGCGGGCAACGAATCCACGGATGCCCGCTATTCGAGCCCTGCAAGAATCGAAAAAGCCATCACGGTGGGTGCCTACGACGTGGCCACCAACGCCATGGCGTCCTTTTCCAACTACGGTAGCGTCATTGATATTTGGGCGCCCGGGACGTACATCGACAGCACCTCTTTAAACAACAGCTATCGAGTATTGAGCGGTACGAGCATGGCGACACCCGTGGTCACAAGCGTGATTGTCAACATCCTCTCGCAACCCCAATATACCCTTTACACCCCCCGGCAAATCAAAGACGTCATGATAAACTTTGCCAAAAATCCACAAAATTACGACAAGACGCCCGCGAGTAATCCACCTATCCGATTGTCGAGGAGCGCCGTACTTTCCGGCACCACCAACACGCTGGGAGTCTACATTGGGAATATTTAAAAAATTGAACCATGATTGGATTTGGCTTTCCAGACAGTAGCAAAAGCATAGCAAAGCAAAACAATGAATCCTCTGGAAACCAACAACGAAAACGAAAAGACTCGCCCCAAGAAACGGCCTACGCTCATCACGATGAATCCGAGTCGTAACAAGGCAACCTCCACCAAACCTCGCTTGCCCAGCGCCTCCAGAAGCGAACGAGGTGCGCCTGTTATGACCGTCGAGGAATACCTCCATTACCTTGTGTCACGCAAATAAAGAAGTCAACACCTCCCACTTATTTTTTCATACGACTATGAAAAAACTAGATTCGTGTAATTACGGTATCAATCGGAAATCACCACCTTTTGTACCTCGAGATGTTTTCGGACCTCGACGTGCTCCATCTCGGTTTCCGTGTCGTGCTGGTAGATATCGACATGCGTTAGGAAAATCTTGCGACAGCAGTACCGTGTGATACGATACGCCTCGAAAAATTCGACAAAGGGTATCTGTTCTTCTGGGAGATGCTCATGCTTTTTTTTGAATAAGGCGAGCTCGATTTCAAATTGGCCAATGACCTTGTTGCATGTAAAACAACGTACGGGAAGCATATTGTTTTTGTTTTATTTTCGGAGAGTGTGTTTATTTTCGAAACATCATTTTTTCTTTGCTTCAGCCTTTGCCTTTGCTTGCGACTGCGCTCACGACTGTGGTTGCCTGTGGCACAGGAAGACAATTAAGTGGATTGCTCGGGTCTTGGTTCACCGCGTAGATCTGGTTGGTACGGGGCATCGACCCGCCGACCCAGGGAACGGGAAGTCGGGGACACGGCGGTTCCTTTTTCTGCTCCACGGTGGGAGGGGTGAGGAAACAAACGTTAGTGGTATCGATGGTCCGAATCGAGGAATACGACATTTTATGTACGGAAAAAAAAATGTTTTTTTTTTCATCAATAATCTTCATCCTATTTTAATATATTTCATTACACATCTTTTGCCAAGGATGATAAATTCATCTTTTGCGTCTGAAACGTCTTTAAAAAATCGTCGCTGTGAAAGGGAACATTGGGCTGGGGTAGCAGGTTCTGGTTGATCCAGTTCTTGAGACCAAAATTACAGTTCTCAATCTTGAGCCGGAGCATGTCGTCCTCGGAAAACCATTTGGCCATCTCAATCTCATTCTTATCCTGAATGGCGATTTCAGTAGGGAGGTCGATGGTACGCATCGTCACCAGAAAATACACATTGTTGCGAAATCGAATCTTTTTCTTGAGCGGGTCGGTAATGACGATTCCTGTCTCTTCCCGGAATTCACGGAGCGCCGTTTCTTCCTCGGTCTCTCCTTTTTCCATGTGTCCTTTGGGAAACCCCCATTTATGAGATTTCACACCGTGAACGAGCAAGTATTTTTTGGCGTCGGTGTCATAACAAATAATTCCACACTTTTTCATCGTCGTCGTGTTTCTATTCATTTCAATCCTTTAGATTATTATTCATTTTTTTTTTCGAATTTTTTCGACTCTTTTCCTAGAGATTGTCGGTATAAGAATAGAGTACGCCTAAACAAATCAAAGGATGCAACTTATTATTGATTCACGAGAGACGAGGCTCTTACAGGACCTCACGGCGACCCATACAACGTGTGAAAAAGAGTATTTGGCACTTGGGGATATTATTTTTAAAGACAAGGACACTGGGCAAGAAATCATTATCGAGAGAAAAACATGGGCGGATTTGTGGTCGTCCATTCAGGACGGCCGGTACCGTGAACAGCGTAGCCGTTTGGTGGAATGTCGCGACTCGTCTTTGTCGTCCAACATTGTGTACCTTATCGAGGGGTCTTGTCGGTCTTTGAATAGTGTCGAGGCGTCGGAAACGTGTCGTCGGGCCCTTGTCAGGCTTCAGGTGGCGTACCGCATCCCCGTCGTCATGACCGGATCAATGGAAGAGACGGTGGAATGGGTTCGATGGTTTCACGAGAAAGAAAAACTTGGTATATTTCTAAAAACCTGCGACGCCCACGAAGAACGCGTCGAGAGCATCCAGTCACGGCTCGGGAACCAGAAATCGTCCATTCAGAACCCCAAGACCATGCTCGTGACCTTTCTTCGGTCCATCTCGGGGGTCTCGTACGCGGTCGCATCAACGATTGCGGAACCGTTCGATTCGTTAAAAAATATGGTGGAACGGCGTGAAGAACTCGCGACGATGCTTCCTCTTCTCGAATATACGACACCGTCCAAAAAACAGAGAAAAGTGGGTCCCAAGCTCGCACAAAAAATTATTTCACTTCTTGGTTGATATTTATACAGGATAAAAATAAGCACATATGAAAAAATAATATATTGCGGGTAGATAGCAAGATAGAAAAATGTGTCTCGATAATGATACGTGTTGCTACTGCCCTTGTGCCAAATATCGATTTGCTGGGTCTGTACCTGCCTGTGAAATCGCCGCCGTGTACCCCTTTCTCGGGTCTGCCGGTGTCGCCGGTGCCTACTTCCCTTACGCCCCGTACTCTTACCCCTACCTGACTCCCCTCCTTATTACGCTCGCCGTAGACCGTTCCTGTTTCAGGAGGAACATTCGTGACATCAACCAGGTCGGCTACCCCTGGTGCTAGATTTTTTTATTATAATTTATTATAATACATGGATTCGAGCACGTGTCGCTTCGGTTCTTGTTTGATGGACAGCGTGTTGTCCTGTACCGAGAACGGCTTCTCCACCACAATAATTTCTTGTGGGATTTCGTGATTCTGAAACCCCTGCGACTGTAGATGTACCCGTATGTTTTGAAGGAGGTCGTTATTGTCAAAAACGCGCGAGGATGCGGAAAGAAATAGCACCGCCTTGATATACGGTTTGCCATTACCAATGATGGCCACCTGCTCCACATTCTTCATCCCCAACAACGTTTTTTCGATATGAGTGGGATCCAAGAACTTTCCCGTAGGCGATTTCCATAATCCGGTTTGACGGTGCCGGAACACGAGGCGTTGTGGTGAGGACTTGTCACTGCGATAGTCACTGCGATAGTCACTGCGACAGTCACTGCGATAGTCACTTTGGTGGACGCCCATCACGTCCCCGGTGCGAAACCATCCATCGTCTAAAAATTTATCCGGCGGTCTCCACACCGAATTGTCGGGGCCGAGATAGCCCTGGCACACGCTGGAACTCTTGAGTTCGAGCTCCCCTGTGGTTTTATGAACTCTCACGAAAACACCATCGAGTGGTGACCCACAGCTGGTACCGAGGTTTGGGTCCACGGCGTCCTCCAGGGAAGAAAGGGATATCATGGGTCCCGTTTCCGTGAGGCCGTAGCCCTGGAACACGGGAATATTCCACCGGTCCCGATAAAACGAGAGGGTCGTGGCATCGATGGGTGCGCCACCGACCGATATGTAGTTTAGTTTCGAGCCCAGCATGGCGCGTTTTTTCACCACGTCAGGAATGAACCAGTACCTTTTGGCGACCTGCTCCACCTTTTCGAGGAAGCGGGGCACCGTGAAAAGAAGGGTAGGTTTGCTTCGACGCATTTCTTGGAGGAGATACCGTGGGTCCTTTTTATCCGGGATGACAAGGGACGCGCCTCTCGACATGAGGAACAACAGTTCGCACACGAGCCCGTACGAATGAAACCACGGAAGAAAGGCATAGCTATGGTCCTCATGGGAGACGACATCCTCGGGAATGCGTTTTCCGACCATGTCGAGGTTGCTGACCACATTGGTGTGCGACAGGAGGACGCCTTTGGGTTCGCTCGTGGTGCCCGAGGTGAAGAGGATGGTGGATAACCCGTCTTGTAATGACAGCGGTAATGCCTGTGGCGCTTGCAAACTGCGGGTATTTTTATTCTTGTCGTGTGGCTGTACGAGATTCCGGATGGCCTCCACGGTCGTCACGGGCAAATCCGGAGAGACAGGGACAAAGGTGGCGTCGTGAGCGCTCACGGCCAACATGTCTGTCACAAATCCCACCGAGTTGTACCCCTTATACAAATAACGGTGATTCGGAAGGAGTCCTTGTTGGTGGAGTTGTTGGCGTCGTTCCAGGACGTTTTGTTCCATGTCGGCGTACGTCCATGTTCTTCCCGACTGTACAAGAAAGGGACGTGACGGATACCGTCGTGCCGTGGTCTGGAATACCCCGAATATTGTTTTCATTGGTATTTTTTTTACATTTCATGTCTCGCTTATATCATTTTACACGCGAAACGGCACAGGAGAGGATAGGATAGATAAAATAGTTTTTTTTTCACGGGAATAAAAAAACACAATGAAAGTAGTGGAAAACCGTTGGGTAAAACCCTTTGGGACCGGTATTTCCTGTATCGACACCGTCGACGGCGAATGTCCTCGGGGACTATCGCTGGAGGAATGCGTACAGAAATGCGAGGCGTCTCCTTACTGCAACGCGGGGTACCACGTTTCCTTTCGAGACATCCCGCTCGAGAGCTACTGCGCTCCCCTCAACACGATTTTTTACCAAAACGCCAACTTTCTGGACAATCTCATTTCTGCCCAAAACAAGACACGGCTGTCGGTCGACAATGGTATCGACGTGCGTGTGTTTTATAATCCCCAACGTTTTCCCGACAATATGAACCTGATGGACACCCCCTACCTCTTTTTTTCCAACACATGCTTTCTTGTACAGGACCGAGGCGCGCTCGGAAAATATTACCTTCACTCGGATTTCGTCTTTTACCCGTTGCCTGCCACCGCCATGTCCGTCGTTCTCGGTCAATCAGGAACCCTTTTGACGGATTTCGACCTTCGTATCACGACTGCGTCGGAACTTTATTTTATCAAAAACAACGAATTCTCGGTGCTTTTCTATGATAGGAACACCCACACATTTTCCTGGACGCCCTATTCGGGAACGCCCTACAGCTACGCGTTCCGGGACCACTCTCCCGGGTTTGTCAACGAGAAGGAGGGGTTCCAGCTCTACAACGTGAAGCACGAGCAATACCTTTCCGTCGACCCTTCCACCAACAAGATGGTCTGGTCCGCGGACAAACCAGCCTACACTTTTTCCTTTGAACTGGACACGACGAGTCGCGTCAACCAATTCTCGCGTACCCGGTGGAACGACGTCCCGCGCGTGTTTCCTGATTTCTGGAATTTTGTCAATGAGAAACAGGTGCCCCAGTTCCTCTGTGATAATTTTTCCAATTGCACGGTGCGTACCGCCTCCCTTTTACAAACCAAAGGTGCCTGGACCATCACCGTCCTCATGGCGGTTCTCACCGGCACCCTCCTCTTGACTGTCCTTGTTATTTTTGTAATACACGGACCAACAAAACGAGGGACACCAAAAAACAAAATACCGACGCCATCATGAAGGAGTGTGAAACAGGGGAAGCACGGTAGGGGTAGGTGTACATGACCTGTTGCAATTCGGGTTGGGAACTCCCGGTAAACACATTGCTGGGGAGGACGCGCATCGACACGCCCGCCTGGATGCATTCGAGCATGGACTTGTTGTCGCTGGTGTTTTCGGAAGGGATGCAGAGGCCTGTTTCGGTGAGGCGGAAGAACTGCCCCCGAGGTTTCTCGGGAAAGACGTAGAAAAAAAGGTTCAAATTGTTCCACAAAACATCATAACAGGAAACACGCTTGTTGTCCTGGGAAGGCAAGAATGGGTAGTCGGGTAGGGTCGGACATTCGTCCTTGTCGCACAGGATGAGACGGATCATCCGAAGCGTAAACTGGTCGTTATGGACATATAAAAGACGAGTCCCCGGAACCGGGTACGAGTACACACCGAATCCAAACGAGTTGGTAAAGGTTTCCCAGGACGAATAAAACGAGTTGCCGTTCCTAAAAATGGACACTTGTTTCGTCTCCAATGGATACGCCGTATTATTATTCCGTACGGCGACGGTCGCAAAACCGCGGTTGAGCGATGGCGAATATTTTCCGTTAAAGCCCCACATGGTCGTGTGGAGTACCCAGTGCGTTTCGAGACGTTGTTTCTCCGCGTCCGTGATGTTGGAAACGTCATCCCAGAACCGGGCATGAAATCGGTACTCGTCTTTTGTCCCCAGGAGCGGGGGCTGGAGGCGGTACTGTGGCGGGGACCCGTGGTTATCCTCGCGAGAAATCCACAGCTGGACAGGAAAATAAACATCAAAATTCTGCAACATGAATATTTTTATTGTACACAATACAATAAATGAAATGGAATCCTTTTTCAATTCGCACGTCGTTAACTGGGCCCCCATAACCTACGTGTTTTCCAACCTTCGGACATTCCACAACAACCACGCGTACATGGACAATTACGACACCGACCATACCAAAACCACGGTATGCCTTGAAAACTGTACCGAGTTTCCCGATCCCCAACCCTGTATCGATTACTGTCGCGCTGTCCAAAATACGTGGGAACAATCCAATACCGTGGACCCTCTTCGTTTGTGTAGAGATTGGCAGTGCTGTAAACAACTGTCCGGGACGAATGACTATGCCTACATCCATTGCATGGAGGCCGTCCGGTCAAAAAAAACGCACCGGGATTCCTATGGACCCTTTATCGTGTCGGTCCTTATGGCCATGACGTTTGTGCTGATTTTTTTTTCTTTCCTGTACAGAATAAATAAATGTACGTGAATCCCACCACTCATCCTCTTCAAACGTTTGTCCTATCTTCGTCAAGTGCCTCCACGTCACCGACATCACCGACGTCTCCGACCACTACATCGTCGCCTACACCGTCCCCTACGCCTAGTACCAACGAGGACATTACCGGCGTTTTGGAAAAGATCATCACGGTCCGTGCAGACTATTCCGGGTACGACATGAGTGTTCTTCCCGCTGAATTTGAGCCACAAAAAAAAGAATGGAAAGCATGGCTCGTCGACGCGGTGGACCAGGGCTCGTGCGGAAGCTGTTGGAGTTTTGCCTCGGTGGGCGCGCTCTCGGACCGTTTCAATGTTTTGATGCGGAAACGTTTTCTTCCCCAAATGTTGAGCCCGCTTCTTCCGACGGTCTGTAACGACGTTCTGACGATTGCGCTAGAGGACAATCCCGAACATTTGGAAACCGTCAAGAACCCGTTCCGTCTCTCGGCGACCACCCTCGAGAACCTCGCGTGCCACGGCAACTCGCTGGTGACGGCCTGCTACTATCTTTTTTCCCAGGGAACGACGACCGACGAGTGTATCTCCTACTCGTCTCGATACGCGGTTTTTGTGAATTACAAGATAGCCGAGCTGAATTGGGGGTTTCCTTTCCAAAACTCGGTGTATTTTCCTCGGAGTGTGGGAAAGGCCATCTATGACTATACCAATTTCAAGGAGGACCAGAATAAGGGTACGTGTGGCTTTTACAACCAGTCTTCCCAACGACCCTTTGCGTTTTGTAATGACTACATCCGAATCAACAGCACCAAAAACTACGGGTCCCCCCAACAGCACTTCCAGGCCCTCGTCATGTATCAAATACAGGGTGTCGTTCAGGACAATCGACAGCTCATGATGGACATCTTCAAGTGGGGCCCCGTCTGTTCCGCGTTTACCGTGTACGACGACTTTTACGATTTTGACCCCAAGACAACGGCGGTATATATTCACGACCCTGCGAGGACCAATGTCGTCGGTGGACACGCCGTGGAAATCGTCGGGTGGGGTGTCCACGGGTCCACCCCGTTTTGGTGGATCAAAAATTCGTGGGGACCCGAGTACGGGGAAAACGGGTACTTTCGATTCCTGCGAGGCAGTAACCAGTGCAGTCTGGAAAGCAACGTCGTCAGCATGCTCCCCAACCTTTTTTTCCCTCTGGACCGTGTTTCCTTCGTAGAATACCTGGAAGCCTCGCTTCAACGTCTCGGTATTTTTACGGTGACCTATACGCCGTGGTTTGAAGATTTCCAGATAAGGGTGGCCAAGACGTTTGAACCAAACGCTCCTTTCCATTACCCACAAGTGACTGTTCGTTCCGCTCCCTTTATGCAACAACGGTTCCCCTTGCTGCAATTCCACGCGCTCTCCCGTATCGGATACCTCAACAGCGATACGCTCTCCCCCTCTGGTTACAACAGCGGGATATACAGAACGATGCCGGGTCTTTACGTCGGCGTTCCCTTTGTATTTTTTCCCTTTACGCGTGAGTTTTTCGCCGGAATCGTACCCTCGACTGCCCCTAAAAACAGCAAGTTTCACCTCGGAAAATGGACGTGGACACTTTTGCTTCTCTTGCTCATGATATTGCTCGTCGTGACCCTTTTGACGAGGAAATGTAATGTGTGAAGAAAAAGACATTTCAAGTAGAATTTAAAAAATTTTTATAAAAATTTTTTAATTCAAGATTACATTCCTCTTCCTTTTGTGTTTAGGCAACGACGGTCGTCGGTTCTGCAAGAGGAGGAGTATCGACACGCCCTTCCCTCTTTTTATTTTTGGGCTCCGCCTCGGTGCTCGTACCGGATGTACCCGTGGTGGACCGACGATTCGGTGAAGAAGGTTGTTGCAGTTCTTCGAGCTCCTTGGAGAGCTCTTTTTGAAGGTCCTCCCTGGATAATGTCTCGGTGACGGGTACCACCTCTCCAGAAGTCCCCTCTTCCTCGTCGTCCCCGTCCACCGGTTGCATCGTTTGGAACATGTTGAGAATGGTACCCACCATCGGTCCCAGGGAAGCGACCGAAGAAAACGCTGCCGCCGCGGTGTTTGTGCTCTGGTTTTCTGCTGGCGTCCGTGGGGCGCCGGTCATGTCCATGGACACGCCAGACGGCACGGGTAAAGGAACGGGGCGGGGGTTGGCACGAGAGGTAGGCCTCTCTGCTTCGTCAGGAAAGGACGGAGGGACACCGAGTGTCTGGCTAAAAAGCTGGTCGTGCTTCTCCAGCACTTTTTGCTGGTAGAGGATATGATTCGTGAGGGAATGTTGTGCACTCTGGACTCCTTGGATTTGTCGGTTCATGTAGTAATAAAATAAACCCAAAAGGACGATAACACAAGCTCCCAGAAGGATAAAGGTCCAATGTTCTTGCATTTTTTATACAGTTTCTACTTTTTTTAAATCGACATGTAATAAAAAATGGGTTTTAAAAAAATCGTCTTTGCCCTCGAGCTCGTCGGTTTCACAACGGCCTACGTGCTTTCGTATACGCTCCCCGAGTGGAGCAGTGTTTCGGTATACGGAGTGGTTCTCCTCTCCTACTTTGTGGTCCAGTCCGTCACGTCAGTCTTGAACGACCGTATCATGCACCGGTTGCCTGCGACTGTTGTTGAAAAAACCGACGACGACGGCGATGAAAAAGACACCACCAGCGACCTGGACACCGTATCCCTCGATATCCCCACCGTCCGTGGCGTGCAAAATACCCTCGACAATAAAAAAGTGGTTCTTTTGGTCGTGGGCCACCGGGAGAACCCTGACTATTGGAAGAAATGCCTCTTGTCGGTTTGTCGCCTCGAGACGTCGAATCTGCGCAAGGTTTATTTCTATATCGATGGGAACGAGGAAGCGGACCTTTATATGTACGACATGGCGCACACCCTCCTCACCGAGCACCAACCGCCCGATTTTCCACCCGTCGACATCTTCCGTGCCGAGAAACGAGGCAAGCGGGGTGTTCTGTATACGGGAATAGAGAGGGTCCGGTACGAATTCCACCAGGAAGAACAAGACATGCTCGTTGCCGTCACCGATTCGGACACCGAATTATCTCCTCTATCCCTGGTGGAGCTTGAAAAATGTATGCTCTCTCATCCGAAAAACGGATGCGCGACCGGATTCCTGCAGATTTACAACATGGAGGATGGCATCCTCCCGAAACTCATCAACGCTCGATACCACTACGCGTTTGGTCTCGAGAGGTCGTGCCAGTCCTACTTTGGGTGCATGACGTGTTGTAGCGGGCCGTTGAGTATATACAAACTCGGGGCACTAAAAGAAACCATCATGCAGCGTTTCATCACACAATCCCTGGCCAAAGTGCGTTGCGAGCCCGGCGACGACCGCCACCTCACCAATCTCGTCATGAGCCAGGGCTACTTTTCACGACAGACATCGTTTGCGGTGGCATCGACCGAGGCCCCCGAGACCATGATGCGTTTCCTGCTACAACAGTTGCGATGGTCCCGGTCTTTCTATCGAGAAATCAAGTGGCAGCTGGAATGTCTGGACCACCAGTCGTATTTCCTCGGGTTTACCACCGTCTACGAATCTCTCTTTCCCTGGTTCATCCTCGTGTGGATGGTCATTCTCCTCTATACCCCGCATCCGCAGCGTGTGTACGTTCACGCCCTCCTCCTGTCCGCAGGTATCATGCTGGTCCGTACGCTCTTGCTGTTTCTTCGTTTCCGACAGTCCACGATTTTTTACAACCTCTTGTACTACCCCGTGTATTTCCTGTTCCTTCTCCCGACCAAAGTATTCGCCGCCGTGACTCTCCTGAACAACACATGGGTGACGCAGAGCCGAGACACCAAGACCCTTACGTGTTCCCCCGACGCCCTCTATTATTTTGTGTTTATCGGTGCGTGGCACCTGTTTTTGCTAGGCGGTATCGCGTCGACCGTCTACCGACTTTTCTAGCTTTTCTAGACGAGACGAAACAACTGGAGGTACTGTGGGGTCTGGGTGTAGGGGTTTTTCCGGATAAAGAACCTTTCCATGGGGTGGACGAGGAGGTCCGAGTAGGGCGGGAGCAATAGATTTTGTTCCCGGTACGCCCCTTCGTCGAGGTTCCGGAGGGGAGACCCGGGGTCAATGTTGTCATCGCTGTTGACGGGTACGTCGAACGAGGTAATCAGGAGATAGGTCGAACCGCTCTTCAGGATATTCCGGAGGAAATCAAGCGTCGTGGATTCCTTGAGATGCTGGGTGCATTCTTTCGAAAACACGAGGTCGTACTTTTTAAGTGGGTACACCGACACGTCCCCCTGGAAAAACGTCAGCGACGGGTAATTTTTCTTGTTCTGTTCGACCTGGTCCTTCACAATGTCCATCCCCGAGTAGTCCAGTTGGGGAAATTCATGCACCACGCGTTTCATCCACGAAAACAGACCACAGGGCGCGTCAAGCATGGTGTTTACCCGGTACTTTTTCAGCACCTCCATTAGCGCATCGCGGTCCTCCTTTGTATTCTCTTCGAGCGACCCCTCCCCGTTGGGGTGGTCCGAACCCCAAAGGTTGCGTCGGAAAATATCGGTAAACGACTTTTCACGGTCGTACTGTTCTTTCTGTTTCTTTCCGTTCCGAACAATCAAGTAAATCACGAGCGCGAGGACGAGGACCGTAATGACGAGCACGAGAGAAACGGTAATCCACAATCCCATTATTATTTTTTTATCATGAAACAAAATAAAATTAAAACCAACAAAATAATTGTGGTCCATAAAAATATCCACGACGACCCCTGGAATGTTTTCATTTCCATCGTGTCCTGGTACAGTTCAAAACGCGCCTGGTCCTCCTCATACTCGAGACCCCATTTCGAATACCGAAACGAGAACAAGGGGATATCCGGAATGTTACAAACGTACTTGACCATCATTCCCTGTATAAGCGCATCTCCCCATCGATACTTGAAGATACCCCCACTCCTGTCTATATAGGTCAGGTATTTGAGAACTTTGGGTTGCTGATACAGGGAGAGGTCGACCACGAAAAAATTGTTAAACGGAACCACATAGAACTCCTTATCGGATTCGGGAGGGCATTGGATGTTTTGGGTTTCACAAAATTTGGAAAAGAATTCATAGAAAAATTGGGAAAACGTCTCGCTCTCTTTCTGCAGGATGCGTGCCTTGTACGGCTCCTGTGGAGAAACGCTTCGGAACAACAAGGGAAGATTCTCCAGGGGGAAGGAATCGTCGTCGAGCCGCATCATCTTTCTGTATTTCCAACCGAGGAGCTGGGGATAAACGAGCATCGCGTAGAATCGGCACATGTGCCGGTACCCCATATCCCGCCAGCCGGGGATGTCCGAGGTCTTGATGGAATCCTCCACTTCGGATTTGGAGAGCCATGACGGAAACTGGAATTGGATGCTGTGAAAAAAGACGGGGAAGCGTTTGGCAACCTTGGCCGCCTTTAAGGCGTGCTCCGTGGTCATGTCTCCCTCGTGGAAAATATGGATATCGACTCTCTCGTCGTCGGGGTGAAAATGGTCCACAAAATAGGATAAACTCATATGGAACAAATCCATACGGTTCTGGACGTTTTCACGAGCAAATCCAAACTGATTTGTCATGGTGAATTTCTTGTTTTGCACGAGATAAACAAGGGCGTTGTCATGGACTTTACCCTTGAACGTGGTGGAAGAAATAGAAAGCATTTTTTTTAATGTTGGTAAAAAAAATAAAAATGTTTTGTTCAATATATGGTGGAGACATCTTGGACATGTCTATAACCAATTTTTTTTACAAGAGTAAAAAAAAAGAATGACAACGTGTACAAGGGGTATTCACGGGATATTCGCTACAACAAATATTTAAGGAAAGGAAGTGGTATTGATGCTCGACACGGGGTTGACGCGGTCCGCGGTGAGCTGGATTGAGTTGCCCATATTGAGGTTGTTGATCTTTGCCTGCTGGAGGGCCTGGAGGTTGGCCACGGGCGTATTGACGGGAAGAGGAAGCGCCACACCACCAAACGTGTCCTTGGCACCACCCAGCGACCGCATCTGCAACTCGGCGGTTTGTTGGGAGGTGACGTTGCCCACACCGGCAATGACGTTGATGGCACCGGTGCGGAGGCTCGTGGCCACATTGACCGACGGCCTGAACCACACGTTGCTACTCGCATCGCTGGAGGGGTTGCAAGGGACGCAGGGGACATCGCCACGGATGGGGTCCCCCTGGCCCTGGAGGCGGTTGCGCTGGAGGGCGAAAATAAAACGGTCATAGTTGGTGTAGATGTTGGGATTTTCTTGGGCTGTCGCTCCCCCTGCCATCGTGGGCACCGGGAGCTTGTTGGCGACCTCGTCTCCCTGTTCCTTTTGTTTCTGGTAGATTTCGTCGTACTGATAGGGGGTGTTACCCTTGAAACTGGCCTGTTCAAACCCTTCGCGGAGCTGTGGCTTTTCCACGCGGTCCGCCATCATGAGGGGGTCGTTGGCGCGCGTGCCCAGATATTTCTCTTCGGGAAGGTTGTACTTGACAAACGAATTGTAGCCCTCGGAGTTGAAGCGGGGGGAGAGGTACGGCTGGTAGGTGCCGGGAACGGTGTACGTGGGAGGGACCATGGTACGGCCCGCGGGGACTTTGCCAGCAAAGGCGGAGCGGTCCATCGAACAAGCGCCCGCCGAGCATGAGCCAGAAGAGCCATACCCAGAACCATAGTACTCGGTCGTGTCGATGGGGTTCTTGTTCGCATTGGGCATGTGGATGGCGCTACGGTACGAGGCGTGGGCCTCGGAACTGGGAGGCGCGAGAGAGTTGGAGAGGAGCTGGCGGTTCGAGGGCGTCATGATGCTCGTGTTGATGATAGGGTTGGGGTTCACAAAGAGCTGGGACTGGTTGTTCTGGGCGACGCTCTGGCCGGTGGGTGCGTTGACCACGTCGAGCGTGGGAGAAAACATGGGCAATCCACCCCAAAAGTTCTCAATGAGGGGAGCTTCCCCACTGGTCACCTTGTAGAGAACAATTGCCAAAAGGATGGCCGCGCAAAACATGACAGTGTTGTTGTTGGTCGTCATTCTGTATTATTTTTTATTGACGGTATATTTTTTTTTTTTTTTTCAATTAATCTTGCATTTCATTAAAAACAAACCTTTTTGCCTTAAAGCCATAATTTTATTTAAATAAATAACCCATGGGAATCAAGAATCTTCATAATTTACTGCGCAAGATATGCCCTCGTGTGTACAACACGGTGCCTCTTACCAAGTATGCGTTCAAGAAGATTGCCATTGATTTATCCTTGTTTATGTGCAAGTACAAAACATCGTACGGCGCCTACTGGCTGGACGGATTTCTGCAGATGATTACGGTGTTGCGACACAACGACATCCATTTTGTGATTGTGTACGATTCGAAAGCCCCTCCTGAAAAGGATAATGAGCGAAAACAGCGTAGCGAGGCGCGGGCCAAGAGTCGTCTCCGCGTCGACAAGCTACAAGAGGCGTGGGAAGAATACCGGAAAACCCATGACGACAAGGACGTGGTGCTTCTCGAAGAATTCAAGGAACAAGACGAGGTCCTCTACACGTTTCTTCAAAAATTTATGGACGGTCACGAAGAAGGCGTGTCCCCCAGCAAGATTGGAAACGAGCTCGAGCGTATGCAACAGAGCCTCTTGAGCATCAAGGCCGAGGATTTCGAGCTCACCAAGGAGCTTTTTGCGATATGCGGGGTGCCCATCCACATTGCGACCGGAGAAGCCGAAAGAAGTTGTTCGGCCCTCAACTGCCAGGGCTTCGTCTCGGCGGTGCTGACTGACGACACGGACGTGCTCGCATACAGCGCGCCCACGATGCTGTGCAAGATTGATTTCCAGACCAATACGTGCATCGAGCTCGACTACCAAGAGATTTTGAGCGAACTCAAGCTCACCTCGGCTGAATTTTTGGACCTGTGCATCATGTGCGGGACCGACTACAACACGAATTTGCCCAAGGTGGGATGCGACAAGTCGTTCAAACTCATTCAGCAGTACCGGACCCTTGAAAATATCGAAGAAGCGTTTCCTCATTTTAATTACGACGTCCTTAATTACCGTCGCGTCCGGGAACTGTTTCTTGACCCGCTCGTGTTTGAACCCAACACCGTCCCCTTTTGTGATTTCCCCGACCAATCCAGGCTTTTTGAATTCTGCTTTACGCACAACTGCAGGACTGACCTGAACACCGTCATCAAGGCGTGCTGTACGAGCCAGTTCCACGAATTTGAATTTGATTCCGAACAAGACCAAAAACAAGAAAATAAAAAAAATCTTCTCCTCTTTCATAAATAAAATTTTAAAATGACAAACATGGACCCCCTGAAACAAACGGTCCTGGTTTTTTCCATCCTCATCTTTTTGCTCTTTCTCACTATTACGATTATTGCCTCGGTGCAGTACTCCAAGTACAAGATTGTGGACGGGACGGCCATCTGTGAAGAATTTTTCAACCGCTGTCTCTTGTCGTTCAACTATGAAAATACACAGGGACAGGTCCGCACCAAAACCTCCCCCATCGCCTACAATGAAATCAACCAGTCTGGGGTGTTTAACGTCAAGGTGGCCTTCCAACCACCGGTGAACAACGAACCACCGTCCAACTTTTTCGTCATCGGGTCTCCCTACCACGTGTTTCTCGGCACCAAGAGCATGGTGGTCATCTATACCATTCTGACGTTTTTGGCCCTCCTCATCTCGGTCTCGTTCCTGCCGGCGTTTTCTTCCTCCTCTTCTCCGAAGACCACGTCCAAGAAATAATAAACTTATTTAAGCACACATTCCAAACAAGAACAAAAAAAAACATGTACAAGAATTACGGTGATTATAACCAGAGCTACCCGATGCCTCCCTCGGAAGAACCCACCGTCAAGTATTCGTTCGATCTCATGTCGGGGGACGACTTAAAAGCGGTCCTCGGCAACGTGGAGATTATCATTGTGGACGCCTGGGCACCCTGGTGCCAGCCCTGTAAAAAGGCGGGTCAGAAATTCGAGGCCCTGGGAGAAAAATTCCACCGCTTCATCCGGGAAAAGAGGCTCCTTCTCCTCAAGGACAACATCGACCAAGAGGAAACGAGCTTTCACCGAAATCTGGTGGAAGTGGTTCCCACCTTTTTTCTTTATGTTCAGGGACAGCTCAAGGAGGTCATCACCGGCGTAGATTTTGACCACCTGGAGAATTTTCTCATCGAGTACTTCCAGCACACGCCTCCACCCCCTGCTCCTGTCGCCCCTCACCCCGACGAGTTTCATCGCTCCATGCCACAGATTAAACAAAAAACATCGTATCCTCCCAAGAACATGTAAATGTAATTTTCTCTTTTTTTTTATTTGGCCTACCAAAATAAAAAGTCTATTTACCGTATCAATGAATTTTTCAGAAACTTGTCAAACTCGTGATTGAAATCCTGCGTCCACATCGCAAATAGGTCCATATTGGGTGAAAGGCGTTCGGGGAACAATCTCGTCGCTAAATACAAAAGCTGGGTTACGATAGCCATGCTGTAGGGCTTGGACGGTACCGATGACTTCTCGATACAATCGGGACACAGGTGGGTCGACAAGAGGGGAAGAGGACAAGGAACGCCGCGTGGAGAAGAGGTGGAGATGGCCAGCCATTTCTTCCACTCGTTGTGAATCTCCTCCTTGGGTAAGTAGATGGGAAAACCCATAAGGTCTTCCCACACATGATGCTCCCAAATCTTGCACCGGAGGACGCTTTCAAAATGCTCAAAACGCTGGCGGATCCGTTGCAGAATCTCCCTTCGCACGAGGAGACCGTACCAGCTGGAAATCTTGTGGCTGTCTCCGGCCACCACATTCTTCTCGGTTGCAAGCCAGTACCGACGAAGCGTCATTTTCTTTTCCTCCAGCGACACCGTCGTCGAACCCACGTAAACCTTTTCCAGCATTTCCAGTTCCATCTCGACCACGTCAAAGGCAAGCGGTTTCACCACCACATCAAATCGGGGGGGATGCGATAGGGTCTGATGGGGAAAGTGAGAGTTGACCATGCGCCGGAAAAAATCGAGGGGCCCTTTGGTTTCGAGACCGGTCTTGGGCTCGTACATCATCCTCGAGAATTTCTTGTGCTTCCGGAGGAATAGCTTGACATGGGACAAAGAGTGAAAACGGTGGTTGTTGGTATAGGGGGAAGAAAAAAAGTTCATCGCCTGGAGGACCCGAAACGTATCCTGTTCCGTGAGCATTACTCCCAGGTCCAGGAAGATGGAGAGGGAACTAAACACCAAAGAAATCACGTCCTGGAGCCTGCAGTACCGAAATGGAGACGTGTTGTACACGTGCAATCCCCGGTGCACAAAATGACTCTTCTCAAAGTCAATCATCACGGGAACGAGCGTCGTCGACACCCGGATGCTCGACTGGGAGTCGAGGGGATACGTGATGACCCGGGGTTTCTTTTCTTGGACGACAATCACGTTCCATGGATAAAGGTCCATGTGAAGAAAGCCCATCGACTGTTGTGCCGCGTGAAGCGCCAGACACAGGAACAACCAGATGCGGACCAGTTCCTCAAAGCTCGGCCTCGATTCTTTCAGGAACGTTTCCAGCGTGGGACCTTCAATGTGCTGGAGCAGGGTCAGCCACTCCTTTCCTCGCTCCTCCGTGTGATAGGTGTACATGAAATGAGGCACCGACTCCGACAGATGGTTGAGGCCGGCAATGGCGGCGTAAAACGACGGGAGCTGGTTGTTCTTTGGCCTCTTTTTGCACGTCTTGGCCACAATGTCCGAATGATGAAAAAAGAGACGCTTCACCGTCGTGTTGCGCGTCTCCGTCATCATGGTCTGTTCCCTCTTGTCAAAAAAGGACGGGTCCTTCTGTAGCTGGAAGCGGATGTACTGGGCAAGGAGCCTGTTGGAAAAGAGCGAGTCTGTCGAAAAATGGGAAAAGAGATGGTCAAACAGAGGATTCGAAAGCATCCCCTGTTGGCGCGTTTTCCACTGTGTCACCCACGCTTTGATTTCCTGGTGAAGCATGTCGTCCAGGTGCCGTGGTGCGTATCGAATCTCCCCGTAGCTCTTCACCATGGACCACAACAGGGTTTCGAGATAATCGAGGATGGCGTCCCTGGACAGCGACGTCTTGGCAAACGATTGGGCGTTGGTTGCAATCTGTCGACACTCGTCGTCGTTTTCTTTGCACCAGCGAATCTTGTCGTAGACGTCCCCTGGTTTCGCGGGGTCGATGGGCACATAATGTTCCCAAGGAACGAGGCGGTCCGAGTACCACATCTTGTACTCGCAGGGGTACAAGAGGATAACCGACCCCGAGTAGAGTTCCAGCGAGAGGCGATAGGCGCACGAGTGTCCCGGGAGGTGCAAAATGTACTTGTAGCGCGCCTGTTCAAGGGGAGTGAGCGGGTCCACCAAGCTGAACGGCATCTGCGGAACGGAAATGGTCTCGAGGAATTTGGAATCCGGATGCTTCCGGGGACGAAGATTCCACTTGGTGATCCCGGCATCGAGGAACAGCACGCCGTCCATATCACGGCGTTGCCTGGCGGACTCGGCTGCAAAAAACAGGCGTGGATTATCGCTCACGGTGGTCCCCAACCCGGTCGAGGCGCCACGGAACACCGCCGTCGGTACTCTTTGGTCCCAGGGTACGGCGTCAAACTCTTCGGGTAGAGGATAGGTCGTAAACTCTTTTGGAAACATCCGCTTGTCATGCCAGTAGCTCACACGGCACCAGTCCTCCCACGTCGGTATGGAAATGTCGGCGTGGCGGTTCGTGGTCGTCATGCCCAGAATCGTCGCGTACCGGTCATACGCATGGGAAACGAGGGGAACACGGGGTCCAAAAAAGCTCTCGTACGACTCGTACCCGTCCCTCGTGAGCAACGGGAAATCCCTCTTGTTGAGAAAAAACGTCGCATTGGGAACTCGACGCTCTTTGACCAGCGTATCGAGCATATCCCGGAGCATGCAACACCCCGAATCGCCTTCCGAGATGGGAAACTCGAGGCGGACGAGACCATTGTTCCCATACCAAGACTTGATGTCCTTGTGCACCCTCGATTCGACAAACGCCTTGTCTTCTTGCTCGGCCACGTTGCGCATCATGTCCACCACCGATGCGAACCTCTTCTTGTTGACCTGGATGGAGGCGAACCATTCATTACTAAAACTGACCTTGCTAAACGGGAGAAAGACCTTGAGACCCTCGAAACCCGTCACCATCCGCACAAAGATGCCCTTTTTAAACTTCTCGGCAATGTACATAAACGTGTGGAACACGTCGTGGACACACGCCTCCTTGTACTTTGGCCATATGCCCTGAATGTCCGGAATGTCGTGCGGTGGCTTTCCCAACGGTGGAGACGGGGACGATTCCCAGGCTTCGAGGAACTGCTTGTAGTCTCCCGCGGTAAAATGGTTTTGTCGAAAAAACTTGTACAAGGGGTTTGTGTTTTGCTTGACCAGCATGGTTTCGGGGCGTGTATAAAAATAATCGGGATGCGTGGGCACCGTCGTCGTCGTTTCCATTCCTGTTTTATTTTCCGCAATAAAAAAGTTATTTCGTTGTTGTTTCATAAAGAATAAAAGATTGGACAGAATGGATTATCGAGGGGTTTATTTTTTTTTTTGAAACCCTCACTTTTTTTTCACGGTTCCAAAACAACGCACCAGCAACAACACCATAATGGCAAGTAAGACCACGGGAACGAGGATAGACGCCCATTCTAAAGCACGGCACATGGTGAGAAAAGATACCGTAATACCGAGCTGGTCCATGGCCTTGACGTAGAGCGCGGGTCCAACTTCCTGGAAGCTAATCATGGGGAACACGGCATATTTCCGGAAATGGGGAATCAGCTGGAAAATCTTGTCAAAGTGGTGCCGGCGATGTTGCGGTTCCTCAAGAAACATGAGCATCTTTTCCATCCCGCTACGGTTCAGCACGTACGCGTGTGCGCACACAGGCGTAAACACACGCACCACGTCCCGAGTCACCATGAAAGACGAAAGTAGAGGCCACGGACAATAGCCCATAAAGAAAATGTCCCACTTGGGACTGGTGGATAACATCCATTCTTTCACCCTGTTTTCCTTCTCTTTCGACAAGGGGGTGAAAAGGGCATCGTCTTCCAGGAACAAGACATTATCATGGCCCTGGGCGTGGGCTTCTCGTATCATGGCTGTGTGATTCTCGGTAATGTCCAGCGCAGTAGCATCGATTTCGTGGTGTCTCATAATCTTGAACACACTTGACCCAATCTCTCCCCCATTGGCGTTCTTGGGCGTCCCCTCCACCTCAAACAGCTTGTACCGGGAAGGAAAGAGATCGTCGTAGCGTTCGCGAAGCGCGTCGTGGGGTTTGTTCTTGAGCGTCAGCACATAAACGTGATTCAAAAAATCAAGCATTGTTTGAGGGTTTGTACCCATACTCCTTAAACTAGAATTTTACGTTTTGTGACAGGTTTTTTGGTACACGCTACCACAGTTGGTGGCCACGACCGTTTGCGTCTTGCCGTCCTTGGACACCGCGGTAGACGTCCACTCGTCCTGGGGAAGGGACAAATTCCTTGACCACGTGGCACCAAAATCGGTGGACTGGTACACGTAGCCCGATGACACCGACTCGGGCTCCTGTTGGTACGAGAGCGCGCACTGGTACTGGCCGTCCCCCGACATGGCCACGCCCAGCCAGTTGTCCGTGTCCGTATTGCGTATCAGCCAGTTTACACCACCGTCCGACGACGTGTACAACGGCTTGGGAAGGGCGGGGGCATAAAAGCAGTTCTGGGCACCCACCGTGAGGTACGTGCCGTCCGAGGACATGGCCACGCATGTAAAAAAGTCCGAGAGGTTGGGAACGGGGAACCATGTCAGTCCATAGTCTTTCGAGAGGTATACGGCCCCTGGGAGCGCCTCGTCACTGCTACTCTTCGCTTGAGTCCCGCTACTCGCTTGAGTCCCGCTACTCGCTTGAGTAGACACGAATCGGGGGGTCGTCACTGCGTCTGCGGACGTGGTGATGTCCGGAAGGGTTCCAAACACCACGGCAGCCATCACCTGTCCCGTCGCGCTTATTGCCCCATTGAGCCACAGTTGTTCTCCGGGACCGGTTTGGGGAGTCCACGTCTCGCCGTAATCCGACGAAATGTACAAAAATCCATTGTCCGGGGCGCTCTTGTACGAATTGGGTAGCGCCAGCTGGTATTTACCGTTCCTGGACATCGCGACACCATACCATCCATTGGAAGGGGCGCTCGTATTCTGTGTCCAGGTGTGCCCGTTGTCCGACGATGTGTAGATGTACCCGGTCTGTACGGGCGATGCGCTGGAATTACCCTGGACGACGGCGGTCTGGTATTTTCCGTTTCCCGACATGGCCACGCCGGTAAGGTTGAGGTTTTCTAAACGTCTTGCAAAATTCGTGCCAAAGTTCCACGACACGTACAGGTTGCCCTGCGCGCAAGTGGCGTCCGGTTGTCCTCTCTGCACGATGGTCTGGTATCTTCCGTTGTTGGACATGGCCACGGAATTGTAATACCCCTCGGGCATCGATGGATTGACGGTGAAAACCTTTGGATATTTAGGCATTTTTTTTTCTTTTCTATCTATCGACAAGTTTTTCAAAAAAAAAATCTTTCGAAATGGAATTTTCATACGGTTCTAAATCTCCATGCTCTGCAGGCTCTCGTCGTCGAGCTGGCGCTTGCTCTTGATAAAAATGCTCATCTCGCCCAGAATGCCCACCTTGGAATGAATTTGCAGGGGCATATTCTTTTTCGATTTGATGATGAGACCCGAGTGGAGCCCCGCAATCTTGAGGATCCGCGACAGCTGTTCCGTGTCGTAGTCTTCGGTAAATGAGGCATAGGACTCGGCATCGCTTGCAGATTGAAGATTGGTTTCCCCAAGAATGATTTCACGGCTGTATACGGACCCCACATTACACAGAAAACCAATGCAATACTTTTGGGTCGTGATGGAAATCGCCGTGGACATGCTGAACATGTCCTTGCACATCTTGCTGAACTCGTTGGAGGCCACGAGAATAGAATGGTCGTACGCCTCGGGTAGCGCAATCTCGAGGTTCTGAATGTTTTGGATTTTGACAAACGCCTTGGTCACCCGGGATTGGTCTCTCGGAATGATATGGATTCCCAGGTCGCTGACATTATTTTCCTGGATGAACAGAAAGAGCTGGTCCCGTTTCTTGATGGATTTGAGCATTTTATAAAAATGATTCAGGTTCAAACCAATATTAAGGACGCCGTTCTCGATAAGAGGAGAAAAATGGTACAGGTTAAAGTTGTCGGCATGAAGCGTCAGGTCGATCAGTGTCCGACGATTCGAATCCATCATGCGGAGGATGATTTTCTTGGCCGAGATTTCAAAACACGCCGTCTTGATAATATTGTGTAAAAGTTCCGTGAGTATCTTGAAAATATACGCGTCCGTCGTTTTACACCGAAAAAGATACTCCGACTCTTCATTCATTATTGTAACAATTTTTTTTTTTTGAATATTCTACACCACAATCCTTAAATAACAACATAAAAGAAATGGTGAATATTTTTTTTTTGACAATACGATTTAAACAAAAAAAAAATTATCCCGTACATAAAATGGTTCCGATACTCTACTGGGCACAGGTATATTCGGTAGACAATACACTGATCCCCGTCTTTTTCTTTCATCCCACTATGGACATCTTGTCGTATTTACGACAGCGTGGAAACTACAACATTCCGGTACGGGTCGAGGGCACAAACGGTCTGTACGACGGTGTTCACTACATCACCGTGGACAATCCCACCACGATTGGGCGTTGTCCTCCCAACTACAATCATGAAAAGCCCGTGCTCGCTGCGTTCTTGGACGTGCCGTTTACCATCTATCCCACCGGAAAAACAAGTTTTTTTTCCATTGCGTCTTGAAATTTTTTTCTCGGTACCAACAAAAAAACAAACATGTCCACCGAAACACCCATCGTTCGCCAAAAAATGTCCTTTCCTCTGCAGAATCCCGTCTACCTTGCCGCGTCGTCCAACGTCATTGTACCCTCCCGCACCTGTTGTACCACGCTGTTCAATGTCGTGCCGAGCAACCTCCCCGACGGATCCTTTTTTATCAGCACCGACGACCAGCGCTACCTCGACACCGTTTTCATTGACCTCAAGGGGCCCGCCTCGTTCTATTCTGTCCAGCTCGTTCCCTACCAGGGCGTCAAGAGGGGCTGGATGATGGAAACGTCCAATAACAACAACTACCGATTTTCGCAACTGCTAGAGACTGGAAAAGTCTTTCTCGGTCTTTCTCTTGACCAGCAAACCGTACAGGGATTTGACCGCGACCATGGCATTTACGCTTCCCTCGACCTTGTGTTATCCGTTTAAAAAAAATGATTTTATTTTTGTGGAAACTTGTTGGGAAAAGAAATAAAAAAAGAAACATGTCCTTTTCCAATGCCGAGCTCCGTGATTGGCAACAACAATTCATGACGTGGCTAGAAACCAAGAATGAAAAAAAAATGGTCAACCTGTGCGGTGGTAGCTGGGGAAAGACGTGGATGGTGAATTATCTGCGGACCCTGTACCCTTCCCGATTCGCCGTCTACCATTCCATCCTGGACGACGACCAGGATGCCGACGAGATGGATGATTTCCTAACGAATACCGCCAAGGTGGCCTCGGACTTTGACGCACAGAAAACCGTCGTGGTGGTCACCCTCGAGCCCCTGAAAACAAACGAATACACGCACGATATCGTGTACTATTCTCTTCGACACCTCGAACCTGAAGCCGACGTGTTCTTTTCGTAAATTTAAAGAATTTTATTTATAAAAAAATAAAATGGCATTGCTCGTGACGTCGTATTATCCCTTGTTTGAATCGTTTCATACGAGCGAAGACAGAGATTGGGATAGCCGTCTTGAACATTTTTTACGGATGGCCCGCCTCGAGGACGTGAACGTGCTGGTTTTTACCGATGAGACGCATGGACACCATATCCGTACACGAGTACAAGAGGAGGGTCTAGACAGGGTCGACGTGGATTCGACTCTTTTTCCGGATTTCAGGACTACGAGCACCGCCAAGCTCCTTTTGGGAAAAAAGTTAGAACCTCCTTCTTTTCGGCACCCCGAAAAAGATTCCATCGAGTACATGGTTCTCCAGCTCTGCAAGACGGAATTCGTGGCCGCTGCGCTCCATCTCGAAAAGTACCGTTCTGTAAATATCTTGACATGGTTCGATTTTAGCTTGGCCCGACTGCTTTCTCCGAATCATTGTCTCCGGTCGCGTTTGGAAGCACGGTTCTCGACAAACCTTCCCGGGAGGGTCACCATCCCCGGTTGCTGGAATTCTTCCCGTGTCGTCGACGATGAAAACTTTTTCCGGTGCGTGTGCTGGCGATTTTGCGGAGGATTCTTCTGTGGGGACCGTGAAGCGATTGCTAATTTTTTCGAGGCGGTGACCAACGCGCTTGTTCCTTTTACCGAAGCGAGCCAAGGAATTCTCGCATGGGAAGTGAATGTATGGGCGTGGTTGGAGAAACATCATCACCATCAACTGTTTCATTGGTACCCCGGTGACCACAACGACACGATTCTATAAGAAAAAAAAAATGAATAATAAAAAGGCCACCATGGACAAGGGCTACATGAAATGTTTTGTGGCGATCAACAGAGAATCGCGCAGTACGCGACCACGGACTTGAAAAAAATCATGGAAGACTGGTGTGTGCTTCATGACGGGGAGTTTACAGGCGGAAAGATGCGAGAATGTCGAGGAACGGGTATCGAAGACCTTGTTATTAAAATCATTCAAAGAATCGCCTCCCGGTTACAAATCGACTTGGTCGCGAAAAAGGGCAAGTTTGACAAGAAGAAATTGGTGGTACCGGAAAACCATCTTATTCACAAGCTCCACCAAGTGGATGTTCATGTGTACCTTAACCGCTCCCTTGTCGCAGTGGTCGAATGCAAATCGTACCTGGACAGCTGTTACTATGTGAGAGCGTGTGAAGATTTTGAATTGTTCAAAAAGTTTGGTTACCCTGTCAAGACCGTCATCTTTTCCTTGGAGGATTCCATGGACGAAAAAACAAAGCAGTTTACCGATTTCTGGAAAAACAATGTCTGTGACGAGGTCTTTTACATGCTCGACGGGAAACGGTCCTCGAGTAAACCGATTTATCGCAGACAATACACCAAAGAGCCCCGAGAAGAGAAGATGATGCGGTTTGTTTCTTTTCTTGTGGACCTCGTCGGTCACTCGTCGTCGTGAAAATTCACAAACGTGGTGTGGGACTAGGACGTAAAAAATTGATGCTATTCCTCGTTATACACCATGCTAAACACGTTCGTACACAAACATGTGCGTATATAAACACTCACTTGTTGTTTTTTTTTATGACAGATGCACATGGATGTACGTCGTTACGGAGACGATACCGATCCCGTCGTGGATGAGATGTACATGAGGAAATACGGCCACCCCTTCAACAAGCCGTATCGTGTAGAGGACGTGGACGCGTATGTCTTTCCCGAGCGCGATACTCTCTGCGGGAAGGGAATGATGCTCTTTAAGCGCTACAAGGCCTCGGGCGACAAGACGCACTGCTGGATGTCGTTTTGCGAGTGCAACCACTATGGACGTCTGTGTGCAAAATGCCGGGAACTCAACACCAGCGACTTTTACGGGCTGGAAGTGCCTCTATGCCCGGAGGACATGACGGCTCTTTACCAGATACTCGCCGAGGAGGGGTGGAAGGTGCCTCAGGTGTACCAGTGGCTCCATTTCTGGGTCCGGGAGCACGGCAAATTCCTAGACTCTCGCGTGACCAAGTTCGTCTTTTGGCGTTACGACAAGTTTAGTATCTTTGGAATGGGTGGTTCCATTCACAAATTTTTCAGGTACCTCTTTGACTTTGTCAAGGCTGGAAACTATAAATACCCCTACCAGAAATACAAACGGTGCAACAAGCCGGGTTTTGTCGCGAACGGTCCCCGTTCCGCGGAGGTCAACACAGGGGATGCGGCGCTCAAGATGAGCATGGAGGTTTACGGCCGCGGCGAGGAATTCCAGGAGATGGAGTCTGTCGCGAGGGGAAAGCGAAAAAGGGTACATTACACCAAGGTGTCTTGGGGCCCATGTGCTTCCTGTACGAGGAGAGGCTGAAATATAGGTAGTGTCGCAGGTCGATAAAACATATAATGACTTTTTATACGTTGTGGCTAGAACGAAAGAAAGAAACACTGGAGTTAAACATTATATTTTTCCGATAGACGGAAAGTCCCGTCAGAACGGGGTAACAAGCCCATGGCCACCAAGGAAGCCTTGCGTGTAAAGCCTATGGACGCACCGGAATGATACTTGTGGAGCGCGTCCCGCACATCCTGTACCGTCTTGAAAGGACGTGCCATAGCCACGCGCTTTGCCTGGATAGGAAATGGTTTGGACGCCATGTTGTTTTTTTTTTATACTGGATAAAAAAATAATTGGTAATTGCTAAAAATAGCCACTAGAATGCATCACACCCCGTTTTTCATTCGTTCCGTCGCCATGTCAAAATAGTGTTTCTCCAGTTCGATCCCGATAAAATTCCGGTTGGTATTTTTGCATGCAACCCCGGTGGACCCGACCCCCATGCAATTATCGAGCACGGTCTCCCCTTCGTTGGTGTACGTTTGGATGAGCCACTCCAATAAATCCACCGGTTTTTGGGTCGGATGCTGTGGGCGTTCGATACGATTGAATTTCAGCACGGTCGTGGGCAGACGTTTCCCGTCCTCGCTTTCCACATAGTTTTCTTTATGGCTGCCGTAATTCGTCTGCTTGTCCACCGCTTTCTGCGTGTTCCATCGGGTGTACGGTGTAGAGTACCAGTACTGGGGATTGTACGTCGGTTGTTTCTTGTAGAAAATAACAATGTCCTCGTTGGTTTTCATGGGTTTCCGTTTTGCGTTCAAAAAGTCGGAAAACTTGTTCTTTTCCCACACAAGGGCGTACCGGAACATGCCCATATTGCTCGTCACCATCAACGAGGTAAAAGGCTGTGACCCAAACAAGACAATCGCCCCGTTCTCTTTGACCACCCGTTTGTACTCTTTCCAGAGCGCGTCAAACGGTATCACGACGTCCCACGAATTTCTTGTCACCCCATAGGGTAAATCACATAGCACCATGTCGATGGATGCATTTGGTAGTTTCGTCATCTCTATTAAACAATCGCCATGAATAAGCTTGAGCTGTGGTGAAACAACGGTGAGGATTGGTGCCCCAACAGTGTCTGCGTCAGTGTCTGCGTCGACGACGACGTCTTGTTCCAATTTTATTTCAGGAGGTGCCTTGCAAGGACGTTTCCTACTCTTGTGCTTCTCCAACCCTTTTTGAGTAAACGTTTTCTGACAGATTTCGCAACTCATTCAGTTTCTTTTTTAAAATATTTTAAAGGTTGAAATTCATTTTTTTAAAAGAAAAAGACAATGATGATATTCTGGGTGGTGATAGGAGGCTTTTACTTCACCGGTATCGTGTCCGTTGCCGTGTACACCCACCGATACTGCAAGCCCGTAAAGCATGACGACACCGAAAGACGTTGTCGTTGGGCCACGGACGCCTAGTTCTTGTGAGATTTTTTATTAAAAAAATAAAAAAGAAAGTTTGGACTGCCTTACGAGACCGCTACGAAACGCATCGCCTGGTCTTTGTGGAAAAACAGCGTCTTGCCACTGGCCATGTTAAACGTGAGTGATTCATAACCAAGGCCTGACGGTGCATACGTTTTGCCATGCCAGTCCTCGAGAGGACCGAGGTACGGTGCCACAACCGCCGTCACGTCGTTGTCGCATTCGTCAATCACCTGTAGTACATGCTTGGACTGGGGCCCCTTTTTGGTGCGGACACGGACCTTGTACAAACGGTTCCCTAGCGTATAAAGCACGTCGTACTCGTTTTTCCCCTTCCTTTCGACGTTCTTGGCGATTTTTTGGTACGCCACAAGGTACGCCATCCATGCCACCGTGGACGCCGTCTTCTGCAAGCTACGCGCTACACTCTTCTCCTGTGTGTAGTGATAGGCGTAGAGCATCGACAGTCCTTGGTAATTCACCGCGACGACGGCCAAGGCACCCAATGACACCATCCCCAAAACACCGTAATAGAACCACATTATTTTCATACACACCCACAAGTGTTTAAATCACTCCGATAGATTTGAGTTGGTCATACAGGAATCCGGGTATCTTGTCTTCCGGTACCGTGTAAGGCACCAGGACGAGGCGGACGCCGTGCTGTTCGCACAGCTGTTTCTTGATAAGGTCCCGGTACTGCTGGTTCTGGAAGCGGTCTTTATTATTATTGTGCATCATGGCATTGAACTGGTAGTGTTGGGACCCGTTGTACTCAATCGCGAGACGGAGCTCCTCGTTGTATAAATCGAGTTCTAAAGGATGTCCCGTGACCGGGTTTTTAAGAAACTCGGGCCGGACCTTGTCGAACCTTTTTCCCGTGATGAATTCGACAAATTCTTTGCATTTTTTTTCTCCTTTGGACATGTTCTTATCTCCACCAGGTATAGATGTCTGTGTATGGGCCTGTGATAGTCTCGGCAAAGGTAAAGAAGAGGATGGAGGAGGTGTCCGGTACCACGGTTTAAAGACGGTTTCCAGGATATTGTCCATGGTGGCATTGGACGTGCCTGTTTCACGGTGCCTGGAATAAAAGAACCACAGAAAAAAGAGGACAAGGAGGCTTCCAAGGAAGAGGACACCCCATCCTTGCCGGTCCCACCATTGCTTGACGTGATAAAAAAACATTTTTTTTTTTATTCTTGCATTAATTTTATTTTTAATTTCATAGAATCGCGAACGGCTTACCGGTCGACCACGGTTTCTTCGTACACCGTGGCCCCAAAACCTTCCAAGAAGAGTTGTCGCGCCCGAACAGTATCAAAATCCGCACAACAAAACACGTCAAGGCACACCCTTTTTTCTTCCCAAAACGTATGGGCCGAGCAGTGCGATTCCGAGAGTAGGTACAATCGCGTCGCCCCAAACGGGTGGAACTGGTGGTCGCACGTTCCCACGACATGAAATCCCATGGTGTTTACCACCTTGTCCATTACCTCTCGCAGTGTTTCCACATTCTTGAGGGCCTCCACATGGGCGACCTCTTCCAATCGCAGGATAAGGTGTTTCATTGCTTCTTTCTATATAATATGTGTAGAAAATTTTTATTCTTCATTAAACCAATTTTTTCAAGGCTCGGAAAAAAAAAGTGATGCCATGGACTTTTTTTTACCCACTCCTGACAATGAATTCCTGGGACCCGTTCTGTATGGACTAACTCCTTTGTCTCTACAGAACCCAACAACAAACCAATATCAATGCAGACTTCCGCCGTGACTACGATTGTCCCCCGCTTCCCAGGATACCTTCAGACCGAGGACGGCTTCGTGGTGGGATGGGCACCCATCCCCCGCATTTATTCCCCCCCTGTCCTGCACATCGGGGTGAGGATGGCGATGCTGGAGATTGGACACCTTTCTCCCGCGGTCATTGCTCTCGTCATTGGGGGCCGTGGCTTTTTCTTCAAGAACATCACCGAGAGGAGCGGGGCGCTCTACCTGTTTGTGCGCGGTTCCGTCGTCGAGGTGTGGGGCGTCGGATTTTCGGTCGAAAAGGCCCTGTATTTCCTTAATGCGCGCATCGAGGCGGTCCTCCATTACCATCCCGTCAACCAGCCCATCGATTTTATCGGCACCACGGGCACCATCGGCACCACCGGAGCAATGACTGTGGTGGCGTAAACTGTTTCTAGTAATTTTTTAGAACAAGCAAACAAAGGAAATAACTCACAAACGTTTGACCCGACTTTTGGCGAGCTGTTGCTCTATCCCCATTTGCTGGTAGAGCACCAATTGGTAGCGCATGCGAGAGAGTGGTTGTAGGATTTCGTGTTCTACTCTCTCCTTGGTTTTAAGGTAGAATGCTTCTTCCTTTTCAAGGTGTGCAAATTTTTTGGAAAAGATTTCCCATATCTTTTCTTTTTTCGTTGTCGCAGGGATATCAAGGTTTATTTTAGAGAGCCGTTCGATACGTTTCTTAATCATAGTATCCATCGTCGAGAGTATGGAGGCGTCGAATTCCATCGGGTCGACAGGGACCGTCCTCTTGTACTTTTCTATGAATCGAGGACCGTGGCGAAAGCTGGAGAGAAGGTCCTCCCACTGCCGGACGACAAAGTCACGGAGGTCCTCCAAAGGCTTTTGTGTGCGGAGCTGGTCGTTCGTCATGGCGTTGACGCGGTGTATCCATTCGCTGTAGGAACGGACAAGAGGCATTTTTTTTTCAGCGAGAAAAAAAAGAATAATATAGAAGAAAGTTGGTTAGAAATGAAAAAAATTAGGATATTCCAGGGCGGTACAGATGGTTTCGGACACCAGCTCGAGGGAACCCTCCACCTTATTTCGCTTTCGCTGAATAACAAGGCCTATTATGATTACAGGTATCCCAAACAATATTCCTTTGAACACCGAAATTTTAAGCATGAAACGCTCATTAACTACCTGTCGATGGCTCTCGACATACTAGCACCCAAAGACGCGGTGTTGTTACCTTTCGATAGGGTAATTTTCGGAGAGGGTCGATGTTTTCATGACATTGTGAAGGATGACGAGGACTACGAAAATACTATTTATTTGTACGATGGCGTATATGGGGCTTATTCCGAGCCGATGCGGGAAATGGAAAAGTCGTTGCCCGCTCTGCGGAACGCCTTTGTCTACCAGAATACGTACCTGCCCTCGTTTCTTTACGACGATTCCTTTGTAAACGTCTGCTGTCACATCCGTCTAGGGGATGCCATCGGTCGTCCTTTTGATTACGAGAATCTATTTGCCGTGGTTCGGAAATTTCAGACGAAAAACGACCGGTATCGGGTGATTGTTCACAGCGACGGCGATGTGAGCCACCTCACGGCTCCGAATACTTTCCTATGCGGGGCCGATACCGATGTGTTGCAAGTGTTTGGTGATTTTGTCCACAGCGACGTCTTGATTATCACCTACTCGTCACTTTCCCTTGCTGCGCATCTCCTGGGCGACGACAAACAGATGGTCATCGTCCCCGACCGCGCCGGACCCACGTTTCCACACCGTATTCTCGAGAAGTGCGTGCATACGATGTAGCGAATTTATCAGGGACCCGGATGCGTCTCTTGTGCGATGGAATCTTCCTTGACATTTTTACTCGTGAAAAATACAAAAATACAAAAATACAATCCCCCAGTGAGTTACCACAGGTTGGTTTTTATATTCAAACTTATTTTTTTTTGAAAAAATAAGGTTACTGTAGTTACCGATACGCTCTATTTACTCTCCTTTCTTTACATTTACATGCCCGAGGTCTTGCGCATGGACTGGGCCTGCATGGCGTGCTGGACGGCCTGCATCTTGCGGTTCTGCTGGTTGGCCACCGCGTCCTCCTGGCGCATGGCGCGGTTGTAGGGCTGGCTACCGCAACGGGGGTACACCTCGGCGCCGGAAGGCACCGTGCCAAAGTTGCCCGTGATGGTGTTGAGCTGGCCGAGTCCGATGGTACGCACACCGGCGTTGTAGCAGTCCATGTTGGTGTTGGCGTTGGTGCAACTCTCAAAGCCCTCGACCGACTTGCCCATCTTTATGTCTTCGTTGTAACGGAAGCCCTCGGCATCGAGGTTGATGTACTCCATGTACTGGGGGCGGAGAAAGTTCTCGACCTGGACACGGTCGAGGGGGCTGTTGCACCCGGGAGACTTGGTGTAGAAGGAATCCATGCACACGGGGCGGTTAGCGAGGTCAAACCCACTCCACACGGGGCAGACCAAGAGGTCGGGGTTTTCAAAGCGGTCGGATTGGATGCGGTTCGCCCATCCCTGGTCGACCTTGCATGTACGGAGAGACCCATTCAGACTAATGGTGTTGGACATTTTTTTATTATGTTTATTGAAAGGGGTGAAAAAAAAAATATTTTTTTTTTCGAAAAAAAACTGTTTTATTCTTTTAAATCGTTTTAAAAGTGAAACGGTATCTTTTTTCGACGCGTTGGAGTAGAGTGAACAACAACAAACATGTGGAACAAACTTCCGGTGTCGTTGATACGGCACATTTTTGAGTTTGATTCGACCTACCGGGACCTGTATTCCAAAGCCGTCCAAGAGCGATTCCATTACGTGGACCTGGGCAAATTTAGGGTGAATGAGAGCACTGGGCATCACCAGCTGTGGCACGAAAACGGTGCATGGGAATTCACGATCCGGGACGGTCGTTACGAGGGAAAAGAGAGGGTTTACTCAAGGGAAGGGTTCATGTACATGGAAAAGAATTACAAGGACGGCAAACTCGAGGGATGCTTTCGTGAATTCTACGACAACGGCAACCCCAAGTCGGAGAAATGGTTTGTAAAAGGCAAGGAAGAAGGCGTGGTGACGTACTGGTTCTTTGACGGGACGCTGTTCCAGAAATGTTTCTACCACAACGGTCTGAAGCACGGTCCTTTCCTTCAATTCGATATTTTCGGTGGGCTAAAAAGCGTCTGTGAGTACCGAAAGGGGAAACTAGTGAATCAGCACATGTAGCTTGCTTAAAGATGTGGGTCCCAGAACTAAAAAATGATTGGTTTTGTTGTGGACGACCCCGAGACCTGGCTCTCGAAATCGCAAAAAGAAAAGGTCAAGGCGTGGTTCCGCGATAACTACAGGGAAGACCACAATGATTACAAGGAGGTGCTGGACCGTATCCATTATCGAGAGCCCACGCATAAATACAAAGGGGTTACCGTGGAACACAACACAGAAAACAACATCTGCCGTGTCCTATTGACCACAAAAGGGAACAACGACGTGGAGGCCCCCGTGTCCACAGAAAACCTCCGGGAGCGTCTTCGTGCCAAGTTGCGACAGAAATCAACGACCCGGGCGTCGGTTCAAACAATGGGGGAGGACTGGAAGATGTACCAGAAACTGCTACAATCCCCGGCCGTCAAGATGATTCCCGCGGAGCGCCTGGACCTCGTGCTCCCGAATCCGGACGGCGTGAGGAAACAGCGGATCGAATACGAACAATTCCAAAAAGTCTGCCCCGACCCGACCCTCAAGGAGTATTTTGAATTGTGTCTACAGAACTAGACGGAATTTTTTTTTTCCCCAGAAAAATAAAAATTATTGGTACGGATAAATGAGTTTTTATACCAAGATACTGCTTGTCGTGTCGCTTCTTGGACAGGTTTTTGGGGCGAACCAAAACGTGTCTCATGTGTGGAAGACCGCGAATAATGCCATCTACCTCAACCAGAAAGAGGTGACGCTACGCGGGGTGTCGTGGTTCGGATTCGAGACCCAGGATTTTGTCGTCAACGGCCTCTGGTCCCACACCATGGACTGGTACTTTGACACACTGGTGGAACTGAACATCAATAGCATCCGCGTTCCCTTTTCTTCCGAATGGATATATTACAATTTCAACCTGTACCCGGACGACCGGATGGTCACCGCGGACCCCGGTGCCCAGCACAAGAAGTCCATCGAAATCCTCGACCTGTTTTTTGAAAAAGCCCTGAAACGGGACATTGTGATTATGCTCGACCTCCACCGTCTCCACAAGGAATATATTTCCGAGCTTTGGTATTCCCCCACCGACCGTGAATTCACGACCGACACCTTTTTTGCGACGTGGTTCGCCATCCTTGACCGTTACAAGGACGCTCCGAACCTCATGGCGATTGACCTGCTCAATGAACCGCACGGACAGGCGACGTGGGGAAGCGGAGACCCCTCGAACGACTGGAAGATGTTTGTGGAAACAGCGCTTCCCCAGATCGCGGCACGTTATCCGGATAAGCACTGGCTCTTTTTCATCGAGGGCATCGAATGGGGACACACCTTTCACGACTATCGCGCGCACCCTCTGGACCTTCCCACGGAGATTATGGAGAGGATTGTGTTTAGCCCCCACGTGTACGGCAAAAGCGTCGTCATGTCGACCTCAACGGATCCCAACGTTTTGCACGGGACATGGAACAACGACTTTGGATTTTTGTTAGAAAGCGGTAAAACCTTTGTCCCAGGGGAGTGGGGTGGGCAGACGTACCTGGACGGGGAATGGATGAATATTTTTGTGGATTATTTGGTGGACAACGACTCACCGAGCAATTTCTTGTGGTCCCTGGGTCCGAATTCAGGAGACGTTGCGGGTCTCTTCTTGGATAACTGGACGGACCTCGACACCTTCAAGGTAGGCCTCCTCCAGAGACTGGTGCCGAATCCGACACGGTTCTCTTTCTAAATTGATTTTTTATTTTCGAAAGAAAAAATCAGTCTCCCAACGCACCACTCCTCTAACAAGGGTGTCGGGAACAGCGCCAACGAACCTGTGTGTAAATAAAAAAAAATGTTTCACTACTGTAAATGGTAAAACCCACATTTTTATGCATTGGTGTCCAAAAATCCGGGACTACGTCTCTAAAACATTATTTGAATCAACACCCTGACATTTTTATTCATAACAGAGAATTACATTTTTTTGACGACCATGAACTTACGGAAGCGGAAATTGTAAAATACGAAAATACATTTACTACGCATAAACGAATCGTAGGAGAGAAGTCTCCTTCGTACAGCTATTTGCAGTTTGCTATGGATAGAATATACCAGTACAATCCAAAAATAAAATTAATTTTGATTTTGAGAGAGCCCATCACAAGAGCATTTAGTCAGTATAATATGAAACATAGGATCCAAAACACAACAGAAGAAGAAATAATGTCGGATTTTGAAAAAGAAGAGGATATAAAACTCTCACAAGTCAAAAGGAATGGACAGTATTACATTCTTCGAGGAAAATATGACGAGATTATTTCCTACATTCTTTTGAAATTTCCTAGAGAAAACCTATATATAGGAATTGCGGAAGAAATACGTGCCAATAAGAAGGAAGAGTATAATAAAATCATCGAATTTTTAGGAGCCGAAACGTTGAATGAAATCAATGAAAGTGTCGACAGGGCCATAGGAAATTATAAAAAATCCATCCCCAAAATACTAGAAAAAAAATTATACGATATTTACAAACCGCATAATGAACGCTTATACCAAATACTAGGAAGAAAAATACCGATTTGGGAAGAATATTACGACAAATTAGAATCGACATGATAAACTATGAGCTATGTTTACACGAAGGGAAGCTCCAAGAAATCGTAAACATCTTTTGCGCTCATATGGTGGCACGTCAGGATATCTTCCCTACGAATCTTGTCGGCGCAACAACGATACGTACCCCCGTAGCACAACCCTATGTAATTACACGAGAAAAAACCAGTGTCATGCGTGACAATCTCGAGGTCGTCCACCTGGTTTTGGAGAGAATATGCGAGGGCCACGTCACAAGCTTCCTTCTCGACACCTTCCATTTCTCTCCATTGGGTGGCAAGATTGGCCAGGTGGGGATAGAGGGTCGCGAGACACCGTCGAGAGAGGACAAAGCCGGCACCGCCCGAATGGAAATAATACTCCCGACTACCGATTTTATGGGACGCACCATGACCGCCAATATACAACGACTGGTTGTCTTTAAAGCGGTCTAAAAACTCCAACAGACGAATTACGTGGACACACGTATCGGTTCCTGCGCAAAATACGAATCCGGGGTTGAACGTATCCAGGGCGTAACGGAGCCCTAGGTTTTGCTTTTCGTGCGCCGAGAGATAATCGTCCGCCACAGATATCCGAATGGTCCTGTCCAGTGTACTGTAATGAGGGAGAGGCGTATGAGGGTCACGGCCACCGACAAAATAGAGAACCGGGACCCCCATGGACTCTGCTATTTTCCCCCATGTTTCCTGGACTGTTTTCATCTCGGCCACATACTTCGGTTGGCTATCGCACGCCAAAAGACAGATGACGAGACTGGATTTTGATTTTCGTGGGGGATGGACGACGAGGTCACCGAGGTGGTGACGGAGCGCCGGCGTCGCGACCAATGCGTCTTGTATCCATAAAGGTGCGGGAACGGCCATGTGCCGGTACCTCAACAATCCGGCGTACATCGCGGTCTCCACACCCAGATGCCCGCTCTCGATTTCTGTGAGAAGTGTTGTCGAGGCGTCATAGAGCTCGCGGTAGTACCCCAACGCGGCGTACCGAGGAAGGAGGGTGTTGTAAAGGTACCTAATGTTTTTTCGTGGACGAATGAAATTATTAATCATCTGGCCGTAATCTCCGTAAGAACGATAGATGTCGTCGTAAAACTCGTCGAGCACCTCGAGATAGAGCATCTCCTCACCATGCCCGTAACCCGCCATGGTGGTGTCCACAAAAATCTCCTTGAGCCTCGGAAGGATGCGTTGTCCAACCTCTCGACCACAGGTCATAAATCCACCACAGACGACATACCGGTATTGGCGGTAATACTCTCGTTTATTCTCGGGAAGCTTGTATTTCTTGTCCACCACGTTAAGGATTTGGATATGAAACTTATCGGTAATGTTATACAGCGCGTACAACAACTTGTGGACGGAATAATTCTCGCATATCCGGAGCTTGTTGTCGACACCGAGGTACGAATCGAGCCACCCAAACCGTGACGTTCCAAAGGGGTTCTTCTCCATGACTTGTAATACAAAATCAAACTTGTTACAGGTAAGGATATGCGATTCGGCACAGGTACGGGCATCGCGTGTCGGCCAGTAGACGGCGCGGTTCTGACGAACCTTATCCAGGTACGGGTACACCCACAGGTCTTCGAGCTCCACCTCGAAGAATCGGGTGAGGTGGTGGAACCCGTGAATTTCACGGCGTTGTCGAAGCATTGGCATCGTGGTCTTGTTTCCGTACATCACAAGGTAGACGGGGAGGGAGAGCACGGCGTCAACCTTTTCAAGACACTCGGATACGGTTCGAACACCCGGCGAGTAGGCAGAAAGATCAAAGCACGCGGTGACCAGCGTACAATCGGGTATTTTCATGCGTTTAATAAAATAGAATCGATTTATTAAATTCAAACTTGAAAACGTGACTTTATTTTGTCTTGTAATGAATCAAACCGACTTGATTTTTCATGCCAAAAAGGAACGGATACGATGCTGAAGAAGAGCAACTGCCACACCAAGTTCCCGTTCCGAGGGTCCCCATATCTCAAACTGTCCTTCGTGGAAGCAGAGGTAGCGGGTCTTGGACCTTTCCGTGATTTTTTTTAGACCCTTTCGCCCAAGAATGATGGAAATCAGATTCTCTACATGTTCAGTCACAGGCAGAGAGCGTACCCTCATGGGTTTTTCGAGCAAGGGGGGAGAGTAGACCCCGGGGATTGGCTTCCACTCTAGAATATACTGCTTGATTTTCTTGTCAAAAACCCACGTGTACCCGGGGTGCTCCTTCAAGACATGCTGTGGATGGGTTTTCATTTTATGTCTCACGAGAGGTATTCAATTACAGGGCTCAATTTTTTTTCATGGGAAGGTTCCCGTCGCAGGGCCTCTTGAGGAATTTGTATCCACACACTTTGATGTACTCATTGTCATAGGCGTCGTTGGCGGTAAAGTACCCAGACCCTGGGGAGGGAACGTTGTGGGTAAGCGCGCCGTACCCCTGGTCCGGGGTTACGGGGACGACCTGGGTATACATGGTAGGGACGCCCTGGGGTTGCCAATCGGGGCCTGTTTGGCTCACGGTGAGATATGTTTGCCGGGGTTTTACGGATTCTGTCATTTTATTGTCCACGGACAAAAAAAAAAATTGTGTTTTTTTTTTGAATTCCTTCGAGAAATAAACAAAATGGATTTTTACAAATTTTACAACGCCGGTGCAGAGGTTATTTTCCAACACGATATATCACGGTCGTCCGTACTCTCTCGCCTCTACAAAGAAACGGGTAAAAAAACACCATGGAATGTCGTTCAGGTCCTGGGGCTGAAGCATTGTTATTTGCAGTTGTTTCCGTTTTCCCAAAAAAAATCCATCCAATGTGTTAATGAAACGCTCCTTGATTTCGACCCCGTGAGCGATTATAGCGTAGAAAATTTAATCGTGGTGGAGTCGAGGGGGTCCACGTTTTGTTTCACTCTGGAAGAGATCCTGTCGGTGTTCCATAGCGACCTGTCACGGTCCGTTCTCGAGTACGAACCACATTACCACATCCTTACACTCACCAAGGCGTTCCGGCTCCCTACGCACCCGTACCTCCAAAAAACGTTTACGGCGGAGGACATCCGCCAAATCGTTCAACAAATGGTTCTCAAGTTTGACACGTTGCCGTTGCAATACCCCGAGGTGTACGTTTTTCTACGCAACGCGTTTTCGGTGGTGGAACAATGCCAAAAAAAATCCAACTATGACATTACGACGTACTTGGAAACGTATTTCGAGTCACAAAGGTCCACGTTCAAGCAAAAATATACGGTCAAGACACGAGAAAACCAGTCCTATTGGGACACCCAGTTTCCGAAACAAGTAAAAAACGAGAAACAAGTGTACCTCTGGTTTCTAGACACCGTGTTTCCATGCGCTAAAATGGTTTAACAAATAGGATGAAAAAAATAAAATAGAATGACGGAAAATTCATCCGTTGTCATGACGCTCAAAGCATGGCAATCGTTGCCCAAGGAGGCGTCCCCAATGATTGTTCAAGCGTCTTCCATCAATGGGAGAGACGATTGGCAGTCGTTCCCGATTGGTATGTCGTGGCAATTTGCCAAAATCTACAACAATAACGAGTACCATCCCATAGGCCCGCATGACTTGACCGTGTTATGCGCCATAAAACCCCACACCGATAGTTACCGACGCCAGAGGACCGGGAGACCCCGATTTCTCCAGATTCTTTCGTCCCACGGTATTCATAATCAGTGCCTTGACCCCAAGACTTATTACAATGCACTTCCAAGGTATAAATTCATCATCTCACCGGAAGGGAACGGTTTCGATTGTCACCGCCATTACGAGGCGTTTTTTGCCGGGTGCATACCCATCATGGAAGAGAATGAAAAGATACGACAGAAATACGAGGGGTGCCCTATCCTGTGGACGAAAGACTACAGCGAGATTACCGAGGAGTACCTGTTACAAAAGTACAAAGACATGCAAGATGAGGTGTACAACTTCGAGCGTCTTTTTCTGGATTTCTACACCCCTCAACAGGTGCAGGAGATAAAGACTTGTGGAAACTATTGGATTCGAAAAATGGTGGGTGTTCAGTGGTACCCATAATCCATAACATTATTGTTTACATCACATCACGTACGACGTGCTGAACACCAAGAAATCAAGAACAAACGTGTGCAAAAACAGGTAGATGGCACCTGTTAGTGCGATTCCGTACCACACCCCGTACCGAGGGTCTTGGAGGTCGTGCACGGCCAACACTATCCACAGCGCAAAGCACGCAATTGCAAAAAGCGTGAGTATCATAAGAGCCTTGAGCCCTGTATTGGACGGATGCTGTAACGAAAGGTACATGAATGGCATCCACAGCATGGAAAAGAAGAGAAAGCCACAAAAGGCAGACAACAAGGAAGCGGACATATGATTCCAAGAGTAGGCCAATACCAAAAGATAGGATATGGCGCATAAAAGCATGGACACGGTATACACCCACCGCAGGTGCTTCCCCTGAACTCCTCCCCACAAGTCGGAAAGAGGAATACCGGGGAAGAACAGGGGAATAACAAAGTAGGACACGAGAAGGAATAGCGAAAACAGTGCGAGAAACCAAAATTGCCACATTTGATTTTTTTTTTATTTCTCTCGTGGAATAAATAAAAAAAAATGCAACAACACATCATCGCTGGAATTGTACTTTCGGTCGTTTTTGTTATTCTGCTCGGCCTGTACCTCTCTTCCTACCAACGAGTCTCCAAAGACACGATCATTTTCCTCTTGTCGATCCTCCAGGTCATTTCCATTTTCTTCGTTTTTTTCTCGACACCGACGGTGTCACCCAATCATGAAGGTTTCTTCTTCGAGGTGTCCCCGGAACGGAAAAAATGCCTCGTCGAACAGGTATCCCTGGACAAGAGCCGTCGAAGCTGTTCGTGCTGCCAAAAAGGTACCGTGGGGGGTATCCTTCCGTATGTTGCGGATTGGTCGCAACCCGAGGGAAGGAATGAGCTGTGGAAGAGGACGGACAACTGGACGACCGACCCCAACAACGTGGCGTATGAAACCCAATTTCCGGCGACGGAATTGGTAAAGCAAATGAAAAAAAAATAAAATATTGCGTACCCATAGGGTATCATTCACAATCATGACCAAGAGGCTTTTCCCAAAGTGTTTCAAGTCGAATATCGACGCCATTTCATTCCACGACATGATTACAGAAAAGTATCCACAATATCAACAAACAAAAGATTTCCAACAGCTATGCAAGCATTATACCTCGTTGCTCTGCGGGATACATTTCTTACAAAACGGCGGGGACGTCGAAAAAATACGGATTCGGTTCCAGCGATTCTTGCTCTTGCACTATTATCCCGAATGTCGATGGGAGCTCATCTTTCAGACGTATTTGCGCACCATCAAACAATTTTCTTTCTCCCTGTGGAAAAACATGTCGGAGGAAGACCAACTTGTGTGCCAGGCACACCAAAACAAGCTAGAGGAAGAAATTTTCCAATATTTTGAGAGTGTTTTAAGTACAGAAACAGAAAAATTGAAACTGGTTTAAAGAATGCTGGATCCTATACAAAAAACAAACAGATAACAATGGCACCTACTAAACAGCGCATTTCATCGAGCGTCGCTCCTCTCCAAACCGCCGTCCCCGTTCAGATTGTAAAGTCCGAGTTCCCTACTCCCACTCCTGTGACTCCTGCTCCCGTTGAGCCCGTGGCTCCTCCCAAGCGCACCACGACAAGCAGGAAGAAGAAGACGATCGAGACTCCCGTGGCTCCAGTCCTCACCCCCGTAGAGGTCCCGGCCGTGCTGACGGAGAGTGTGGTGGAGGATAATGTGGAGGACATTACGGAGGAGGTGGAAGAGATTATTGGGGATGCTACCGAGGTTACCGAAGTGACCGAGGGTACAGAGAAGAAGCGCACGCGCCGTGTCGTGACCAAGGATACCCTGCGCACCGATTTTGACAACCTGTGGACCGAGTACGCCGAGGAGCTGTCCGTCAAGAAAAAGTCGGGGAAGAAGCTCAGTCTCGAGAAGTATCTGCACAAGCTCCAAACCGACGCGTACAAGCTCCTTAAGATTCGTCCCCTCGGGGATGAGAAGAAGCCCAGGGCCGAGAACAACTCGGGTTTCATGAAGCCCGTGAACATCAGTCCCGAGCTCGCCAATTTCATCAAGGTGGATTCCAATGTGCCCATTACGCGTGTCACCATCACCAAGAAGATTTGCGAGTACATCAAGGAGAAGGACCTCCAGAATCCCAAGGACAGGCGTGAGATTGTCCCCGATGCCAGTCTGAAGAGCATCTTCAAGCTGACCGAGGCGGATAAGGAACCACCCCTGACCTACTACAGCATGCAGAAGAAGATCCAGTCCCACATCTTCAAGGTCTAAACGTCCCTTTGCAATAGATTATTCATCTAGATATTTTTATTTTATAAAAAATGAAAACATGGAGGGGTACGTCAACTTTGGTCAAGACAAGATGACCGATACCGTATTGGAGATTCAAGGAAAACAATACCTGCAAAATCCGCAAGGACAAATCATGGACAGCACCGGAGATAATGTGGCGGTCGCCGTCAGTTATGGGTACGGTTCGGGTTGGTCCACGTGGAACACGGATAATACGAAGGTGGCGAATCCGACGAATGCGACCGTGGTCCGTGCGTTGTTGCAAAAACGTCGCCTCACTCTACATGAAATGAAACAATTAGACGACCCTTACGACGGCGGATACGACGGCCTCGGTATCGAGTGGCATTCTGCCGGGACGTGGGTGAAGATGACGGAATTCGACGGGGCGGAATGGGTGGAGGTGGGGAATGAAAACAACGGCTTCTTTCTTCATCCTTCTATCGGTCGACAAGAGCAACAGGAACGAGAGAATAGAGAAAAAAATCGTCGTCAGCGTCACCTTGAGCAGTGGGGCGCGATTGGAAACGACCTCTACCAGGAGGTCCTCCACACGATTCAGATGGCGTCCACGGAACCGGACCGCATCGTGAACACGTCCGATAGGCTCCGCTTGCAGATGGGGGACCGGGTTTTTCTGGTTCACGCGTTTGTCGTTCGTACTATCCCTTATTTCCGTGTGCTGATGGAGAGCGGATTTAAAGAGTCGGTGGAAAAGACGTCCACACTAGAGATTACAAAGCCCGTCGTTGCGGATTGTCTGGTCGAGTTTATGTATCGTGGCGAGGTGGGGAAAGGATACGAAACGTGCAAAGAAGAATTAATAAGCCTTGCGGATATGCTCCAGTATCACCCTCTCCTAGAATATATGGGTGTGTGAAAAAAAGTGAAAAAAAAAGTTGTGAAAGGATAGGATACAAACAAATTATACCAATGAAAGTGTTGGAAGAAAACGGTACGGTGTTTCGTCTCGGATGCAACGCCCTTGAAAATAATAGGCTCCTGGAGGACGCTGACCCCGGGGATTGGTGGTTCCACGTGGACGGGCATCCTTCCGGCCACTGCCTCGTGGATTCTCTGGGACTCGATGAAAATATGGTGCACTTCGCTGCCAAGGCGGTGAAGGAGCAGTCCTCCCAAAAAAACAAGAAACGGTGCCGTGTTGTGTACTGCCGCGTGAAAGACGTCCAACGGACCAAGGTCCCCGGCAAGGTCGTGTTGACTAACACCCACCACCTATATCACGTCTATGTCTAGACTTTTTTTTTATTGTGCAAAGCAATATAAACAATGGTCTGGGTTAAAAAAAATGTCAACCCATATCGACAGAATCATTTATATAAATTTAGACCACCATGTTGAAAAAAGAAATGTCATGGAGAACCAATTACGCTATTTCGGTGTACCGTTTGAACGATTTTCAGGAATCCACCTTGCAGACGAAGGTTGGCTCGGTTGTACACGATCACATTTGTCGGTGTTGAAAATGGCTCGTGAAAGAAAGTACAAGAATATTTTGATATTCGAAGACGATTTTGTGTTCACCACCACAAGGGAAGAATTCGAGGAGGCGTTGTCGAACCTTTTCACCAATGCTCCCGATTTTGACGTATGCATGTTGGCCTACAATCTTCAACATTATGAAATGCATCAAGAGCATCCCTTTTTGCTTACTAATGTACAAGCCCAAACCTCCTCTGCGTATATTGTCCAACAAAGCCTATACGATGACCTTATCCTTTTACTGGAAAATGCAGTCTTTCTCCTCGAGAAAACCAAACAGCATTGGATATTTACGATCGACCAGGTGTGGAAGCCGATGCAGTTGGTGAAAAAATGGTATTGCATGACTCCGCGCTTGGGAAAACAAAGCATGATTTTGGAATTTTAAATACCTTCGTTGTTGGTACAAAAACAAAAAAATGGTATATTTTTGTTTCTAGAGGACGAAGAGAATATTTAAATATATACGTACAGAAAAAAAGGAAAATGAATCGTCATTATTTCACGGCCCTCGGCCTGGTATATTTTATGGGCCCGTTTTTCTTCTTCCGGCGTTTTGTGTCTGCGGACGCGTACCGTCTACAGAGCGTGTGTTCTCTTATCGCATCACTGTACTTGTCGGGCACAGGTCTCCGGGAAATTGGAAGTTCCGTGAGTGCGTCGCTTCAGAAGCGTTCCACCGAATTCTATGTCGTGTACGCCGTCATGGACATGGTTCTTGGGACGTTTTATTATCCCCGGAACATGAAAAGGATGGACGGGTATTTCCACCACATTGTTTCCGGTGCCTTTGGTGTATACTGCCTGTACACCGACCGTTGTTTTCTCATGTCACAGGCGCTGGTGGTGGAGGTGTCGACCATTTTTTTGGCGTTGCCACGTGTGTTCCCCTCTGTGTTTAACAACAACCTTGTCAAAAAATACGTGTTCCCCTGGACTTTTTTCGTCTGTCGGTTGGTTCTCTTTCCTTGCTTGGTCTTCCAAAACCGACAACGCCTGTACACGGGGGAAATACTTGTTGCCCTCGGTTTTACGTGGGTCAATATGCGATGGTTCCTCGAATGCCTCTCCAAGAATCTACGCGCCTA